TAATGCTTTTGATAGAGCAAAAACAGTTAAAGAAACAGAAAATATTTTCTTAACATTAAAAGAATCTTTAATTACTGCTCCAACAAAACCATTAATAGAAAATAAAGGTAGAGCATCTAAAGCATTAGGTGGAAATACAAACCAAACACAAAAACCAGAAATATTAACAGAAGAAGTTAATTTTGTAAGTAGAATGCAAAAATTAGCAGGAATTATTTAAATAATTAAAAATGTCAAAAATAGTATCACAATTATTAGAAAGCGCTAATCCATATGAAGCCCAATTAACTGGAGCTTTGAAATTAGCAAACAAATGGAAAAGATCAGGTCTTTTACAAGGTATCGAAAATGATACAGAAAAGGCTCATATGGCCCAACTATTAGAAAATCAAGCAAAACAGTTAGTATTAGAAAGTAATACAACAAACCAAGGAGGAGCAACTTTTACAGCAGGTGCAGGTGAACAATACGCTGCAGTAGCATTACCATTAGTACGTAAAGTATTTGGTCAAATTGCTGCTAAAGAATTCGTTTCTGTTCAACCAATGTCATTACCAGCAGGTTTAATCTTCTTCTTAGATTTCCAATATGGTAACACTAAAGCTCCTTTCGCAGCAGGTGATTCATTATATGGTAAAAATAGCCAAAATAATATCTTCTCTAACGATGCAACAGGTGGTTTATATGGAGCTGGTAGATTTGGATACTCAACAAACCAATTTGCAGTAGTTTCTGCATCAGGAGTATTCTCAGGTACAACTGCATCATCATCACTTACATTAGCAGATGTTAATTACGATTCATCTTTATCTGCTTCAATCGCAGCTGGAGGAATTTATAAAATTTCAGTAGCAACTTCTTCATTAAGTGCTTTTGATGTTAATGGTGTTAGAGCGTTTGTAGTATCAGGTTCAGGTGTTAATCCAGCTAATTTATTACAAAACTTCACAAGATTAACAGCAGCAGGTACTGTAGATTTCTATTATACTGGTTCTGCTCCAACATTAACAGCAGCTTCAGTATTGTATAATAAACAAACTAAAGATAATAACAGAGGTGATTTTGAAGATTCAACAGCTGGTACATTCTCGATTCCTAATGCTGCTTCAGCAACAGATATCGTAATTCCAGAATTCAATATTCAAATGAAATCTGATACAATTGCTGCTAAAACTAAAAAATTAAAAGCAAGCTGGACACCAGAATTCTCTCAAGATCTTAATGCATTCCAATCAATTGATGCAGAAGCAGAAGTTACAAGTTTAATGTCAGAATATATCTCATTAGAGATTGATATGGAGATATTAGATATGTTAATCCAAAATGCTCCTACAACAGAATATTGGTCAGCAAAAGTAGGTCAAGATTTCACTAATGGTGCGTTTACTAACGTAAATAATGCTGGTTTATATTATACTAAAATGTCTTGGTTCCAAACATTGGGTATTAAAATGCAAAAAATCTCAAATGCTATTCACCAAAAGACTTTAAGAGGTGGAGCTAATTTCATGGTTGTTTCTCCAACAGTAGCTACTGTATTAGAATCAATTCCTGGATTTGCTGCAGATACAGATGGAGATGCAGCTAAAATGTCATATGCATTTGGTGTACAAAAAGTAGGTATGATTAATTCTCGTTATAAAGTATACAAAAATCCATATATGACAGAGAATATCATTTTAATGGGATTCAGAGGTAACCAATTCCTAGAAACAGGTGCGGTTTATGCTCCATATATTCCTGTAATGACTACTCCATTAGTGTACGATCCAGAAACATTTACTCCAAGAAAAGGTATAATGACAAGATACGCTAAGAAAATGGTAAGACCAGAGTTTTACGCAAAAATTGTTGTTGCTGATTTAGATTCAATCTAAGAGTAAAATATATAGATCCTTTAAGAGGGCTTGGTTTATCCAAGCCCTTTTTGTATTTTATGAATATAATAATTCATATTATAATATTTATATTAAATTAATTAATTTAAAATTATGTCATCAAAACCACACACAGATCCTATTCATGTACAACAATCAAAGCCAAAGGGAGAAATTAGATTTAAAATTCCATTGAATGAAGAACAAAAGGAAGCTAAAAAAGTAATACTAGATACTCCTGTAACTTTAATAAAAGGAATGGCTGGATCAGGAAAAACATTACTTGCTTGCCAAATTGCTTTAGATTTGATTTTTAAAAAGGATATGGAAAAGTTAATAATTACTAGACCAACTGTATCAAAGGAAGATATAGGATTTTTACCTGGAGATTTAAAAGAAAAAATGGATCCTTGGCTAGCTCCAATTTATGCTAATTTACATATTTTATATGATAAAGAAAAAATAGAAAAATTAATTAATGACGGAATAATTGAAATAGTTCCATTCGCCTTTATGAGAGGAAGAACATTCCCTAATTCATTCGTTGTTGTAGATGAATGTCAAAACATTACTCATGCTCAAACAGAAATGATATTAGGTAGATTAGGTAAGGGAGGAAAGATGACTTTTTGTGGAGATTTATCGCAAGTTGATTTAAAAAGTAAAAAAGATTCGGGAATCTCCTTTTTTAATAGATTAGAAGAAAAATCAAAATACGTTAAAGTTATTACATTAAAGAAAAATCATAGACATGAAGCTGTTGAAGATATTCTAAAAATATACGAAGAATTCAGAGACTAATATATTTATAGCTATAAAATATAATTACGATAATGATAGGTATTTATAAAATTACTTCTCCAACTAATAAAATTTATATAGGTCAATCAACTAATATTACAGATCGTTGGAAGAGGTATTATAAATTAAATCATTGTCGTAATCAAATTAAATTATATAATTCCTTAAAAAAACATGGCTTTAAAAATCATATTTTTGAAATTATTGAAGAATGTAATTGGGAAGAATTAAATATTAGAGAGCGTATTGGCAAGATTATTATGATGTAATAGGTTCTAATGGTTTAAATTGTATTTTAACTAAGACAGATAAATTATCTAGAATAACATCATTAGAAACCAGAAATAAAAAATCCAAATCTTTAATGAAACCTATCTTCCAATATGATTTGGATGGTAATTTTATAAGAGAATGGCCTTCTATAAAAGAAGCAGAGCAACAATTAAAAATAACAGGGATTTCATTTAATGTAAATGGAATAATTAATTATGTTGGTAATTACATATTTAAATATAAAAAAGATAATTATTTTACTATAGAAATAAATAACCTACTTAGAGGTAAAAATAAAATCATACAATACTCTACAGATAATATATTTATTCAAGAATACAGCTCTATAAAAGAAGCTATAGAAATAACAAAAATAAAAACAATATATAAATGTTTATCTGGACAAAATAAAACGTCTGGAGGATATATATTTAAATATAAAAATAATGGCATCATCAGTAGTTTGGGATAATAACCCACAATTTATATCAGGAACTTCAACACCATTTGGATTTTACGATTCAGATGCTCTGTTCCAAATGGACGCCCTAAAAGTAGCACGTTTTTGTGCTACTCGTTTAGGGTATCCTTCTATGGATGTTGAAATGAATGCTGACCAATTTTTTGCTTGTTTTGAAGAAGCAGTAACTACATATGGGAATGAAGTATACCTTTATCAAATAAGAAATAACTATTTATCACTAGAGGCTTCATCTACGAGTTCAATAATTAATAATTCAGTTATTAACCCTAGTATATCTAATATAATAAGAATAGCATCTGATTATGGTTCAGAAGTTGGAGTTGGTGGTAATGTTACTTTTTATAGTGGTACAATTAACTTAACTGCAGGATTACAAGATTATGATTTAACTTTATGGGCTTCATCTTCAGCTTCATTATTACCTGGAGATAGCATTGAAATTAAACAAGTATTTTATGAAAATATTCCTGCTATACTTAGATATTTTGATCCATATGCAGGAACAGGATATGGTACGCAACAATTATTAGATTCTTTTGGATTTGGTACTCAATCTCCTGCTATTAATTTTATGTTAATGCCACTAAATTTTGATGTATCTGTATTACAGGCTATTGAAATGAATGATATGATTAGAAAATCAGGATTTTCATTTGAAATTATAAACAACCATTTAAAAATATTCCCAATACCTACAAGAGACTATCCACTACATTTTAGATATGTTAAAAATAGTGAAAAAAATTATGTAACATATCCTAGTGGTTCATCTACAGCAGGAGACGGATTAGTAACGAATATTTCTAACGTACCATATAAAAATCCGATATATACACAAATAAATGGACCTGGAAGATATTGGATATTTGAATACACTTTAGCCTTAGCCAAAGAATTATTAGCATTTATTAGAGGAAAATATACCTCTATTAATATACCAGGAGATATAATAACATTAAATCAATCAGATTTATTAGCAACTTCAGATAGAGAAAAAGTAGCATTAATTGATAAATTGAGAAATGATTTAGAAGAAACTTCTCGTAAATCTCAATTACAGAGAAGAAGTGATGAAAATCAATCAATGCAAAATATTATCCAAGGATTTCCAATGATGATATATATAGGATAATAGAATATAAAGAATTAGATAATGGCAGCATTTTTCGCACGTAGTAGGGATGTAGATTTTATGTTAAATATTAACAAAGAGCTTGTTGGACAAGTAATTGAACAAAAAGTAGGGTATTATTCTTGTAATATAGAAGAAACCGATACAAATATTTATGGTGAATCTTTACATAAAACTTTCAGTGGACCTGTTTTAATTAACTGTTTAATTGAAAGAGGAAATTATTCTACAAAAGATGGAGAAGAAGGTCAAGATAGATTTAGACCATTAGTAGTAAGGTTCTTAAAATATCATCTTAAAGTTGCTGGAGTAGTTCCTATGATAGGTGATATAATGTTATGGAATGAAGAATATTTTGAAATTGATAATGTAGATGAAAATCAATTAATAACAGGTAGAGATTTAGAATATGCATATAAAGATGGAGATGGGGTAGAGGATACAGGAGCATCTTGGTCTATAATAGTAACAGCCCACTATACTCGAGAAGAGAAACTTGGGATAAGAGAAACAAGAATATAATATGGGAATTTTAAGAAAATTATTAGGAGAAGATGTAAGGGATTTTAAAATAGGACAAACATCGGAAAAAGGAGGAAGAAAAACTACTGTAACTGATATTGATCCTGAAACTCAATCTGTAACTTGGAGTGTAAAAAAAGATATTGGAGATGAGGAAATATATAAAAATTTAAGTGATTTAATTTCCAAATTTGAAAAAGTTCAAACAAAAGATTTCCATTCAAGACCTAAATTAATACAATTAATTAAAGATTTAAAAACAATAAGAAATAAATTTTCTAGAACTGTTCAAAAATAATGCCAAAAAATAATAAACCTACTCCAATTAATAAAGAGAAGTTTTTAAATAACTTACAAGAATCATATAATATTCCAGAGCAAGACTTACAGCCCTATTCTAATAAAAAAGAACATCCTGAAGCTACAGAACCTGGAAAACCTGATTTTAATAGAGCACATGAAATTTCTCTAAAAGGTGATACCACCAAGGAAATAAAAATTTCTTTAGAGAATCATGATGATACTATATTGTATTATATTAAGAATACTATTAAACCTACCGTAGAGATCAACGGTAATCAACGAGAAGTTCCTATTATCTACGGATCCCCTGAAAGATGGAAGTCTATTCAAAAAGACGGTTTTTATCGCGATAAAAATAATAAGGCCCAAATACCTTTAATAATTCTAAAACGAGAATCATTTGAAAAAAATAGAAGTATTGGAAATAAATTAGATGGTAATAAGGTTAACAATGTGCAATATTTTAAAACAGGATACTCTAAAAGAAATATATATGATAACTTTTCAGTAATAAACAATATTAAACCTGCTCAAGAATATCAAATAGGTATTATTCCTGATTATATTACAATAACATATAAACTAACTATATATACTGATTATGTAGAACATATGAATTCATTAATAGAATCATTTGAATTTGCTTCTGATTCATATTGGGGGGATAAGGAAAGATTTTTATTTAAATCAAGTATAACATCATATCCTACTCCTGTTATAGTAGAAAGTGGTGCTGATAGAGCCTCTCGTTCTGATTTAACTTTAATAGTTAATGGTTATATTATACCTAAAGCTATTAATGTAGATATAGCTTCACCAACATTAAAATCTTATAATGTAACAAAGGTAATAATTAAAGAATCTAATTAATGATAAAAATAACAGAAATAAGTGACTATTTATTTAAAATTGGAGAATTTACTTATATTAGAGGAGATTATTATGTTGAATATAGTAATTTATCAAGTATAAATGATGGAATTAATTTAAAAAATAAATATACCCAAGATACTATATTTGATAGGTTTATGGCTTATTCTGAATTTGTTGATTTTAAGGATGATCCATTTATTTCTATAGAACAATTAAGTAGTTATATTAATGGAGTTATTTTTAAATCATATGGAGGTGGGACTATACCTGATAATTTAGCTACTACTGGTTCTAATAATTTTACAGGAAATCAGATAATTACTGGTTCTTTAATTGTAACTAATGGAATTACAGGTTCTTTATATGGGACTTCATCTTATTCAAATATTTCTTTAAGTTCTTCATTTTCTATTTCATCTTCTAATGCTGATTTATTAGATGGACAACATGGTTTATATTATTTAGATAGAATAAATCATACAGGAACCCAAAGTATAGCTACTATAAGTGGTTTACAGACAAATTTAAATAATTTATCAAGTAGTATAGGTAATGCAACATCTTCAATTAATATTATAAATGCAGGTTTATTATTAAAACAAGATAAAACCATATTTGCAACAGGATCATTAATTGATTTTGTTTCCCCTAAAATATATAATACACCTACATCTCCAACAACTTCAAGTATTACAAATAATTTAACAGGTTCTATATTAGGAATTGTTCAAAAAATATATCATAATAATGGTACTATTCCTACATTTCCCTCTGGATGGGTTTTATTAGGAAGTACTACATATGCTACTGGAGAATTAAATATTATTTATGCTGAATGGTCAACTGGTTCTAGAGTAGAATATTGGATAACTCAAGAAAATTAAATATGAGTAAATATTATAGAACTATATTATCTTCATCTACAGTAAGTTATGAACCTGAATTACAAGCAGTTTTTAATTTTGCTACATTACATGGTATAACTATTCCAAATGCTACAGTAAGGAATATACTTAATCAAAAAATGATAGCAATGAAAGCTGGAAACTTTTGGACAAATATAGATAGTTATTTTAATTTTTGTTATAATGACATTAGTTTAGTACAATTTGGATTAATAGATTGGAAACGATTAGCTTTAGGAAGTTTTAATGGAGGATTAACATATACGGTTAATGGAATAGTAGGAGATGGATCTAGTGGATATTTTGATACTACTTTTAACCCAACTTTACATGGTGTTAAATATACATTAACTGATGCGTCAAAAGGGTTTGTAAGAGCTGTTTCTCCAAATATGGGGGCAAATCCACATTTAATGGGTATTTCTACTTCAACAAGCTCCGAATCAATAAGATCATCAGCAACAACAATACAATCAATAAACGCAGGTGGTAATCAAATAAATGCATCTGTAACATTATCAGGAACAGGATTAATATCAGCAAATAGGAGTAATAATGATGTAATTTTTTATAAAAGTAATGTACAATTTTCTAGAACTGGAATCTATACATCTTTAGTAAATACAAATTTTCATTTATTAAGAGGAGGTACATCTTTTTGTCCATATTGTCTTAGTTCTACATGGTTTGGTGCGTATTTATCTCAAACTATAAATGAAAACTATAGAGTTTTATATAATAATTATTTAATCTCAATAGGATTAAGTGCAATAGCATAACAAAATAAAGAACATGAATAAAATAGAAGAAAAAGAATTAGAACAATTAAAAGAATTAAAACAAAGAACCCAAAAAATGTTATTTAGTTTAGGGGAAATATCTTATAATAAAATATTATTAGCTCAACAGAAAGAAAATATTAAAATTGAGTTAAAAAATATAGATAGTGAAGAAAAAACTTTGAAAGAATTCTTAATTCAAAAATATGGGGATAATTTAAATATAAATCTGGAGACAGGAGAATATTAATATTTATACCCAAAGTATAAGAAATGACTAAAATATCAAAATCTGGAATAGCTCCTCACCAACAAATAAAGGCAGAACACCTGACTCGTATAATAGATGCCCTAATTGGGGAATCTCCAAATACACAAATAGAAATATCAGGTTCAGTTACTGCATCATATTTTATTGGAGATGGTTCACAATTAACAAATTTACCTTTTCCATCAGGTTCGGGTTCTGTTACGAATCAAGATAACATATTAATAGTAAAAAGATTTAATTTACCTACAGGAACTGTAGGTATAAGACAACCTCATAATTTAATAAATAATAGTCCATCGTTTATTTTGACAGAGTCTCAATCTATGATGGTCACTGCAGTACAAAGAAAAAATTTACAAGAACCTTCATTTATCCAAAAATTTATGTATATAAATAAGGGTAAAGGTACTTATGGAACTGGTAGTACTGTTACAGATATAAATGACTATGAAGTAGTATTTTCAAATCAAGTTTCTTCTCAAGACTATGAAGAATTTGAATCTACCCAAATAATAGATTTGGGATGGAATATTACAGGAACTACAATATATAGCTATGTAAATGCTTTAAACCCATCAATTACTTTCCAATCTCAATCTATGGGATATGTAATAACAAAAGTTATTAATAGTGGTAGTAATGAGAGTTATTTATTTTTAGGGGAAGGAGGAGTATATGGATCTGGTTCTTCACAAACAACAGGTAGTGATTTCCAACTATTACAAGATAACCCATCTTCTGTTCCAGATGTTTCTGCTACTATTTCTGGTATAGTAAATAATATACCTTTACAAGAATTAGGAGGAGTAGACAAAACTATTAATGGTATTAGGATAGGTAAAGGAAGTGGTAGTTTAAGTAGTAACACTGCATTTGGATCAGGATCATTAAGAGTAACAACAGGTAATTTTAATGATGCTTTTGGTGCAGGAGCATTAACTAGTAATACATCAGGACAAGCTAATACAGCTTTAGGTAGTTTTTCATTATTTGCTAATACTACTGGAGCATTTAATACTGCTGTAGGAGGTAACGCATTAGCGGCAAATACAACAGGTATGCAAAATGCTGCATTAGGACAATCAGCATTAGCTGGAAATATAATTGGTGGAAGAAATGTAGCCATGGGGGTAGCATCTCAATTAAGTAATGTTTCTGGAAGTTTTAATACAGCTGCAGGTAATAACACATTAAGATTAAATGTATCGGGTTCAAGAAATACAGTTTTAGGAGCTAATGCAGGATCTAATGTTAGAGGTTCAAATAATGTTTTAATTGGAGGAGATAGTACCTCTGATACTACAGGAATTTCTACAGGAAATGATAATATTCTTGTTGGTAGAACAGTAACAGGTATCACTACTGGAAGTTTTAATACAGTATTAGGTAAACCAACAGGATTAAACGCAGGAACATCAAACCATATTATAATAGCTGATGGTTCTGGTTCTATTGGATTTATAAAAAATAATTTAGGAGAAATAACCTCTCCAAATTTAACAAAAGCTTTAATATTAAGTGGTGGTTCAAGATCATTAGCCACTAATGAATTTGTGATGGATGCAATAGCATCAGGTTCTTCATCTTCTTCAGCTACATTACAAAATGTAGTAGACCAAGATTCTAATTATTATAAAGAATTACCTGGGGGAACAGGAAGTGCTGGTTTCTTTAGTAATGAAAATAGTAGTTTTAGTTTTTTTGTTGGATTAGGTGAAGATGACCAAGAATTTTCTGGAGATATAGTAATATTACCAGGTTCTTCTGCTATTGAATCTTTTTATAGTGGAACTAGAAGTACTGTTAGTGTAACAGATAGACCAAGAATATTATATACTCCATATGGGGGCAATACAAATGAATACTTAGTACCTTCTTCTCCACTTACAAGTAGTAATATACTTCCTACATCAATAAATGGTTTATATGCAGGAGAAGATGGAAATATAGGAGTATCTTTAGGATCTGTATTAGAAGAAGATGCTAGTATATCTGAGAATACTCAAGCTACTATAGCATTTGATAAATTCTTCTTAATATCTGGAGATGTTGAAGATTCAGGATTAATTACTATTTCAAACTTATCAAGTAGTGTACAAGAAAGAATTAATCTAGGAATAAGAGATGATTTTAATCAATTAAAATCAGGTCTTCAAGTATTTAATGATAGAATAATATTAAAAGATAATAATGGAATAGGTATACAATATGATGGAGATTATAGTGAATCTTTTACTTCTGAAAGTTTAGTTACTAATAGATTTGTTCAACAAGCTATTACAGGATCTAGACCATATAATGTATATACAGCATTATTATCTCAAACAGGTACTGATGATCCTACTGCTATTGAATTAGAAAATACTATAGGAACTATAAGTATTACCAGAGATGCTAGTGGTAGTTATAGATTAGGATCTGATAACAAATTTACAAATAATAAAACATTAGTATTCCTTCAAAATTATTTGTTTCTTAATAAACATATAGCTCATATTGGTACAACAACTGCAGAAGTCTCTATAATTACCGAAAATATAGGTAATTTAGAAGATGATATTTTATCAGGTACTCCAATAGAAATACGAGTTTATAATTAATTTAAATTTTATAAAAAGTAATTAATATTTATACCTAAATATAATAATATAAAAAATGGCTGAAACACTTTTATCTCCTGGGGTATTAACTAGAGAGAATAATAACTCACAAATCACACAAGGTCCACAGGTAGCTGGTGCTGCTATAGTGGGACCTACAGTTAAAGGACCTGTAAATGTACCTACACTTACAACTTCATATAGCGATTACTTATCTAAATTTGGAGGAGCATTTAATAGTGGTTCTACAACAAATGAATATTTAACATCAGTATCTGCTTATAATTATTTCCAACAAGGAGGAGATTCATTATTAGTAACAAGAGTAGTATCAGGAGCTTTTGCACCTGCAACATCGACTCCTATATTAAATAGTTTATTAAGTTCTTCATTAGTATTAGAAACATTATCAGCAGGAAATATAATGAATAGTTCAGGCTCTGAATTGAATAATGGAGCTTTAGTTAGTGGGACTGTAGATAATATAAGATGGGAAATTCCATCAGTAAATATAGCTAATGGTACTTTCAATTTATTAATAAGAAGTGGAAATGATAATAGTACTACAAAAACTATTTTAGAATCTTGGACAAATTTATCATTAGATCCAAATAGCACTAATTATGTAGAAGCTATAATTGGTAATCAAGCTACTACATTAACTAATGGATTTTTAGATACTGTTGGTGATTATACTAATAAAAGTAGATATATTAGAGTTAAACAAGTATTATCTCCAACTTTAAACTATTTTGATAATAATGGAACTGCATTAACTCAATATACTGCTTCTATTCCAGTAGTAGCTAGTGGTACTTTTAATGGAGCTACAGGAAATTTATCCGCAGTTGATGGATTAACTGCAAACGATTATACAGGTTCATTGAATTTATTGGCAAATCCATTAGAATTTAGATATAATGTAATTAGTGTACCTGGTTTAAATCAAGCAAACCATAGTGCAGCTATTTCATTATTATTATCTAATACACAAGATAGAGGAGATGCTATAGCTATTATTGATTTAGCTGGAAAAGGAGCTAATGTATCAACAGTAATAGCAGAAGCAGCAGAAATTGATAACTCATATGCAGCAGCATATTATCCATATTTACAAGTAAATTCTCCAAATACTGGAAAATTATCATGGGTTCCACCTTCAACAATAATTCCATCAGTATATGCTTATAATGATAGAATAGCTGCACCATGGTTTGCTCCTGCAGGTTTTAAAAGAGGAGGAATTTCAATTGTTCAAACAGAAAGAAAATTAAAACCATCTGATAAAGATGCTTTGTATCAAGGTAAAGTTAACGCTATTGCTAGTTTCCCAGGACAAGGAAATGTAGTTTATGGACAAAAAACATTAATAGCAAAACCATCAGCTCTTGATAGAGTTAATGTAAGAAGATGTTTAATTGAATTAAAAGGGTATATAGGTCAAGTAGGAAATACACTTGTATTTGAGAATAATTTAGAATCTACTAGAAATAGTTTCTTATCTAGAGTTAGACCATATCTTGACTCTGTTCAACAAAGAGGAGGATTATATGCTTATAAAGTAGTAATGGAGGATGCTAATAATGATCCTACAGTTATTGATAGAAATCAATTAGTAGGACAAATTTATATTCAACCAGCTAAAACAATAGAATTTGTTATATTAGACTTTAATGTTTCTCCAACAGGAACAACTTTCTAATAAAAAGGTTAAAACCCTCAATGAGGGTTTTTTCTTTATATATTTATTAATATAAATAATTAACAAGAAATAATGGCAGTATTAGATACAAATACAATGATGTTTACCGCTTATGAACCAAAAACTCCTAATAGATTTTTGTTTTATGTTGATGGTATTCCTGCATATATAATTAATAAAGCTCAAACTCCTTCATTTGATGCTGGAGAAATTACACTAGAACATATTAATGTTTATCGTAAAATTAAAGGTAAAGTAAGATGGCAAGACGTTACATTACAAATGTACGACCCAATTACCCCTTCTGGTACACAAGCTGTAATGGAATGGTTTAGACTATCTCACGAATCAGTAACAGGTAGAGATGGATATTCAGATTTTTATAAAAAAGATTGTTCTATGGTAATATTAGGACCTGTAGGGGATATTGTAGGAGAATGGATATTAAAAGGAGCATTTATTAAAAATTCTAATTTTGGTGAATATGATTGGTCTAATGGAGACTCTGCTATTCAAATTAATGTTACTCTTGGAATGGATTACGCAATATCAAATTTCTGATATTTCATAAATTTTATAATAAGCCCAATCGAAAGATTGGGCTTTCTTTTTTTCTTATATATTTATATACAACAACAAATAATAAATTATGTCTGAACAAAAATTTACGATCCCCACAGAATTAGTGGAACTTCCTTCAAGAGGATTAATTTATCCAGAAGATCATCCTCTTTCATCTGGAGTAGTTGAAATGAAATATATGACAGCTAAAGAAGAAGATATTTTAACCAATCAAAATTATATTAATGGAGGTACAGTATTTTATAAAGTAATAGAATCATTATTAGTTAATAAAGTAGAATTGGATGATATTATAATTGGAGATTTTAATGCATTATTAATAGCATCTCGTATTTTAGGATATGGAAAAGATTATATATTTAAAACTACTGATGGAAAAGGTAAAATAATTGAAAAAACAATTGATTTAACTACATTAAAAGATAAGATACTAAAAGAAGAAGACATGATCGAAATTAGGGTAAATGAATTTAAATATGAATTACCTTTTTCTAAAAATACAGTAACATATAAATTATTAACTAATGGAGATCAGAAAAAAATAGATAAAGAATTGGAAGGATTGGCAAAATTATTTCCAAATGGTACTCCACCAACATCATCAACAAGGTTAAAATTCCAAATTACTTCAATAAATGGGGATAGAACCTCGGGTTCTATTAGAGAATTTGTTGATAAAGGATTATTAGCTAAGGAAGCAATTGCTTTAAGAAATGAAATGAAAAGAGTATCACCAGATGTTGAATTAGTTTATTTTGAAGAGGGTGATGTGGAGGGCACACCATTTCCAATTTCTCTTAACTTTTTTTGGCCTGAGTCAAAATTATAGAGTAAAATTATTTGATGAAATACATGAGATTGTTTTTCATGGTAATAATTATGATTGGGGGACAGTTTATAATATGCCTATTTGGTTGAGAAAATTAACCTATAAAAAAATTGAGAAATTTTATCAAGATAAAAATGATGCTATAGATAAACAAAATAATATGATAACTGCTAAAAATGTAAAAGATATAGCTAAACCACCTACAACAACTAATACATATACTACTAAAGTCCCTAAAAAATAGGGGCTTTTTTTATATTTATTAATATAAAATATAATAAATGGCCAATTTAGACGAATTAGAATTACAAAATCAACTTCTATCTGAACAACTAGAAGCTAATCGTATCAATACTGATATTATTAGGGAACAAGTATCTCTAGCAAAACAGTTATCTGATATGGCCAAAATATCTGGGGAGCAAGCTTTAAGAATTAACAGATCTAATAGAGAATTAACTAATTTAAATAAACAATTAGTTGATCAAGCAACTCAAAGAGAAAAACTAACTCGTTCCCAAAGAGAAATTGAAAAAGATTTAACTAAAGCATTAAATATTACCAAATCTTTAGATACAGAAATTCTTCAATTGAGAGAAAAGGCATTATTAGTATCAGGAAGAGAAAGAGCTATATTATTAGATATAGTTAATGGTTTAGAAGAACAAAGAAATATGAATCAAGAGAATATTACTTCTCTTGAAATGGAATTATCTTTATCTAATAAAATTAATTCTGCTTTTGGTATTGGGGGAATGTTTTTGAAAGGATGGAGTGCTACTTTAAAAAAAATAGGTATAGATACTAATGATATTGCAGAAACTACAAGAGAAGAAATATCTGATTTAGAGGCTCAAGGAAAATTAAGAGATGGTTTTGCTGGTAAATTACAAGGATTAGGGGTTATAGGAAAAAATGTAGGGAAAGCTTTATTAGGTGCAATAAAAGATCCACTTGTTATAGGAGGTTTTTTATTAACTCAATTAACTCAAGCATTTCTTAAATTAGATGATTTAGCAGGTGAAACTGCTAAAACTTTCGGTACATCATTTGATGAAGCATCTAAAATAAACGAAAGATTAACTGATATTGCAGCATCTTCTAATAATATTTTTATTAATACTAAATCATTAGTAAAGGCACAAAATGAATTAAATGTTTCATTAGGTACTAATGTTGCTTTAAGTGGAGAGTTATTAACTAATTACGTTGAATTAACAGTACAAGCTGGATATTCTGTAGAAGCTGTTACTACATTAAGTAAACTATCAGGTGCCACAAATAAAACACTTAAAGAAATATCTGCCCAATATTTAGGACAAATAAAATCATTAAGTTTACAAAATAATTTAGCAATTAATGGTAAAGCATTACTTAATGATATTAATAATACTTCTAAAGCTTTATTAGCTACATATTCCCAAAATCCTGCAAAATTAGCAGAAGCTGCATTTGAAGCTAAAAAATTAGGTACTAATATAAAAGAAGTTGAAGGAATAGCTAAATCTTTACTTGATATAGAAAGTTCTATTGCATCAGAATTTGAAGCTGAGGTAATAACTGGAAGAATGTTAAATTTAGAAAGAGCTAGATATTATGCTTTAACTAATGATATAGCAGGTTTATCTAAAGAAATTACAAAACAAGGTATTGATCTAACTAAATGGGGTGGTTTAAATGCTATACAACAAGAATCTATAGCTAAAGCTATAGGATTAAGTAAAGATCAAATGGGTGAAATGTTAATTGAACAACAAGCCCTAGCAAAATTAGGTTACCAAGATAATGAAGAAAATAGAAAAAAATTAGCGAATTTAAAAGCACAAGGATTTAATCTATCTTCAATAGCAGATTTAGGTAAAGAAGAATTAGATAGACAAACAAAATCTGCTAATATACAAGAAAGATTTTTAGCATTAACAGAAAAACTGAAAGAATCTTTCGTAGCATTAGCTGAACCTGTAATGGCTTTTGTATCTCCATTAATAGATTTAGTATCATTTGTTCTAACTCCTATTGCTAATGCATTTAATGGTATTAAAGATATAATTAGTGCTATTACTGATCCTACTAAATCTTTACATGATACTTTAGTAGAAATGGGACCTGTTACAGCAGGTATAGCAGGTGCATTAACTGCTGCAGGAGTTGCAGTAACAGCATCTTTAGTACCTGGTTTAATAAGAGCAGCAATTGCTGCAGCCATGGCTTTACCTCAAATGATAAGTATGGCTATTGCAGCTATATCAACAGCTTCCGCTACTACTTTAGGTATTGGTGCTATTGCTATAGCAGGAGGTATAGCAGCTTCTGTAGCAGCTATGAATTCTGCCAAATCTTCTGTTAAAATGAATGATGGGGTAATTGACTCTGATGGGGGTGTTGTAGTATCTGGCCCAAAAGGATCTATCCAATTAAATAAAGATGATAAAATAATAGCAGGTACTAATTTATTTGGAGATAAACAACCATCAAGTAATATATCAGATATTTCATCAACATTAGGTAATAAAATGGATGTTATGATTAACAAATTAGATAGTTTAATTGGAGCTGTAAATAGAGGTATGGTGGTTAATTTAGATGGAAATAAAGTATCTCAGGAATTATCAACACCAATGGCTATATCAACTAGAAGAATATAAAAAATAATATTTATAATAAAATACAAATAACATGGCAATATTAGGACAAGAATTAAATTCAAATTTATCAACTGGAGGGGTTACACAAGACAATGTAGCATCATTAATGACATCTACACAACATGATGAATATTCATTAAATGGATTACCATCTATGTTTAATCTACCTCAACCTTCACAACTAGATCCAGCAGTACCAGCAACAAAATATATGGATAACCTACCACAATAATTGGATGGGAATAATAAACTTACAAACTAATTTAAAATCACTTAAATGGGGGAATGATACCCAAGGTGGTGGTGATTCTGGTTTACCTTATATCAAAACAGGTTTACCAGAGAATTCTACTGCTTTAGAAAGAATCGCATTAGAATCAGCTAAATTCAGCGCAGATTACCCACAAAGAGGGGGATTATATGCGGTACGTGCAGCTGCAGAAGATACTATTAGAATACGTAAGTTTTTAACTGATTTTCCAAAAGGTTCTAATTTTACTTCAAAACAAGTAGCATTACAAAAATCAAATCCATTAATAGAAACGGGTATTAATGGTGGAAGAATAAATACAAGAACTTATAATTTAAATACTAATTTATTACTATCTGTCGCAACTGCTGGAACAGGAGTTAATTATCCTAGGGCAGGTGCTACTCCTCTTACACTATTAGATGATGACCAAAAATATATGTCTATAGTAGGAAAGAAACCTAAAGAAGAAAATAGATTAGTTAATTTACATACCACAAAAATACTAAATCAACCTGCGAATTTATCATTACTTGAAAGACTAGGAATATCACCTGATGAATTTCAAATAATGAATTATTCTGGAGGTCCAGGATCTTTATATGGTGATGGTGAAACAACTATCTTTAGAGCTACAGATTATAAAGGAGAGACTATAAATACAAACAGAGATAAACCTGAATATATTAGAATATCAGATCCATTATCATTTAATGTTTTAGGAGCCAGTAATTTTTTAAAAAAATATTACTCTGGAGAAGAATTAAACCAAAAATTAGGAATATTTGAAGTATCGGGTACTATTAGAAATGAAATTACTAATAATGATAGAGAAAAAAATACATTCCAAACATTTTATAGCACTTTATCTTATGATAAAATTATAAAAAAACAACAGTATATTATAGGAACTAGTTTAACTGATTTTAGAGGAGAAATAGAACCATCTGGTAGTGTTTTTTCTCGAAATTATTCAGATCCTCAAATCCCTATGATAACTAGAATTGGTATAGGATCTCCTGGAGCTAGACCTAGAGAATTAAGAACAAATATTAATAGTGTATTTGCTGAAGGTCAGGATCAAGTAAATTTAATTCCTATAGTTCATAAAAAATATTCTGATAATCCTGAAGATGAACCAGGTTCTAGAGATTTAATTAAATTTTTATTTGAAACTATAGATAATAATAATATTAATTATACTAATAGAACTCATTTTAGAGCATTCTTAAAAGGTTTTAATGATAATCATAATGCTGATTGGAGTGGAAAAAGATATGCTGGTAGGGGAGAGAATTTATTTACATATCAAGTATATGATAGAAGAATTAATTTTAATTTTACTATGTCTCCCCAATCAAAACAAGAGATGAAACCTCTTTATCAAAAATTAAATTATTTAGCATCTACTTTATGTGCTGATTATTCTCCTGGAGATGGATTTATGAGAGGGAATATCCATAGATTAACTATTGGGGAATACTTATATAGAATGCCAGGTATTATTACTAATTTAAATTTTAATATAGATGATAATTATCCTTGGGAGATAAAAATGGATCAACCTGAAGAAGGATTTGATATGGATATGATGGAATTACCACAATTAATTAGTGTAAGTGTAAGTTTTATTCCTATATTAGATACTTTAGCTAGAACAGGATATAAAACTCCATTAATAATGAGTGATAAAGTAAACAGAAATTTTATTAGTAATTTACAAACTAGAACATAATGTCTTCACGTTATTTAACAATACCAACTAAAAAAACTCCTGAGGGGAAATTAATATATCAACCTACTTATTATCCTTCAATTGGAGAATTAGAAGATGATACATATATTATTACCTCAAATACTGATAGACTAGATTTAATAGCCTATGATTTTTGGGGTGATGAAACTCTTTGGTGGGCAGTTGCTATGGTTAATAATCTTGAATGTGATTCTTTTTATCCACCCATAGGAATACAACTTAGAATCCCTAAAGATTCTTCAAATATTATAAATATTTTTAATAAAGAAAACGAACTATAAAATGTTATGAAAGTATGTAATAAGGGGATATAATTATGGAAAAATTTACAAATATAGCTGGGGGTGCATTCCAGTCATATGTTGCTAAACAAATAGAAACTAGAAAGAAATTTTTGGCAGAATCTAATATACAAAGAGAAAACAAACATTTAATATATTTAAATAATAAAAACTCTTGGATTAGATTAACTTCTTGTGTTAATGTAAACCAAGATCATCCATTAGCTAAAAAATATAATTTATCTGGTGATGAATTAGCTAAAAAATATATTTTACAAGGTGGAACAGTAAAAAAAACTGAAAATGGAATTATAAATAGATCAGGATTTGAAAATGATGGATTATATAATTTATTACCCAATAAACCCCAAGGGTTTAAACCTGTTCCTGGAATAATATCTATTGATCTTAGTTCATCAGGTAAATTAGGTACATTACAATATGCTACTATTAAATTTATTTGTTATGATTTAGAACAATTAGAATTAATGGATGCTCTATATATGAAATTAGGATTTTCACTAGTTTTAGAATGGGGACATACTATATATTTAGATAACGATTCTTCTCTAAAAACCCCAGTACCTTTAAATGTATTTAGTTTTTCTAATAAGGAAGACTTGATGAAAGCTATTCAAAAGAAAAGAGTATCACATTCTGGAAATTATGATGCTATGATGGGAACAATCTCAAATTTTGTTTGGGAGGCTCAAGGGGATGGATCTTATTTATGTGATATTAAACTTGTAGGAGCTGGAGATATTTTAGAATCATTAAAAATTAATCAAGCTGTAACTAGAGATCTTAATTTTACTGGAGAGGTAAGTACATTTACTGGAAGTGAAGAAGATAGAGAAAAGTTATCATCTCAAATAGCAGATAAAGATTTATCAATACTAAATCAAGCATTATTTTCTATTTATCAACAAACTGTAAATTATTCATCTAATAAAAACGATGGAATTATTTTAGTTGGAACACAAACGGAAAGCTATAGAAACCTACTAAATAGAATATTTACTTCTTGCCCTTATAATTTTATTAAATTTAATAGTAATGGTGAATTAGAGGGCGATATTACTGCTATAAAAGGAAATCATTATTCGTTAATATCTGAACTAAATAAAAATAATGGTTCAGAAGAAACAAATATTCCTAATAATAATAGTGCTTTATTTCATTCAGTAGGAGTTCCTTACCAAATTAATGATGTTGAGGCTGGTGACAACTCTGAACCACAAGTATATATAACATTAGGTCATTTATTAGCATTAATAACTGCTACAGGAATGATTTATAATACTACTAATGGTAAAGATGGTAAACCTCATATATATATTGATTTTAATGATTCTTTAAATTATTGTGCAACATATAAAGGACAAGTATCTATAGATCCTAGAGTATGTATAATTCCTAGAAATCAAAGTAATGAAGACGATCCTTTTGGGTTAGGTTTAGTAGAAGACAGATTATTTAATTCTATAAATAATGTAGTTATTAAAAGAGAATATGATTATAAGTCATATTCTGGGGGAATTGGAGGTTTAGGAAGAGCTGACGCTCCTACTATTTCAAATATTACAGAAGTTAAACCGAAAGGATTTATAAATAATTATTTAAATGTTGCTTCAGATGAAAAAGATGTAAGAGCCAGAATGATGTATATTTTAGTTAATATTAATTTTATTACTGATATACTAAGACAACAAAGAGGTGAAGATGGTTCTAGTAATGTAAATTTGTCTGATTTTATGAACGCTATATTAGAAGGTATAGGGAAAGCTTTATGTGGATTTAATGAATTTAGATTATTAATTGATGATTCAAACAAATGTATGAGAATTATTGATGATAATAAAACATCTTTAGGAATTGAATTAAATGATGATAATCAATATACAGAAATTCCTATTTTTGGTGATAAAAGTATAGTTTATAATTATAGCTTTAAATCAAAAATAGGTCCCAATATGGCTAGTATGGTTACTATTGCAGCACAAGCTAATCCTAGTATGTTAGGTGAAGATTCTTTTGCTATATCTAATTTATCTAGAGGATTACTTGATAGAATAGCTACTGAAAAATCCACATCTAGTATAAATACAACTTTACCAGACCAACCAATATCTACAAAACAACAAAAAGAAAACCTTAAAACCCTAAAGCAACATATAGAAAATATACTAGGAGCTGTAGGATCATATGTTATAAATGTACCATCAATTGATCCATCATTAAATACTTATAAAGAATTATTAGCACAATATAGAACACAAAGAGATTCAACAAATAAAGCATCTATTATAATTCCATTAGATTTTAGTTTATCTATGGATGGATTATCAGGAATAATTCCTCAATCTGCTTTTGTGATTCCGACTAATTTATTACCTTCATCATACAAAACAAAAGATAATAAACCTAAAATAGCATTTATTATTCATACTATAAATCAAAGTTTTGATGATAATAAATGGATAACAAAAATAACAGGACAAACTATTAATATAAGATTTGATCAAGAAGATACACAAATATATTCACCTATTAGTAGTGTTGGATTATTTGGAAATATTATTAACCCTGAAATAACCCCAATTCAACAATTATTAAACCAAACTTGTACAAGAAGAGCCTCTGTTTTATTTGATAATATTCAGACAAATATCCCTATCAAATTACTAAAAGATGCTATGAATGATATTGGATTAAATTCTAAACAAGCTATAGCCTCTATAGTAGCAATAGCTGCTGGTGAATCTGGATTAGTTCCAAAAGATGAAAAACATACTTATTCTATAAGTAGATTAAGACAAGTATTTCCTAATTTAACTGAATCTCAATATACGAGGGCTACTGTTAGAGGAATTAGTAAAAATGATTTTTTTAAAATTGTTTATGGTGAATATATGCCTTCAAGAGTTGGTAATAGAAATGTATCTGATGGTGGGAAATATTATGGAAGAGGTTATATTCAATTAACTGGGTATGGAAACTACAAAAAATATGCAACATTAAGTGGAATAGATATTGTAAATAATCCAGATTTAGTAAATGATCCAGCAATAGGAGCTAAAATATCTGCTATTTATTTCAAAGATAGAGTAAAAGCTAATCAATATGATGGAAATTATTTTGAAAAAGCATTAAATGCTGTAGGATATAATGTAGGAGATATAAGACAAAAGAAAATAGAATATTATAATTGTTATATAAATAGAATATAAATGCCATATTACCCAAAATCAAGAATAATTACAGACCAAAAAGCTAACCCTGGAGAATTAACAACTCTTGATGGGAAAGAATATATTGGAGATTACTATATTACATTTAATGGGAAATATTTCACGGGGAAAAACCCACAATCTAACACAAACTATCCACTACAAAAAGTAGAAGTAAGATCCCAACAAAATACAATATCTATTACTACTAAAGATACCCAAATATTTGATAAATTAAACCAAAATAATATTAATATTAATTCTTTACTAGAACCTCAGCCTTTTTATCCAATTCCTTCTTTACAAGATTATCAACAAGGGAAAATTACAAGATATTTTGCTAAACAAAGAGTTATTCGTATGTTTAAAATAATTGAAATAGATCAACCTACATATGATGATATTTTAAATCAAAAAGGTGTTTATAATTACCCTTTATGGAAAGTTACATCACTTTTTTGGCAAATATCAGGTCCATTAGAAGATGAAAGACCTAATGGAAGTGTAGTTAGAGCGGGAGTAATAGATACTAATAAGAGAATAGTAGATACTAAAGAAAAGACGTTTCAAGGTATAAAACAATATTTAACTAATTTTCAACAATTTTATAAACCATGATAAAATATCAAATTTTAATAATCATTACTTTATTTGGATTATTAATAGCTTCACTTACTCGCCTTCCTTTTAGAATATCAACAAGAAAAGAATATAGATATCATTACGAACAAAAAATAAATTAATTTTTATTAGATTTATTAAAAAATTAATTGTATATTTATAAAATATAAAGTTATGAGATGTATTGGATTGTTGAGAATAAAAACCAACTTGAAAGGTTAGCATATAATAAACCTTGTTTTATTAATATAGTACCTTTAAATCATAATTATCATCCTAAATTAACAGGAATATCTTTAATTTATTACAAAACAGAAGGACATAAAGGTTATATTTTTCCTATAAATCATAATGATGGAATTTCATTAGATATAGATTTAATTAAAACTTTTCTATTAAAACATCCCTCAATATACGTTTTAGATAAAAAGAAAATTCTCCATTATCTAGGAGATAGATTTAAAGAAAATAAAGTAGTAGATATAAATTTATTACATTTGGAGAATACTATCTATTCTTTAGAATTACCCAACTATAAATCAATAGTTACTAATTATATCGAAGGTAGTTTTAAAATTCATCAAAAACTAAATTCATTTATTCCTATCACAAAACATTATGAAGAGCAAGAATTAATATATGATTATGTTAAAGATTATATAGGTAATCAACATATATCAATGTATTACAACGTTGACTATATATATTCAATGTATTGTATTGAAAAAGAAGGAATTAATATAGATCGCGCTATTTTTGATTCTCATTTTGCTCTAAGACATCCACAATTTTCAATTAAAGAAGATAAAATATATACACAATATAATTTATATAATTTTACTTCAAGACCTTCAAATGCATTTAATAGTGTTAATTTTGCAGCATTAAATAAATCTGATAATACTAGGGAATTTTTAATTCCTCGAAATGGATTTTTATTTGAATTCGATATGAAATCGTATCATATTTTATTATCCGCTAAATTAATAGGTTATATATTTGAAGGAGATGATATACATACCGAAATGGGTAAAATGTATTTTAATAAAGAAATATTAACTCCTGAAGATTATAAAAAATCTAAACAACTTTCTTTTAAAATGATGAATGGAGGTGTATTTCCTCAATATAAACACGTTCCATTTTGGGAAAAATTAGCAAAATATATTGAAAAATTATGGAAAGAAGTTAATAATCAAGGTTTTATTGAATTAGTAGGTGGAAGAAAAATTAAATTAGAAGAGATTATTAATCCAACTCCCCAAAAAATATACAATTATATTATTCAAAGTGCTGAAACTTATTTTAATATTTTAAATTTAAAAGATTTATTAGATTATTTGGATAATAAAAAATCAAAATGTATATTATATACATATGATTCATTTTTAATAAATTATAATATTGAAGATGATAAAAATATAATAAAAGAAATTAAAAATATACTTGAAACAAGAGGTTTTAAATCAAGTGTTAGTTATGGAATAGATTACAATAATTTAAAACAAATAAAATGAGAAATTTAGAATATGCTAAAGATTGTTTAGCTCAACAAAAATTAAATAGAAAAAAATAAATCCCAATAAAAATTTCAAATAAAGACTATGCAAACTATATATTATAATGATATATTTATTGATGAAAATATCAATATTATGTCACAAAATATCAATTCAAAATTATTTACAACATTCACATTACCCGAGAATTTGGATTCTACAATCCAAGAAATAAATAAAAGATATTCAGTATTATTCAATAAAATTTTTGTATTAGAAATAGAAGGAAAGGACGAAATTATATGTACTTATAATGTAGATACTTTTAATATTTCAGATAAAGTTCTTCCAAATACAATATTACTTCATAGAAAAAAAGAATTCAATGTTTTATATAGTATTAATTCTCTTAATTCCCTAATTATGGAATTAAATGGGGGGAAATTAAATGCTATGTATCCTATAAATTGGGAAGATTATAAAAATTCCATATTACTAGTTAATGATGGTATTCTCAAAAAACTTCCAACAAAAATTCACAAAATAATTTCTTTATAAGAAAATTTGGATATTAGAATTTAATTTCTTATATTCCATTATAATATTGGATCAAAAATATCCATTATATACTCCAAACAGAAAATATCGTAACCAATTAATTTTTAAATATGGACATTCAAAGTATCCAAAAGAAGTTGGAATCAATCCAGAATCCAACGTACGGCAAGAAAACCAAAAACAACGAAGAAAAGTTGAAGTATTTTTGGAAGCCAGAGATCGGGAAGCATTTAGTCCGCTTCGTGCCTTTAAAGGCAAATCCAGAAAATCCCTTTATTGAATTGTATTTTCATTATCAATTTGGTAAAAGAACTATTATCTCTCCAATTAACTTCGGAGAAAAAGATCCAATTGTTGAATTCGCTAAGAATTTAAGAAAATCAAAAGATCCTGAAGATTGGAAATTAGCTAAAAAAATTGAACCTAAAATGAGAGTTTTTGCTCCAGTAATTGTTAGGGGTCAAGAAGACAAAGGTGTTAGATTTTATGAATTTGGTAAACAAATTTATACTGAACTTTTAGCTTATGCAGCTGATGAAGAGGTAGGTGATTATACTGATGTGGTAGAAGGTAGAGATTTCAAATTAGATGTAACTCAAGGGCCTACATATAAGGAATCTGCTATTAGACCAAATATGAAACCTTCTCCATTATCAAAAGATGTGAAAGAAGTTTCAAATTGGTTAGAAAATCAATTAGATCCTGTAGATTATTTTTCTAAATTTACATTTGAAGAAATAAAGAAATTTCTAGAAGATTGGTTGAACCCTACAGAGGAAACTGATAGTAATACAACTACAGAACAAAATGTAGCATTTACTAATGAATCAACACCTCAAAGTACCAAAAGGGAAGTAGTTACTTCAAATGAATTTGATAGTTTATTTGATTAATTAAGAATTAACTAAACCCCTCTATCCAGAGGGGTTAATTAACTACACACAATCATTATGACAAAAAAAGAAAGTCTATCTGGGAAGATAGATAAAAAGGTTAACTCTACCTTTTCCTTAGAGAAATTTAAAAATAGTAAAAATTTAGGTGCGTCCAATTCTAATTATAAACCTCAAGAATGGATTCTATTTTCAGAAGCTGTAAGAGAGGTATTAAAAATTCCAGGAACACCTAAAGGTCATACTACATTAATTAGAGGTAGGTCTAATACAGGAAAAACAACTCTTCTTATTGAACAAGCTATTCAGGCACAAAAAGATGGTATTCTTCCTGTTATTATTATAACAGAGATGAAACATAGTTGGGAACATTGGGAGACTATGGGGTTTGATCTTGAAAAAGTAGTAGATGAGAATGGAAATGCAACTTATAATGGTTTTTTCATTTATATAGATTCAGAAAGATTAAAATGTATAGAAGATGTTGCTGAATTTATTATGGATATATTAAATGAGCAAAAGAAAGGAAATTTACCTTATGATTTATTATTTCTTTGGGATTCTATTGGTTCAATTCCATGTAGAATGAGTTTAGAAAAATCATCAAATTCCCCAATGTGGAATGCTGCTGCCTTATCTCAACAATTTGCTAATTTTGTTAATCAACAAATAGTGTTATCAAGAAAAGAATCACAACCATACACTAATACTGCTCTTTATGTAAATAAAATTTGGGTAGAACCGGCATTAAATCCAATGTCTCAACCTAAAATGAAAAATAAGAATGGAGATTCCATGTATTATGATTGTTCTATGGCTATTACTTTTGGAAATATTACAAGTGATGGTACTCAGAAACTTAATGTAACTAAAGATAAAGCAGTTATCGAATGGGGATTAAAAACTAAAATTCAAGTAGATAAAAACCACGTTACAGGAAATGTTGGAAAAGGAACATTAATAAGTACAGCTCACGGATTTATTAAAGATACACCAGCTTCTCAAGATGCTTATAAAAAAGAGCATAAGAAAGAATGGGGACAAGTATTAGGATCTGAAGATTTTATCTTTACTGAACAAACTGTAGAAGATAATGAAATTGATTTCATAAATGAATAAAATATGACAAACTTGTGGTTAGAGATGTGTTGTTTTATAAACACAAAAAATAAAGAACAAATAATTACTCGCCAGGAATTAATAAAACATTTAGATTCAATTGGTATGTTAGGAAAATGGACTGATGGTAAAATTTATGTAAGATCTTTAGATGTATATAGAAGATATTTAACTAAAGCTGGATATTTAAATGATGGAGGGAAATTAGGTTTCTATAAAATAGATAATAATATTCCAACTGTTTTATCTATGAATCAAATAAGAAAACAAGCTTATAATATATAAAATGGAAAAAATACAAAATTATTTTAACATACCTCCTGAAGGTAAAAAATGTGAAGAATGTAATAATTTTGCTACTAAAGATTATAATGGGTATGAATATTATGTTTGTGATTATCATTATAATAAATTAAATGATGAATTTGATGAAGAATATAAATAATGAAATATAAAGATTTATTAGATTTAGTACAAGAGGACTCAATAGAAGAAACCCTATCTTTAAATGATAGGGTGCTTCTTATTGATAGTATGAATATGTTTATACGTTCCTTTTCTGTTATAAATAAATTTAATACTCAAGGACATCATATAGGAGGATTAACAGGTTATCTTAAATCGTTGGGAGCTATGATTAATCTTCTCCAACCTACAAGAGTTATTTTAATTTTTGATGGAGAAGGAAACACTATTAATAAGAAAAATTTATACTCAGAATATAAAGGAACTAGAAAAATTAAAAGAATTACTAATTGGACAGGTTTTGATAATTTACAACAAGAATCAGAATCTATGCAAGATCAAATGTTAAGATTAATTGATTATCTTAAATGTCTTCCTATTTCCATATCAATTATTGATAAACTAGAGGCCGATGATGTAATCGCTTATTTAGCGCCTAAATTCAATAAATCTATTATAGTTTCTGTGGATGAAGATTTTTTACAATTAGTAAATGATAATATTACTGTCTATTCTCCAATAAAAAAGAAATATTATACTCCTGAAGAAGTTTATAAAACATTTGGAGTATGGCCCCAAAATTTCTTAAATAAAAAAATTATATTAGGAGACGTTTCTGATAATATCCCAAAAGTTCCTAAAATAGGACCAATGAAATTATATAATTTATTTCCTGAGTTAACAAAAGTAAAACCTGTTACACTTCAAGAAATAATAGATAAGAGTTACAGGGAATCTGATAAAAATCCATTATATGGAGATGTTTGGAATTTTAAACATCAATTACGTATTAATGAAAAATTAATGGATTTAAAAACATTAAATATTCCTGAATATGAAATGGAAAGGTTGGATAAATTAATAAATGATAAACCTAATATTTTTAACAAAACTAAATTTATTAATTACTATACAGATGATAAATTAGAGAATTCGATTCCTAATTTAAATATGTGGTTAACAAATAATTTTGAACCTTTAAATAAATATAAATAAATGAGTGCATTAAAATCACTAAGTGATTATGGTTATAATTTTCAATTAAAGGTTATTAATTCATTATTAAAGGAGAGAACATTTCTTCTTAATATAAGAGACATTATAGAAGTCGAATATTTTGACCATATTGGAGATAAATGGATTGTAGAAAATATATTGAATTATTTTGATCAGTTTCATACTACTCCTAGTTTAGAATATTTTAAAATAGAGGTAAAAAAAGTAGAAAATGAAATATTACAAGTTGCAATTAAAGAACAACTAAAATCCATTTTTACTACACTAAATGAGGACAAAGAATGGGTTGAACAAGAATTTAATACATTTTGTGTTAATCAAAAATTAAAAAAAGCATTATTAGATTCAGTAGATTTGCTTAATATTGGTGAATTTGAAGAAATTCGTCATACTATAGAAAATGCTCTTAAAGCTGGTCAAGATAAAAATATTGGATTAGAATATATTAAAGATATTGAGACTAGATATACTAAATCCAAACGTGTCCCAATACCTACACCTTGGGAAATTATTAATAAATTATTAGCAGGAGGTTTAGGAGGAGGAGATTATGGTATATTTTATGGAGGACCTGGAGGGGGAAAATCATGGTCTTTAGTAGCTATTGGAGCATTCGCTTTAGCATTAGGATATAAAGTGATTCATTATACTTTAGAATTAGGGGAAGATTATGTTGGTAAAAGATATGATGCTTGTTTAACAAAAATAAGTGTAGATGAAATTGATGAACACGTAGAACAATTAAAAGATTTTTTAAAAAAATATGAAAATAATTTAATTATTAAAGAATTTCCAATGAAAGCTACTAAATTATCTAATATTAAATCTCATATACAAAAATGTAAAGATTTAGGATTTAATGCTGATTTGGTTATTATTGATTATGTGGATTTATTAAAACCTCCTACAGTTAGAAAAGATGCAAAAGCTGAAATAGATGATTTACATTATGGAACTAAAGGATTAGCTAAAGAATTAAATATTCCTATATGGTCAGTATCACAAGTAAATAGAGCTGGTGCTAAAGATGATGTAGTTGAAGGAGATAAAGCAGCTGGTTCATATGATAAATTGATGGTAGCAGATTTTTCAATGTCTCAATCTAGAAATAGAAAAGATAAAGTTAAAGGAAAGGGGAGATGGCATATCATGAAGAATAGATACGGAAGTGATGGGCAAACTTATGATATGGAAATTAATATTAAAACTGGAGAATTTATTATACTAGGAGAATATGATGAGGAAGAAGAATATAGAAAAGAAGAACCAAAACAACCTTATAATCAAATACAAAAAGAAGAAAAAGAAATATTATTAGAAAAATTTCACTCATTTAAGATTGAATAATATTTATTTCTACATTTAAATAAAATATATGCAAGAACCAATTTTAAAAGAAAACCCAAACCGATTTGTTTTATTTCCTATTGAACATCCTGATTTATGGGAATGGTATAAAAAATCACAAGCCTCTATTTGGACTGCGGAGGAAATAGATTTAAAAGATGATAAATTTGACGAATTAACACCAGGAGAACAACATTTTATTAAGCATATTCTAGCTTTTTTTGCCGCATCTGACGGGATTGTAAACGAAAATCTTGCCGAAAACTTCGTGAACGAAGTGCAATATACAGAAGCAAAATTTTTCTACGGATTCCAAATCATGATGGAGAATATCCATAGTGAAACTTATTCTCTTTTGATTGATACTTATATTAAAGACCCAAGAGAGAAAGATAAATTATTTAAAGCAATTGAAAATTTTGCAGCTATAAAGAAAAAAGCAGACTGGGCTTTAAAATGGATAGAATCTGACTCATTTGCTGAAAGATTAATCGCTTTTGCAGCTGTTGAAGGAATATTTTTCTCAGGAGCCTTTTGTTCAATATTTTGGATGAAAAATCGTGGATTATTACCTGGGTTAACATTTTCAAACGAATTAATCTCTCGTGATGAAGGAATGCATTGTGATTTTGCTGTACATCTACATAATCATCACTTAATTAATAAAGTTTCCAAACCAAGAATAGTTGAGATCATATTATCTGCATTAGATATCGAGAAAGAATTCATTACAGAATCTCTTCCAGTTTCTTTAATTGGAATGAACTCAGAATTAATGACACAATATCTGGAGTTTGTAACCGACAGATTATTAGTAGAATTAGGATGTGAAAAAATATTTAATGTGAAACAACCATTTAAATTTATGGAAATGATTGCATTACAAGGTCAAAGTAATTTTTTCGAAAAGAGAGTATCGGAATATCAAAAAGCTGGTGTAGGACAAGGAGAACAAAAAATAACATTTAATGAAGAATTCTAATGAAAAAAACACAAGATTATTATATTGTACCTAAAGATGGTATTTCAAAATGGGAGATGATTTGGTATATATTAACCAACAAATACAAAAGAGGAAGTAAAAATAAATTAAAATATTCCTTTGATCTATTAATTATTACAAAAGAAAAATAAAATTGGAAGAGATTAAAGTTAAGAAAAGAAATGGTAGATTAGTAAATGTAGATTTTGGTAAGATTCAAACTAGAATAAAAAAAGCTAGTGTTGGATTACAAGTAAATCATCTTGAAATATCAATGAAAGTTGTACAAGGTCTTTATGATGGTGTTACTACTACCGTATTAGACAAATTAGCTGCAGATACTGCAGCTTCTTATACTACAAACCATCCAGATTATAGTAAATTAGCGGCAAATATTGCTATATCTGCCTTACATAAAGAAACATCAGGTGATTTTCAATTAGTTTTTAATGAATTAAAAGAAAAAGATTTATTAAATGAAGAATACATTTTAAGAGTAGAATCTTATGGATTTGATAATATTAAATCTGTTATAGATTATGAAAAGGATTATAAGTTTGATTATTTTGGATATAAAACATTAGAGAAAGCATATCTATTAAAAATATATAATAATAATGAAGATGTAATAGTTGAAAGACCTCAAGATATGTATATGAGGGAAGCTATTACTGTTACTAAAAATTGGGAGGATGTCATAGAGACTTATAAAATGTTATCTAATTGGGATTATACCCATGCTACTCCTACTATGTTTAACTCTGGTTTGAAAGGACAGCAACTGGCTTCATGTTTTTTAATTAATAACAAAGGTGATAGTAAAGATGGTATTATGGATACTGCCAAAGATGTATCTATTATTTCATCACACGCTGGGGGAATTGGATTATCTATATCAAATTTAAGAGCTGCTGGTTCTAAAATTCATTCTACTAATGGAACTTCTAATGGAATTTTACCTTATTTAAAATTAAATAACGAATTAGCTAGATATTGGGACCAAGGTGGAAACAAACGTAAAGGATCTTTTGCTATGTATTTAGAACCTTGGCATTTAGATGTTTTTACTTTATTAGATATCAGAAAAACCACAGGTAAAGAAGAATTAAGAGCAAGAGATTTATTCCCTGCTTTATGGATTCCTGATTTATTTTATAAACAAGTAGAAATTGATGGGGATTGGTATTTATCTTGCCCTAATGAACAACTTAAAGCTGGATTTACTCGTTTAGATGAATTACACTCTGATGAATTTGATTCTGAATATCATAATATAGTTACAGCTATTAATGAAGGAAGAATGAATGGTAAAAAAATCCAAGCAAGAGATTTATGGAACGCTATTCTTGAATCTCAAATTGAAACAGGTACTCCTTATATGTTAAATAAAGATGCAGCTAATTCCAAATCTAATCAAAAGAATTTAGGTACAATTAAATCATCAAATCTATGTACGGAAATTATTGAATACTCTTCACCAGAAGAACAAGCAGTATGTAATTTAGCATCGGTTAATTTAGTTAATTGTATTGTTAATGGTAAATTTGATTTTGAAAAATTATATTATATAATTTCTAAGGGTACAGATAATTTAAATACAGTTATTGATAAAAATTTATACCCAACCCAAGAAACTAAAACTTCAAATAATAAACATAGACCCATTGGTTGGGGCGTACAAGGATTAGCTGATGTTTTCGCGATTCTTAAATTACCATTTAATAGTGAAGAAGCTAAACAACTAAATAAAGATATATTTGAAGTGATATATATTTCTGCATTATCAACATCATGTAATTTAGCTAAAAGAGACGGAACATACGAAAGTTATGAAGGATCTCCATTATCTAAAGGAATAATCCAACCAGATATGTGGGGTATAAAATCAGAAGATCAGAAAATTATTGGTAATTTAACTTTAGATTATAAAAATTTAAGAGAAAATATCCAAAAATATGGGGTAAGAAATTCCCTATTAATAGCTCCAATGCCAACAGCATCTACAGCACAAATTATGGGTAATAATGAAGCATTTGAACCATTTAAATCAAATATTGGTGTTAGAAGAGTATTATCTGGAGAATTTGTTGTGATCAATAAACATTTAGTTAAGGACCTTGAAGAGTTAGGATTATGGAATGAACAAACTAAGTATGATATTATAATCAGAAAGGGTTCAGTTCAAGGAATTGAATATATTCCCCAAAATATCCAAGAATTATATAAAATTGTATGGGAAATGTCAATGAAAGACATTATTGATATGGCTGCAGATAGAGCAGTATTTATTGATCAATCTCAAAGTATGAATTTATGGATGGAACAACCTACAATTGGTAAATTATCATCAATGCATATGTATTCTTGGAAAAAGGGATTAAAAACAGGAATGTATTATTTGAGAACTCAAGGTTCTGCCCAAGCTATTGCATCATTAGGGATAGAAAAACCCCAAGAAATTTTGAAAGAAATTCCATTGACTTTAGAAGAAGAATTTCCATGTGAAAATTGTGGTTCATAAAGAAAAATAAACAAAATAAATGTGGCCTCTTCATGAGGCCATATATATTTATAGTTATAATTTAAATACCTATTAATGCCTAGAATACCTAACGAGAGTTTAGATCCAAAGAACCTACCACCTTCTTCATCATTAGACCCGACTTTACCAAAAAGACATCAAAAAGATAAAGATAAATTTTTATATGAACCAATATTAATTGATAAAAAGGTAGGATTATCAAAAAAGAAAATATTAGATATATGGATGGGATTAGTAATATTTCTATCTTCATTTATCGAAATAATATCTTTTTTTAAACCAGATGATAATAATCCCGCAATAATAACAGATACCGGTGATAATTATTTATTATTTTGGTTTCCATTATTTGCTAGTTTAGAATTATTTATATTTAGTTTATTTTTTGTATTTAAAGCATTTAGATATTCAAGTTGTCTAAGTACAAAGATAATATCAATATTGTTTTCTTTTGTACAGATGATATCAATATTATCATTAGTAATTACTTTACCAGTAATGATTTATATAACTTTTACTCAACCAATTATTTTAAGTATAGTTATTTTATTAATTTCTATAAATTTTATTAAATGGTTTTCAAAGTAGCCCTTAGTTTTCTATGGAAAATATTAACATTTAAAAAAGGTACTTTAACTTTGTTATCTTTTTCAATATCTTTTCCTATGACTTATTGGATAAAAGTATTAGCTAGAGATACTGACCCAAAAAATCTAATACTTCCTATATTAATAATGATTGTGGGAACTATTATGTTTTTATTTGTTTGTTTTTTTGATTTTGTAACAGGATTAAATGCAGCTAAATATAGAAGTCTTGTAAAATACGGAGATCCAAAAAAACCTTATATAAAGTCTTATAAATTATATAGGACTCTGTGGAAATTATTAGGAGTAATATTATTATCATTTTTATTAATGGTTACATCATTGATGATAGAGATAATGGGATTGAGATGGATTTATGTTATTAGCATAAGTTTTCAAGGAGCTATTTGGTTATTATCATGTGGATTTGAAATTCATAGTATAGGAGAAAATCATTTAAAACGATATGGATATAAACCAAAAATATTTAGATTTTGGGATAATATATTAAATTTATTTGAGAAAAAAATAACAGACAAAATAGATTCATCTTTTGATACTATTTTAAGGGATGAAGATAATGACAATGAGAAAAATAATTAATGATTTATTAAAAGGACCTACAGGAAAATATAGTAGAAAATCTACACTATTATTTGTATCATTTATAATGGCTTCAATAATAGGGATTTGGATTTCTATATCAGATTATATCCTTGATAAAGAAATTAATAGATATGTAATAGATGTATTTAATGGATTTCTTTTATTAGTAGCAACATTAGCTGGAGTAACAGTATGGGATAAACAATCGTTACATAAACAAAATAAAAAAATAGAGGAGGAACAAGATGCGTAAAATTTTTATATCTGCAGGACATAGCAACAAGGCAGGAAGAGATAGAGGAGCCAGTGGAAATGGTTATATTGAAGGTGAATTATCAGTAGAATTTAGAAATAAATTAGTTGATGAATTAAAACAATTAGGTATTAATCCTATTGTTGATGGAGATAATAGTATTTTAGCGGAAACAATTAATAAATTTAAAAGTTTAACTTCTCCTGATTCAATAGTATTAGATATACATTGGAATGCAGCTAGTGCAGCAGCAACAGGTGTTGAAACATTAGTTCCTGGAGAGCCAAGTTCTTTTGAAAGAAAATTAGCTGAATCTTTAAGTAGTACTGTATCTTCAATTTTAGGTATCCCTATGAGGGGAATAAAAGGGGTAAAAACTGAATTAGAATCACATCATGGACGATTAGGATGGATGAGATTAACTGGGGAAAATGTTTTACTTGAAGTATGTTTTATATCAAATCCTAATGATATGAAAAAATATGAAACAAATAAAACTATTTTAATAAAACAAATAGCTAAAGTATTATTTAATTATATCCAAGATAAAAACACCTCAACAAAATTTTATACAGTTGTAAAAGGAGATACATTATCTCAAATAGCAAAACATCATAATTTAACATTATCAGAATTAATAAATTTAAATAATATTGTTCAATCTAAACCATTACAAATTGGTACAGTTTTAAAAGTAAGTAAATAATTTTAAAATAAATATATTTTTATTAGGCCTCTTAAAGAGGCCTTTATATATTATAATAAATTATTTATATGTCAATTTTTAAAACACATGATAAAGAAATAGTTTTGAAAGAAATATCAAAACTTAAACCAGTTTCCCATAATAAATATTTTTGGTGGAGGAAATATGATTCTACTACTGTTCCAATACTAAAAAATTCTACTATTATAGAAAAAATTAAATCAGGCTATTATGATTTTTCTTCATATTTTTGGCAAGCCCAATTAGCTTTAGTTGAGTTAAATGATTTATATGTAAAAAATAAAGATTATGGAGCTTGGGTGGAATCTTCTTCCATTATTAGAGCTAGATATAAGCGATTAATGGAAGATTATTACAAAGATGAAGATGAAAGAATGGAAAGGATTATAAATGATTTTACTAAATCTTATATTCTTAAAAAAGATCAAGTAAAGGAAATCTTAGAAAATTTTGGAGGTACAATTCAAGATTTGTATATTCTGTTTGAAGAAAAATATAAATATAATATACAACCATCATGGAAAAGAACATTTTAATATTTATTAAAAATAAAGAAGATAGGATAGAAGCTGAAACAGAATTATCAAGATTAAAAATAATGAAACATTATTTAAAAGATAATAATATAGCATGTGAAATTAATGCAGTGGGATTAAGTTTCGGTTTATGTAATAATAAACAAATTCTCCCTGTAATAAAATATCAAATAAAACAAATCAAAAAATTTTTAAAAGGTAAATCAAATTATTGGGAATGATACGAAAGAAATTACGAAAAGAAATACAATTCCAGGGATGTGGATACATTTCTGATGCTTTTGATGATGTTATAAAAGATTTTTACAATATCACTGATGATGAATTTGATTTATTATGTGAAATAATGAGTAATGATGAATTAGATATTTTCCTTACAGCGATAGAGTATGATTCTACATTTGGGGAAAAAAGAAATGCATTTAAAATACGAAATAAATATATTAAATATTATAAATGAAAATAACTAAAGAATACAAAATGTATTACGGTCACCGTAATCAAGAATTAAAAGATAAATGTTTTAGACCTCATGGACATGATGCTAAAATCTTTATTACATTTAATGTTGAAAGACATGGAAATATAACTACATTATTTGGGGATTTTGATAAGGAAATTGAACCATTTTTTAAAGATGAATTTGATCATAGATTTGTAATAGATAAAAATGACCCATTATTACCTTATTTTGAACAATTCGAAAAAGATAGAGGAGAAGATCTAGGACTAAAAATAATTCCATTTGCATCTTCAGTGGAAAATGTATGTTATTATATTTTTGATGAAATTACTCAAAGATTTGGTTTTGATATTGAGAAAATAAACTATCATGAAACTAGAACTTCAAATATAGAATATCATAAATCAGATTATTTAAAAGATCAATTATATTTAAAATAATGTTTGAAATAAAAAAATCAATATATCATTTTCTGTTTGAGAACAGAAAACATGAATTCGGTTGTGCTATGTTATTTTTTGATTTTCCTGAATTATCTCAAATACAAGCAGAAATAGACCCTAGTGATATATATCAAGATCCAGAAGACCCATCTTTTGGATTAGAAAAAAATCCCCACTGTACTTTATTATTTGGGATTCATGATGAAATCAAACCTTTCCAAGTAGAGGATATCTTATCATATTATGAATTTAATGAATGTAAAGCCTATAATGTTTCTTTATTTGAGCAGGATAAATATGATGTATTAAAATTTGATGTAGCCGGGGAAAATTTATATGATGTTAATAAAGAATTAAGAAATACTTTTCCTTACACTAATGAATTTGATTATCATCCCCATTTAACTATTGCTTATTTGAATCCTGGAGAAGGAAAAAAATATGTTAATAAATTTAAAGATTTAGATTATAGACTCCAACCAACTCATACTGTTTATAGTGATGTTAATGGGAAAGAACATAAATTTACGTTATAATGGAAGAACATAAGAATAGTGGGGAAAGAGAAGTTACTTTAAAAGATTTAGAATTATATCATAGGGAATTAGAAGAGGGAAGAAAAGTCAAAGTAAGAAAGAAAAATACTCATCTAACTCCTAAAAAGAAAAAAAGAAAATGAAAAAAGAAGTAATTGAAATTAAAAATATACAGGATATATATGATATTATAACTGAAGAAAATCTTGATAGATTTATGTTAGATTTTTACAAGTTATTTCATACTCTTGCCGCATCCAAAAAAGATGATGAAAACTGGAAAAAACTAAAATTAGGTCATTTTAATTGGAAAGATGATGGAGATAATAATATTACTATAAACTTTAATAATAATGATGGAGAAAGAATATCAGAAATTAAATATTAAAATATCACACGAAACTCCATTACAACTATTAGAAGAAAGTTTAATATATAATGATTATCAATACATATTACCTTATTTTTGGGATAGGTATACTGAATACAAAGAATGGATGTTACAATATAGTAAAAAAGAAAATTCATTTATTATATTAGATAATGGATTATTTGAAGGAGAAGTCCCAACTATCCCAAATTTATTAAAATTAATTGATGAAATTCAACCCAATATATTTATTCCTCCTGATGAATGGAATGATTCATTAGGGACATTAAAAAACGCAAAATATTGGATGGGTTTAAAGAAAGCAGGAAATTTACCTGAAAAAACCCAACTAATGGTTGTTGTTCAAGGTAAAACTTTTGGAGAAATGGAAATATTATATCAGCAATGTGTTGATTTAGGTTACACTCATTTTTCCTTTAATCATTCTTCAATAGCTTATCAATCATTAGGACATTCAACTGAATTAATGAATGCTTCTTTTGGAAGAAATCATATTATTACTAACTTAATTGATAAGGGAGTAATTAAAAAAGAACATTATATTCATTTATTAGGATTATCAACACCTACAGAACTAGGTTTGTATAGTAGAAATAAAAAAGAATATATTAATTCTATTGATACCTCTTCCCCAATAATTTTAGGTTGTAAAAGAGAGAAATATTACTACAAATCCATAAATTTAACCTCTAAACCAAAAGAAAAATTAGAACATTTTTTTGAATCTACTTTGGATTTTGAACAAAAAGAATATATATTAGATAATATAGAAAAATTTAGACATATAACAAATAATATAACAAACAATAAACATTTATGACATCAAGTTTAAACCCACCCACAACAGATTATTTAAGCCTTTATGATTATTTAAAAAAACCAGCAGGTTCTAAATTAGGATTACAAGTATTTACTTACGCTAAGTTAAGAGGTATAAAACCTATGACAAAAGAAATTAATCAAGGAGGTCATACTAGAGTTATGTGTTATCCTCCAAGATTATTAAAAGAATATTTTACAATAGCCAATAATTTAGAAGCTTATAAAAAATGTTTTAACTAATGAAAGAACATAAAAGAAATATACAGTTCCAACCTCATGATGCTCGTAGAATTATTACAAAATTATTCTCTAATGTAAAGTTTTTAACATCAAAGGATCTTGAAGTATTAGATTTCTTAGGTAAGAAAGGAGATCATGATGATAGAGATGTAAATCTATATTATAAAGAAGGAAAAAAACCTATAAATATAAAATAATATGAATAAAAAATATGCAGTAATTTCACTAAGTGGGGGTATGGACTCTAGCACTTTATTACTAAACCTATTAGATAATGGTTATGAAGTTACAGCGTTAAGTTTTGATTATGGTCAAAAACATAAAGTTGAACTTGAAAGAGCAAGTGAATTAGTAGAGTATCTTAATTATACAAATGGATTAACAGGAAGAGAAAATAGTAAATTCATTAATGTCAAACATCAAATTATTAATCTTAATGGTTTATCCCAATTATTAAATTCATCATTAGTTGAAGGAGGAGAAGATGTACCTGAAGGTCATTATGAATCTGATAATATGAAAGCTACTGTTGTACCTAATAGAAATAAAATATTTTCTTCTCTTATTCAATCTGTTGCTTTAAGTATAGCAGAAAAAAATAATTCGGAATGTGTTATAGCTATGGGAATTCATGCTGGAGATCATGCAATTTATCCTGATTGTAGACAAGAATTTAGAGATGCTGATTTTGAGGCATTTAAACAAGGAAATTGGGGTTCTGAAAAAGTTAGTTTATATACACCCTATCTTGAATTAAATAAATTCGATATTTTAAAAGACGGAGAATATTCATGTAATAATTTAGGATTAAATTTCAATGAAGTATATAAACGAACATTAACTTCATACAAGCCAATTAAAATAAACCAAAAATCCCCAAATAAAGGACCTTATGGTGAAGAAGATGTAGACAGATTTGTTTGGTACTCAGATTATAAATCAGCTTCATCAGTAGAACGTATTGAAGCGTTTATTAAATTAGGTAGGCCTGATAGTACGCCCTATGCAGATGAAACAGGTCCTGTATCTTGGGAAATAGCTAGAGATCATGTTAAATCTATATTATTAGAAAATGATGCTCTTATTACATATCACTTACATAATGGAGATAAAAAATGAATGCATTAGTTTTAGATAAAGAAAAAATATATAAAATATATATGGAATGGGTTGATAAAGTATCTGATGAATGTGATTGGAAAAGTACTTTTGGACCTAAAGAAATTGTATATAAAATTTGTAAGATAATAGAGAAAGAATTAAATGAATAAAAACACAGTAGAATTATTAGGTCATTATGGTGGTGACAAAACTCATGCATTGAGTGCTTGGACAAGTACAATAAGAGATTATAAAGGTAAAGAAGGTAAAGTACCTAATTTATTAACAATGTTAGCTGATAACAAACATGGTACACCATTTGAAAAGTCTTGTATTCATTTTTTAGTAAATGTAGATCAAGCTACACATATTCATCTTTTAAAACATAGAATTGGTGTTTCTATTAATGGTGAAAGTGCTAGATATAAAGAACTTAAAGAAGATAAATATTATTTACCTGAAGATTTTGATGTACCTCATTCTATGGAATATTTAGATGATTATGAACATGGTCAAACATGGGCATTTAAACTTAAACAATATACTGAATTAGGTAATCAATTATATCATCAATGTTTAGAAGATTTAACACCTATTTTAGGGCGTAAACGTGCTAAAGAAAGTTCTCGTTATTTTAAAACATTTAATTCCCAAATTACAATGGATATTATGTTTAATTGGAGATCCTTTTATCATTTCTATATATTAAGAGCAGATGAACATGCACAATTAGAAATAAGAGAATTAGCAAAACAAATGTTGAAATTAATAAAAGATATACCAAATAATCCATTTGAACACACATTAAAAGCATTTAAATTATGAAACAAGTACAACAATTAGAATTTATTGAAAATATAAATAAAAAAGGAATTGAATTAATTAAATCTAAAGGATACGATTATGCTGGAGAAGATGTATTAAAGAATTTTAAACAAATGCATCAACTTTTAGATTTATTACAAGTAAATACTTCTAAAATAGAAGGAATACATATGTTTTATATTCTTTTGAAAATACAAAGATTATGTAATTTATTATTTTCAAATAAAATAGCAAAGAATGAAAGTATAGAAGATACTTTAATTGATTTAAGAAATTATGTTGATTTATTAAATTGTACTTTAGAAGAAAAAAATAAAAACCAAAATATAAGTGATAAAATAGAAACAAATATTATTGAACCGGCAAAACCAAAATACTAATTATAAAAGAAAATATTATGACATTAGAGAGAATAGAACATATATTAGAAGAACTAACACAAAAAATAAGTGCATGTAATTATGATAATTATAGATTATTAGAATATTTAGATTACCCACAAGGAGAAGAAAAATTAAATGAAGATTGTAAACCTCATCGCTCTCATAGTAATCTCTTACCAAAAATTTGGGAACATATAAATGAATTAGATAATCAAATTAATTTCATGAAAGGTAATAGTGTAAAATTAGAAGGTATTATTAGAAATAACGTTGAAGTGGTTCAACAATCAGAAAATTTAAAAGTTCCACGAACTAGGTAATTCAAAAAAATAACGAAAAGAAAAGAAATGAAAATTCAAGAATTGGAAACTGCAAAAGTAGGTTATGCTAATGGTATATCAACTCAACTAGCACAAGTATTAGAAAGAGAAAACCGCTCTCTAAATGATGTAGAAAAAAAAGAAATTATTGCAAATGCTGCTTATCATTATGGAGCTTTTCTAGAAGCCTTAGGTTGTGAATGGCAATTAGATCCAAATTCTAATAATACTCCTTATAGAGTAGCTAAAGCTTATGTTAATGATTTATGGAAAGGTAGATATGAAATATTTTCTGATACTACTTCTTTCCCTGCAGATGGGTATACTGGTATAGTTTTAGAAAAAAATATTGAATTAACAAGTCAATGTTCTCATCATCATCAAACAATAAAAGGAAAAGTTCATATAGCTTATATACCTGGAAAAGATGGTACTGTAGTTGGATTATCTAAACTAAATAGAATAGTAGAACATTTTGGTAGAAGAGGAGCAATCCAAGAACAACTAACAAAATCAATACAAAATGCTGTAGACAAAATATGTACAGGAAATATTGGAGTAATGGTTGTTATTGATTCTACCCATAATTGTGTTTCTTGTAGAGGAGTAAAACACCAAGGAGCTTCAATGGTCACTTGTGAAGTATCAGGTGTATTTTCAAACCATGAAAAAACAGCAAAACAAGAAGTATATCAAATGATAAAATTAAAATAATGAAAATGGATTATAATAAAATACAACCTATTATAGAGGCTTATACTTGTATTCAAACTGAAGGAAGTAGAGCAGGATACCCTCATTTTTTGGTTAGAACAACAGGATGTACCCATAGATGTTGGTTTGGTGAAGGAGGTTGGTGTGATTCTTGGTATACTTCAATTACTCCAGAAAAGGGATCATGGACATTACAAGCTATTAAAGAATTATTTGAAAGTAGACCTGATATAAATCATCTTATGATAAGTGGGGGTTCACCAACAATGCATCCTGCATTAGTAGATGAATTGGTTACTATGTTTAATGAAATGCATAGTGAACCATTGAGTTTTCCTACTCCTATAAATACTAAACCATTGATTTCACCAAAAACAGGAATGATGTCTGATGGAAATGGATTTATAACAATGGAAACAGAAGGTTCTCATTTTGTCGAAACCAAATATCCAATAGATTTAATTTCACTATCTCCTAAGTTTGAAAATTCTGTTCCTAAACTAGGAGTACAGTTACCTAATTCTGATAAAGTTGTGGATGATAAAATGATTAAACAACATAATAAGTTTAGATTAAATCATAATGCTATTGAAGATACATTAAATTATCATAAAGATTATCATTTTAAACCAGTTGTTGATATGAATGATCCTTATATTTGGGATGATATCGAAAATTTTAGAAATAGACATAATATCCCAAAAAATAAAACATGGGTAATGCCTGCAGGAGATACACGTGAGGCTGTAATCCCAAATTATAAATATGTAATGGAAGAATGTACTAAACGTGGATATAATTTTACAGGTCGTGCACATATTATTTCCTTTGATGATTTACGTGGAGTATAAAAAATATATTAAATGAATAAAATTGTAGTATGGTTAGAGGAAGATTATTCTAAATCGTCAGAAATCATAACAGATCATGATAATAGAGAGAATATAACTGAATTAGTGAATTCCAAGTTTGGGAAAAATAACTGGTTTTATTATGATATTTGGGAATTAGATAAAGATGGAAAAGAAATCTAAAGGATTAGGAGATAGTCTTGAAAAAATATTTAAAGTAACAGGTATAAAATCGGTAGTTGAAAAAACTACCGATATACTTGGTATAGAAAATTGTGGATGTACACGTAGAAAAAACGTATTAAATGAATTATTTCCTTATTCTCAGCCAAATATACAACAACCAAAAAATAATACAGAATTACTCGTAGAAGGTACTTATTATATTAATAATAATTTAGTAATTACTCGAAATGGAGAAATTTTTAATTATAAAATTGGAGATAAAATATTATTAGAAAAATCAAATCCAAATTTTAATGATTTCCAAGTTTATTATAATTTAGGATTAATAACTAAAGAATGACACAAGAAGAAAAAATCCAATTAGTTATAGATGATATAAGGAGTAAATTTCCCAAATGTTCTTATACTATTAGAATTTTATTATGGGATGATGGTACTGATCTTGTAGAATGTAGACATGGTACAAAGGATATACTATATATTTCTTCATATTATGATAATAAATTATCTTTTGAAGAAATACCACTTGATAAATTTCATCATGGTATGTTAGTAGATGAAAATGGGACTGAATATTTTAAAAGAAAATGAATTTAGAAGATTTAATTACAGAAAAAATAGTTGAATATTGTGAACCTCTGAATATTATTTTTGTAATAGGTTATACAAAAACAGGAAAAATCACTATAGCTCGTAAACTAGCAAAAGAATTAAATAGAACTTTACTAATTTCTGATGAATTTATTGAAAAATATGGACATGAAGATGCTATAACATATTTAGAAAATGAACTCCAACAATATTATTATTCAGTTACCCCAATAATTGTAGAAGGAATATTAGGATTTAGATTACTTAGAAAATTAGCTAAAGATGGTTATATAGTTCCTGATTTAATAATAAAAACTCAATGTAATGAAGCAACTATAACTCATTTTTATAATAAAGATGGAGAAGGTTATAAAATTACAAGAGCCTTAGGTTTTAATAAAGGTTTAGAAAAGATTTGGAATGAATATTTATATTTCATACATTCTAATTTTAAGAAACCAAAATTATTAAATTTAAACACAAGTATATATTAAATGGAATTCAAAAATTACATAGGAAGTGAAACATTAGAGGAAGATGGATTTCAAGTATTTAATAACCCTTTTATAAAAGATATTATTAATACTTATTCTTTAGATTTAGAAGAAGTAGCCAAATATAGTATTAATACTGATGTTTTTAGAACCAAATTAGGAGATATTAAGCAAATTCAAAATCTAAATTTTGGTAATTTGAATGAACAATTAGTTAGATTAATTTGGGATGGTAATTATCAAGTACTTAATAATCAATATTTTTGTAAACCTCCTAATTACAAAATGACCTCAGCCCATCAAGATAATGCTTATTTTGATAGTAAAGAAAAAGTTTTTACATTTTGGATTCCTTTACAAGATGTTGATTTAATAAATTCATGTATGTTTTATGTACCAGGAAGCCATAAAAATGGTTTAGTAGAACATAAAGCTATTGGAACAAATGTTAGAACAAGAACAGGTAAAACTGGTTTTTCATTATATTCCGATTATTATAAAAATAGAGAATTTGTAAAAGTTCCAATGAAAGTTGGAGAAATATTAGTACATGATAAAGATTGTATGCACTTTTCCTCTCCCAATTTAACTGATGATTATAGAATAGCAATAACAAGTATAATAAAATTAATATAAATAATTATGTCACAGACAATTCAACAACAAGTAGAAGAAATAAAACATTTCAAAAACCAAAACTTACTAAGTACAATTTTGCAACTAAATCAATTACTGAAAGTAAAATCATACTATATAAATACTATTAATGGTGATAAAACTTTAGTCTCTTCATACCAGAATAGAATAGATGAAGATCAAGCAAAAATTATCAGAGAAAAAATTATGTTAGCCATCTCTAAAATAGATTTAGAATAATGAGTATGAGTTTTGTACCTTTTGTAAGTGAAGTAGAAGCTTTTAATAAAGCTATGGGTAAACCGAATTCATATATTCCAAATATACCTAAAGAAAAATGGCAATGGGAATTTATATATAATTTTATTAAAGAAGAATTAGATGAATATAAAGAGGCATGTGAAACTAATGATTTAGTTGGAGTAGCAGATGCTTTAGGTGATATTATGTATGTTTTATGTAATGGAATTATGTTACATGGAATGAAAGATAAGATAGAAGATGTATATAAAGAAATACAAATATCTAATATGTCTAAAATTTGTTTATCTGAAGAAGATGCTATAGCTACAGTAAAAGATAGAGAAATAATGCTAGGACAACCATGTCATTATGAAAAAGTGGAAGAACATTGGGTAGTATATCGTTCTTCAGATAGAAAAGTTCAAAAATCTATTACATATTTTAAACCAAATTTAAAACAGTTTTTTGAATAATATTAGGCCTCTTAAGAGACCTTTCGTATGTTTACTAATAAATAAAATTACAAATTATGCCTTTATTAAATACAAATAATATAGATAAAATTAAGATACTTTATCATAATCAAGAGGAAAATTATACTGAATTATATATACAATATAAATTTTTTTGGACATCATATAAAAAAGTATATCGAAAATATACTAAAGAAATAGTGATTAATAATAAAATTATGGAAGATACAGAATATTTTGAGGTATATAATAACGGATATTTAAGAAAATTAGGTTTTTTTGAGAGAAATGATATACAAAGTTATTTTATATTAATATGAGAGTAACAGAAAATAATATACAAATATTAAAAGATAATGAAGTTTTTGTTTTTGGTTCTAATGAATCTGGAAGACATGGGGCTGGAGCTGCTCGTCAAGCTTTGACTTGGGGAGCTATTTGGGGACAACCTAAAGGACTCCAAGGAAAAACATACGGAATTCCAACAAAAAATGCTTCTATAACAAAAACATTAACACTTCCTAAAATTCAATATTATGTAGATGAATTTATTGAATTTGCTAAAGCTAATCCAAATTTAACATTTCTTGTGACTGAAATAGGTTGTGGGTTAGCTGGTTTACAACCTAAAGAAGTAGCACCTTTATTTGAAAACGCTATTAATATTGATAATATACATCTTCCTAAAAAATTTTGGCATAAATTAATGGTTAATTATACAACCAAAAATTAATATGAAAATATATATTTACCTTCTGAATTTATAATTCACTTAATGACAAATAATGATAATTAATATTTTTCCAAAACATGTTTTCCAACAAATGTTGGATTCTTTTAAACAAAAAGGAAGCAGTCCTGAAATGTTTGATGATATATTTTTTATTAGTATATTAGATCCTGATTTTCCAGATAGATTATTTAATGATTGCGATAATTATAAAACTTGGTGGTTTTATGATTTAGAATATGAAATTGGTAACTATAAACCTATGAATGAAAAACAAGCTGAGGAAATTTATCAATTTATAAAATCAAATAAGGATAAAAAAAGATGTTTTGTTCATTGTAGTGCTGGTATTTCTAGAAGCGGAGCTGTAGGAGAATTTATTCAAGATATACTAGGAACTGAATCTTATCAAGACTTTAAGAAAAGAAACCCTAATATAACTCCTAATTTACATATTAAAAAACTATTAAATCAATTGATATGAAAGTAATATTTTTAGATATTGATGGTGTTTTGAATGTTATAGGACAAGGTCATGATAAATATGGTAAAATATTTCATAAACATTTTGAAGATAATTTAAAATGGATTATAGATTCAACAGGAGCTAAAATTGTAATTTCTTCTTCTTGGAGAAAAAACGGATTAGAGGAAATGAAATCTATGTGGTTAGATAGAAATTTACCTGGTGAATTAATTGATACTACTCCTAGTTTATATTTAAAAAAGGGGGGGAGTATACGATTTTGGAATAATAAATTATTAGAAAAACCCACTCCTAAAATAAGGGGTTATTCAATCCCAAGAGGTTGTGAAATCGAATATTGGTTAAAAGAAAATAAAGTAGATAATTATGTTATTTTAGATGATGATAATGATATGTTATTTTCACAAAAAGATAACTTTGTAATATGTAGTAAAAATAATAACCATGAAGATTGTATTGATATTGGATATGGTTTAACTAGAATATGTGCTGAAAAAGCAATTAAAATTTTAAATGGGAAAAATAGACCATATAATTCCATGCTCTTCTTTTAATTTAATTATTTTAGAAGAACAACAGAAATGTTTCCACTTCACAAATCATCAACCATTATTTAAAACAACAGAAATAGCAAAATTATTTGGTTATTCATATCAAATAGGAAATAGAAATAAATCAAATAAATAATGTACCAAGCAATTTTTTTTGAAAGAAGGAAGAACCCAGATAAAGGATATATTTACCTCAGAGATGATATTGAAAAATGGAAAAGATTTAAATATTCTCCACCAGTTTATGAAGTAAATCCTGAAGGGGAGTATAGTACTTTATTTGGAAAAAGAGTATCCAAAGTAGAAGGAAAGTATGATTGGTTTGATAACCACATTCTTGAAAAGGATATCCAAAAAGAAATAGCAGTTTTAAGAGATTTCTATTATAAAGATGATTCACAACCTTCATATCATAATATACTTTATTTAGATATTGAGATTCAGTTGTTGGGTTCTTTAACACCTAGTTATATACAAGCTGCTCCAGCAGAATTAACTTCAATAGCTTTAATAGATATAACTACTAAACAAAAGATATGTTTTATTGTTGATGGAAAATCTAAATTAACAGATTTACAAAAAGAAGGAAAACAAATTATAGTATGTTATAGTGAAAGAGATTTAATTTCTAAATTTTTAAAGAAATGGAGAGAATTAGATCCTACTATAGTTGTTGGCTGGAATAGTGATTATTTCGATATGCCTTATTTGTATTGTAGGATTTTAAAAGTATTTGGTGAAGAAACAGCTAATTTATTATCTCCAATAAAAAAAGTAATTAATCAACCTGCAAATCCTGATAATCCTATCACTATAGGTGGTATAAATTGTTTAGATTTCATGAGGTTGACTAAAAAATATATTACAAAAGAAGAACCATCATATAAATTGCATGATATTGGTATTAAATATGCTAAACTTGGTAAAATTGAATATAAAGGAAATTTAGATCAATTATTTGAGGAAGACCCTGAAAAATATATTGATTATAATATTCGTGATGTTGAAATTATTGAAGAATTGGAGAAAAACTTACAATTTGTTCAATTAACTATTTTAATTTCACATTTATGTCATACTTCTTATGAATCTATTTATTATAATACAGTTTTAAATGAGGGAGCTATTCTTACTTATTTAAAACGTGAAGGAATAATAGTTCATAATAAACCTACTACTATTAATAAAGAAATTCGTGAATTAAACGAAGGAGATATAGTTGTTCATCAAAGAGGTACTCCAACTATTGAAGGAGAGGTACATTCTGTTGAAGGAGAGGAAGTTTATGTAAAAACAGCGTTAGGAGAATTAAAATTACGAGGAATTAAAACTATTCGTAAAAAAGAATCATATGCTGGAGGATTTTTATTAGAACCTATTCCAGGAATATATAGATGGTTGAGTGATTTTGATTATGCTTCCCTATATCCATCAATTATTAGATCTTTAAATTTAGGTATTGAAACTTTAATAGGAAGAATAGCAATTGATAATCCAACTAGAAATATTTGGTGGGGGTTAGAAGATTTAAAGAATAAAAACCAAAATGAAGAAATCCAATTTGAAATTCTTGATAAGGAAACATATACTTTTACTACTCATAATACTACCATTGGTAAAATAGTAAAAAATATAGAAGATAAAAACTGGACTATTTCTGCTAATGGGGTTATATTTAGAACAGATACTCAAAGTGTAGTAGCTAAAGTATTAACAGATTGGTTTAAATTAAGAAAGGAATATAAACATAAAATGGAAATTGCCTATAAAGAAGGTGATGAAGTTTTAGGAAAATTATATGATTCTCAACAACACTCATTCAAAATTCTATTAAATGCCGTTTATGGAGCATTTGCAATTAATGCTTGGAGATTTACAGATGGTTTCAAAATATTATCATCAGCTATTACTTGTACTGGACAAAGAATGGTTTGCGAAACAATTAAATATGCTAATGAACATATTGAAGAAACCTATTTAAAAAAATAAATTATGCCTGCAGCGAAAATTAGAACAGAACAAGATATTTTAAGAGCTATGGCTGTTACTAAATCAAATATAGCAGCTGCTAAATATCTTAATGTAAGTTTTTGGACATATAGAAAATATGCCAAATTATATATAGATAAAGAAACAGGAAAAACATTATGGGAAAAACATAAGAACCAAAGTGGTAAAGGTGTTCCTAAATTTTATAATAATAAAGGAAAAGGAGGTGATCTTCAAATGATTTTAAAAGGAGAAATTACCACTATCGATAATTATGATATCGAAAAATTCAAAACTGCTTTAATTAGAGATTTAATATTCTTTGAAAGATGCAATCGTTGTGGTTTTGATGAGGCAAGAGTTCTTGATTATAAAGTACCATTATTAATTAACTTTAAAGATGGAAATAGAAAAAATTGGAGACAACCTAATTTAGAATTAATTTGTTATAATTGTTATTATTTAACTGTAGGAGATGTATTTACTAAAAGACAAATCCAAGATATAGAATCTCATGTTGATACTTCGAAAACCAATGAAGTTACTTGGGATTTAGATCCTTATATGAAGGAACATTTAAAAGACTTAGGTCTTATGGATGATGAAGATAAAGGAGATGAAGATAATGATTTTATTGCTTATAAAGATTACGTTAAATAACAATTAATATGAAAGAACAACTAATATCATTCGAAACAGCCAAGTTAGCTAAAGAAAAAGAGTTTTTTGATAAAACATCTAATGGAGAAATAAGAATATCTCAACAAAACGTTTATAGTCCTGAAGGTAATTTATTTAGTTTAGAAAAAGCTATTTTTTCATCAGCTTTTAGATTAAAAGATTGTTATAATGCTCCAACACAATCATTACTTCAAAAATGGATAAGAGAAGTTCATAATATTAATATATTAATTTCACCATCTAAAACAAATTATTTTATAATAATGGTATATCTTGATAAACATAATAATTTTCAAGAATATGATTTACAAAATTATTATAAAACCTACGAAGAAGCATTGGAAACAGGACTATTAGAAGCATTAAAAATTATATAAAAATAAAAGTATGAATTTTGATGTCCATAAAATAAATAAACATATTGCTGCTAGTGATACAGATTCATGTTTTATTTGTTTTGAACCTGTATTAACTAAACTTTATCCTACTTTAGATTTAACTGATAAAGAAGAAGTATTACCTAAGGTTAAAACATTACAAAAAGATGTAGGGGCAGTATTAAATAAACAACAAACTATACTTGCTAAAAATATTTTAAATTGTGATGAACATTATTTCGATTTAAAACCTGAATTTATTCTTCAATCTGCTTATTGGTCAGGAAAAAGAAGATATGCTCAATGGCAAGTTGATAAAGAAGGTATTCCCATAGAAAAACTTGTAGTAATGGGATTAGATATTATGAAATCTAATTTCCCTCCACATTTTAGAGGTTTTGGAGAAGAATTAATTAAAAAAATATTATTTGCTACTTCTAAAACAGAAGTAGATAAATTTATTATTGATTTTAGAGATTCAATAAATGAAGTAAATTGGAGGAAATTATGTAAACCTACAGGTATTAAAAAAATACAAGAATATATTGCTTCTCCACCACCCCCAGGAAAAATGTTTTCAACTTTACAAAAGAAAGCACCACCCAATACAAAAGGTTCCATTAAATATAATGATATATTAAAATTTAAAGGTTGGGATAAACAATATTCCCAAATCCAATTAGGAGATAAAATATATTTAGCTTATTTAAAGAAAAATCCATATATGTTAGATATGATAGCATTTAAAGGATATGATGATCCCCCAGAAATAGTAGATTTAGTAGAAGAATATATTGATAAAAATAAATTATTTGAAACAGTACTCCAAAAAAAGATAGAAAAAATTTATGAAGATTTAAAATATGGTTCTGTTGTATTTAATTCTTATATAACTGATTATTTTAATTTCTCTTAAATAAAATTTGGATATTTTAATAAATTAATGTATATTAATATAAATAAAAAAGATTATGAAATTATCCCCTGAGATAAAAAAGTTATATGATATATATAATACTCCTATGTTTTATGCGGAAGATACTGAGGATTATATATATACTTATCTAGAAGATTATAATGAAGATGAATATCCTGAACTTCATAAAATAGCAGAAAAACTTTTATTAGAATTAGATAATAGAAAGAATATTTAAATGAATAAAAAAGATTTAGTAAAAGTAATTGAGAAATATTACTTGGGAGGTTTAACAGAGCAAGTTAAATTTAAAATAAAAGATAATCAATTAACTATTAATTTTGCTACAGCTTTAAAAGACTGTATTGGAGAATTAAGTGCTCCTATGGATATGGAAGATGTAGAGTTAGGTATTTATGATACTACCCAATTATATAAATTAGTAAATATTACTAATGATCCTATTCAATTAACAGTTGAAAAAGCTGGAGAAACTGCTTTAAGACTTGAAATAAAAGATAATCAATATGATTTATCTTATAATTTAGGTGATTTAGGATTAATTTCTGAAGGAAAATTGCAAAATTCCATGCCCCCTCCTTCAATAAAACTTACATTAGATACAGAATTCATAAATCGTTTTATTAAAGCTCATAATGCTTTAGAAAAAGTTGAAACGTTTACAATAAAATCCGAAATAGACAAAACTAAATCAAAAAACCTAAAATTTACAATTGGTTTAAATGAAAGATACGCAAATAAAATTACATTTTCTCAACCTGTAGAAACTTATAGTGAATTAGAAAAATTTACTTATAGAGTATCTAATTTTAGAGAAATCTTATCTAATTCAAAAAATTCAGAATGTGAAATGATAGTATATTCTATGGGGATAGTTTCCTTAATTACTAAAGAAGATGATATTAATGTCCAATACTACTTAGTCCCAAATAAGAATATATAAACTATTATCTCTATAATAGATTTATAAAGAGAAATAAAAACTAAAGTTATGGAGGTAAATTTAAAACTTAAACAGAAAAATAATATATAAATAAAGATTATGGAGACAGCAAAAAAACCATTTGGAGCAGGTAGACCTAAAGGAACTGATAATATAACATATATAAAAGATCCATTATTAGGGAAATATCATATTGTTATAAAAGATAATATTTTTGAAGTTTCTCAAACTTCATCTGTTGCAAAGGAAAAGAATATGGGATATTTTACAACTTTAGGAGGAGCTTTAGGTAAAATAGCTAAATTACAAACTAATGAAAAATATAAGACATTTTCATTAAAAGAATATATAGATGAATATAAATTAATAGTAAATACATTAAACCAACAATTTTTATGAGTAAACAATTAGTCCCTAATTATGGACAAGCTATTTTAAAACCTATTGAAGAAGGAGAACAATTTCAGGGAAATATAATTATTCCTGATATAGAAAATACAAGAGCTTCTCAAGCTGAGATTATTAAATTAGCTCCAATATACAATTATAATACAGGAACTATAGTTCCTTGCATGTTTAATGAAGGAGATATTGTAGTTTTCCCATCAATGGGAGCACAAAAAGTGACATTAGATAGAGTAGACTATTTTGTAGCTTCTATTTCTGATTTATTAGCTGCTATTAAATAATAATTAAAAAGATATATGACACAAACAGAAAACGGAGAAAAATTACAAGCCGGTTTATTAAGAGGAATAGAGAAATTAAATAATGCAGTATCTGATACATTAGGTCCCTATGGAAGAACAGTTCTGCTTAAAGACCAATATGGTAAAATTAAAACTACTAAGGATGGTGTTTCTGTAGCGAAAGGTTTTATTGAATTGGAAGATCAAATTGAAGATATGGGTGCACAACTTGTTAAAAAAGTATCGGAAGATACTAATAATAAAGCAGGTGATGGTACTACGACATCAACATTACTAGCTACTAGTATTATAAAAGAAGGTTTCAAAGTTATGGAAAAAGGATCTAATTCTGTTTCTGTTAAGAAAGGTATTGATTTAGCTGTTAAACAAGTTATTGAAAAACTGAAAGAAAATAAAGCAGATATAACAGAAAATTCCCAAATCCAAGAAGTAGCAACTATATCTGGTAATAATGATCCTGAAATCGGAACATTAATTTCTACAGCTATAGATAAAGTAGGTAGAGAAGGTATAATTTCGGTTGAAAAATCTAAATTTGGAGAAACCAGTTTAGATGTTGTAGAAGGAATGCAGTTTGACAGAGGTTATAAATCTCCATATTTTGTTACTGATAACAATACAATGCAAGCTACTTTAGAAAAACCATTAATTCTTATATATAGTGGAAGAATAACATCAGCCCAAGATTTAGTTGGAGTTATGAATAAAGCTAATATTGAACAAAGATCATTATTAGTTATTGCTGAGGATATTGACGGAGAAGCTTTATCAACTTTAATTGTAAATAAAGTTAGAGGAGTTGTTGATTCAGTTGCTGTCAAAGCTCCTGATTTTGGAGATAGAAGATTATCTATGTTAGAAGATTTAGCAATTATAACAGGAGGACAAGTTATATCTACTGAAAAAGGAATGAAATTGGATAAAATAAATCCAAATGAATGGAATAAATATTTAGGTAATGCTCGTACTGTAACTATTACTAAAGAAAATACTACAATAGTAGATGGAGAATGTGAACCAGCAGAAATAGAAAAGAGAACTGAGGAAATTAAAACTCAAATTGATAAAGCATCATCTCCATTCGAGAAAGAAAAACTTCAAGAACGTTTAGGAAGAATGGTAGGAGGAGTTGCTGTAGTTTCTATTGGGGGTAATTCTGAAGTAGAAATTGAAGAGAAAAAAGATAGGGTAGATGATGCATTACATGCTACTCGTGCTGCCATAGAAGAAGGAGTATTACCTGGAGGAGGTTCTGCTTTATTATATGCTAGAGAAGGAATCATTTTTAATGAAATAGATAAAGATATTAAATTAGGACAGCAAATTGTATATGATGCTTGTTCTGCTCCATTTACTAGAATTCTTGAAAATGCTGGTTATGATAGTGAAGATATTAAAAAATTAATATCTGATTTAACTAAAAAACCTGATATTTGGAATGGATATGATTTAGTTTCTGAATCTATTGTTAATATGAGAACTAAAGGTATTTTAGATCCTGTAAAAGTAACTAGATATGCATTACTAAATGCTTCTTCAGTAGCTGGAACTATTTTAACAACAAATAATTTAGTTATTGAAAAAAGAGAAGAACAAAAAGAACAACCTTCATTATATTAAATATTAGGCCTTGTAAAAGGCCTTTTATATATTACTAATTATGAAATATAAAGTATATTATTTTGATAAAGGGAATTGTATTTTAAAAAAGTTATTTATTAATGATAAAGTTTTTTCTTCAATTGAAGAAGCAAAAAAAGCTATAAATAACAAAAAATATCTTCCTCCTTATCAAATAGTAATATGTAGTAAAAATAATTTTGGTTGGTATATTGAAGAAATATATAATAATTTTATATGAAAGAACAATTTATACCTTATGAATTAGCACTAGAACTTAAAAATTTAGGTTTTGATGAACCTTGTTTGTCCACTTATCATACTAAAACTAAAGAAATTATCAAAATATTTGGGGAGTTTAAAAAACAGCCTGAAAAAGAAATTTATTGGATATTAGCACCACTATGGCAACAGGCCTTTGATTGGTTTAGAAAAAATAAATTAATAGATTCTAATATAGAACGAAAAGATTATATAGGTGATAATTTTGATTATTATTTTTATACTATATGTGGAAGTGAAAAAAATTCTAATATACTTGTTGATAATGATGATTTAGGAAAAACTAAACAAATTTATGAAGAAGCAAGACAAGCTTGTCTAGAAAAATTAATTGAAATTATAAAAGGAAATGAATAACGAACATAATTTATATTGGGCAAAATACTCTCCAACAAGTCTCGAGGGATATATAGGAAACCCATTATTTAGAGCAGATTTACAAAAATGGATTGAAGAAGGTTCTATTCCTAATATTATATTAAGTGGTAGAGCAGGATCAGGGAAAACAACTGCAGCGAAAGTAATTACTTCTTCTATTCCCTGTGATAGTCTTTATATAAATGCTTCTGATGAAAATGGAATTGATACTATTAGAGAAAAAGTTAAATCATTTGCTTCTACAGCTAGTTTTATGACTTTGAAAATCATAGTATTAGATGAAGCAGATTTTTTAACACCAGCAGCACAATCTGCTTTAAGAAATATTATTGAGACTTTTAGTAGTACTACTCGTTTTATATTTACTTGTAATTATTTTGAGAGGATGTTAGAACCTATTCAAAGTAGATTAGAACGATATGAATTAAAACCTCCTACAAAATCAGAATTAGCAGCTAAATGTAAATATATCTTAGAACAAGAAAATATTAAATTTGAAAATACTGAACTAGCTAAAGTAGTGAATTTAACATACCCTGATACTAGACAATGTTTAATTAAATTACAATCATTTTCCAAAACAGGTAAGTTAATAATAACAGATACTTCTAAAAATATTGAAAAAGAAGGAGAAGAGATAATTAAATTATTAAAGGGTAAAAACCCAAAAGATTTTAATAAAATAAGACAAATAGTAGCAGATTTAGATTTAAAAGAATATTCTGAATTATATAGATTATTATTTGATAAACTAGATGAATATTCAGATAATATTACAATACCATGGATGATTGCTGAATCTCAATATAAAGCTGTTACTGCTCCTGATAGAGAAATACAATTTATAGCACTAATTAGTAAAATTTTAAATAATAAATAATGGAAAAACCACAAATAAACCTTGATATTAGAAAAACAACTCCAATTTTAACTCCTTCTGGAGGAAAAATTTGGCAAACAGGAGTAATTTTAAGAAAAGCAAGTAGATTTTTAACAGGAGGTCCTATAGATGCAGTTATACCTATTGATGTATTTTATGATCCTGAAACAGGAGAAATATGTGAGGAAGGATTGCCGCCAGAATTAAAAGAATTATTATTATCACAAGATGCCGAAAAGTAATTATACACCAGAAAAAACAGCAGAATATTTAATTAATAAATATAAAAAATTATTTATTGAATTTGAACTTGATAGAGATTATTTTTGTTTATCAAGTGCATTAATTGTTGCTAATGAAGCTATTTATATTTCCAATAAAGGTCAAAATGCTGAATGGAGTAATAGAACTAATTATTGGGAAAAAGTTAGACAAATTATTAAACAAAAATTAGATAATATTGATAATTAATAGTTTAATAAAAATAATATAGTGTGAATAAAAACAAAAATCTTAGTCCATTTGATTGGTTTAAACATTTAACAGAGTTTAAAACCCCTTGGGAAAAATTCTCACAAGATGAACAAAAAACATTTAATGCTTATATATTAAATAGGATTATTAGTATGAATTCTAGATATATTGAGTATGTAAATGAGGCTCAATCTTACCAAGTTCCCTCTAAGTATTTATATAATTTTTATTTAAAAATAATACCAAAAGGAAAGCAATTTTCACGTTATATCAAGTCAAGTAAAAAAGTTTATGGGGATGATGTGATTAATAATTTATCTCGCTTTTTTACCGTTTCTAAACGCGAAATATATGATAATTTAGAATTACTATCGCAAGAAAATATTATATATATTTTAGAAAGAATGGGGGTTGATAGTAAAAAGATTAAAACAATGTTAAATGGAAAATAAAATATTTTCAATAATTATAGGTTCTATGGAAGATCCTTTTGATGAAGATAATAGAATAACAACACAAGATGTTTTTTCTCCTCAACTAGGAAACCCATTAGAAATTGTATTAGATGAAGAATGTGAAATATCTACTAAATTAATAGGAATTTATTATAAATTACAACACCTTCATATATACCCAGGAATATATAAACTAAATGAGGATGAAGAGTTATATCTAAAAAATAAATTTAGAGTAATAGTAACAGAAAAAACTATTAATAACGGTTACTCATTAGATTCTGAACAAATTAAAAAACATTTAGAAATAAATAAACCTTATACATTAAAAATAATGAAAGTGGATAAATTTTCTAGTACAATAGAGTTAGAGGAATTTCCAGGAAAATTATTTAATTCAGTTAATTTTAAATTTCTTAAATTATGAATATAAGAAAAGATATGTTGAATCAAATTCCTTCAGTAGGTGATTTAATTGCTTATAATCCACCTTATGTAAAAGGAATTGTAATTGCTAGAGTATTAGGGTTTGCTAAATCTGGTTTACCTAAGGTCATTGATATAGAAGATATTGAAGAATCTTTAAAAGAATGTAATGAAGAAAATGGAGACATTATAAATTATTGTGATACTCCAAAAACAGGGTTTGTAGTAGTACAAAAAGAAAATTATCAAATATATTAATTATGACAAGTAGAGATTTTGCATATTGGCTACAAGGATTTTTTGAATTAGAAAATCCAAAAGAAATAGATTGGAAAAAAACAGAATTAATTAAAAAACATTTAAATTTAGTTTTTAAACATGAAATAGATCCTAGTATGGGAGATAGTAAACATCAAGATGAACTAAATAAAATTCATAATACTATTCCAACTTTTCTTCCAAAAGAAAGATGCTAAAATATGGCCAAGAAAAAAATACCAGCCCTAGTAAAACAAGTAAAAGCCTACAAACCACCATTTATTGATTTTTCCAAACAAAAAGTTATAAGTCATACTCAAATGACAATATTTAATGGTTGTGAGTTTCGATGGGGATTAACTTATCGAGATGGCCATAAAATACCTAATTATAATATAAACTTATTATTTGGGATTGTGTTACATGAAGTAATACAACATTATTTAACTACTTTTTATGAAAAAAGTGGAGCAGAAGCTGATAGAATAGACTTAGAAAGTTTATTTAAATTAAAATTAAAGCAAGAATATGTAGTCCAATATAATAAAAATAACAAAATCCATTTTTCTAACCCAGCAGAATTAGATGAATATTGTCTTGATGGATTAGAAATAATAAGATATTTTAAAAGAAAAAGAGGTGAATATTTTTCCAAAAAAGGTTGGTTTTTACTTGGTTGTGAAATCCCTGTATCTTATGATATTCTTCCTAATGTTTTATATAAGGGAGCATTAGACTTAGTTTTATATCATGAACCTACTAATACAGTAGAAATTATAGATTTAAAATCATCCACAAGAGCTTGGTATGATAAATCCAAAAAAGATGAAAATAAATTATCACAATTAGTTCTTTATAAAAAATTATTTTCAGAACAATTTAACTTTCCTATTGACAATATTAGTATCAAATTTATGATATTAAAAAGAAAAATAAAGGAAGATGGTGATTTCCCAGAAAAAAGAATACAAGAATTTATTCCAGCTTCGGGTAAAGTAAAACTTAAGAAAGCTTTTACATTATTAGAAAATTTTGCTCATTCTGCCTTTGATCAATTTGGAAAAATAAAAACGGATCCATTTAAAAAACATATTAGTCCTTCTAGTTGTCAGTTTTGTCCTTATAAAGAAGATGATAAATTATGTCCAAAAGGTAAAACACCTGCAAAATGGAGAAACCCATTTGAGATATTTTAAAAATTGTATATATTTATATATACAAAATAAAATATCATGAAAAAAATCAACCAAAGTCTTACAAGTGTCAAAGTAGATACTGAAGTATTTGAAAAATTCAAAATAGCTTGTATAAAATCAAAATTCTCATTACAGAAATTAGTAGATAGAGCCTTATTTTTATATCTTTCTGATGAAGAATTTCAAAGTAAACTTCATAATACAACAAATTTAGAATTTAAAGAAAAAGAATAAAATTATTTGGTTTTGTAATAAAGGTTTTATATATTAAATCATAAAAAGTTTAAATTAAGTATATGCATAAAGAAGGTTATAAGCCAAAAGAAGAACGTAAAAAAATACTACTATTATCTGATGATATATTCTTATTTTCAGGAGTATCTACAATGGCCAGAGAAATTGTAAAAGGTACAAGCCATTATTTTAATTGGGTTAATTTAGCTTCAGGTGTAAATCATCCTCATCAAGGACAAAGAATAGATGTATCCAAAACTATTGATGAACAAACAGGAAATGAAGATTCTTCAGTAATTTTATATCCTTTTAATGGATATGGAGATGCTAGAATTATGAGATATTTGTTAAAAACAGAAAAACCTGATGCAATAATAATATTTACTGATCCAAGGTATTTTACTTGGTTATTTCAAATTGAAAATGAGGTAAGAAAACAATGTCCTATAATTTATTATAATATATGGGATGAATATCCTGCTCCACTTTATAATAAATCTTATTATGAATCTTGTGATGGTTTATTAGCTATTTCAAGACAAACAGAAAATATTAATAAATTAGTATTAGGAGAATTAGCTAAAGATAAAATAATTGAATATGTACCTCATGGTATTAATGAAAATGATTTTTATCCATTAGAAAGTTCTAAAATCACTGAATTAAAACAAAAATATTTAGGAGGTTCTAATCCTAAATTTGTTTCATTTTTTAATTCAAGAAATATAAGGAGGAAAAGTGTACCTGATTTGTTAGTTGCTTGGCAATTATTTCAAGAAAAATTAACTCCTGAACAACAAAAAGACACCGCATTATTATTACATACAGATGTTGTAGATGGAAATGGAACTGATTTAGGTGCTGTTAGAGAAATGTTATTTGGTAAAAAATCGAATGTATATTTTACTAGTAAAAAAATGGGTACACCTGAAATGAATGAATTGTATAATCTTGCTGATGTAACAATTTTACCTTCCTCTAATGAAGGTTGGGGATTATCACTTACTGAATCTATGATGGCTGGAACTATGATTATAGCCAATGTTACTGGGGGTATGCAAGATCAAATGAGATTTGAAGATGAAAATGGAGAATGGATTAAGTTCAATGAAAAATTCCCTTCAAACCATTTTGGTACATATAAAAAATGTGGAGAGTGGGCAAAACCTGTTTTTCCAAATAATATATCATTAATTGGATCTCCTCAAACTCCATATATTTGGGATACAAAATTAGATTTTAGAGACTTAGCAAAAACCATTACTGAAGTATATAATTTAGAATCAGAACAAAGACAAAAATTTGGACTAAGTGGTAGAGAATGGGTAATGTCTGAAGAATCTATGATGTCATCTAATAATATGTGTAAAAATATTATAAGTGGAGTAGACAAAGTATTAACTAAATTTCAACCAAGAAAATCATTTGAATTAGTTAAGTCAGTAAATAGATCTGAGAAAAAAATATTACATCCATTAACTTATTAGTATGAAAGAATTATATTTAAAACAAAAGGAATATATAGAATTTTTAGAAAATCAAATAACAAAAACCTCTCCTTTATTATATATTCATGGATGGTCATGTTCTGAAGATGTTATAAAAGAAGGAAACAAATTAAGAGAAGAAATAAAAACTTTAACTGACCAATTTAGAAATAATGAATAAACCAAAATGCGTTATGTACGCTCCTATTGATACTTTCTCTGGTTATGGAGGAGCATCAAGAGAAAGAATAAAAGCCTTAATTGAATTATATGGAGATAAATGGGATATTAAAATATTATCTTGTGGTTGGGGTAATACTCCAAATGGATTTATAGATAACAATTCTGAATGGAGTTTCTTAAATGATTATATTCTATTAGAAAATTTAACATACCAACCTGATATTATGTTATGGTTTACAATTCCTGTTGAAGCAAAACCTATAGGAAAATGGAATTGTTTATTTACTGCTGGAATAGAAACAGATTTATGTGCACCTCAATGGATTGAGGCTATAAATACAATGGATTTAACTATTGTTCCATCAGAACATTCTAAGTCTGTATTTTTAAATTCTCAATTTGATAAAAAAAATGATCAAACCCAACAAATTGTAGGTAGAATAAAAGTAGAAAAACCAATTGAAGTAATTCATGAAGGTTTTATTACAAATGTTTATAAATATTTACCAAAACTAGAAAACAGCTCCATTAAAACAGAATTAGATTCTATTGAAGAAAATTTCTGTTTTCTATTTGCAGGTCATTGGTTACAAGGAGATATAGGAGAGGACAGAAAAAACGTTGGAGGACTTGTTAAATTATTTTTTGAGACATTTAAAAATAAAAAAACCAAACCTGCACTAGTATTAAAAACTATGTCAGGTCCTTGTTCTATTACAGATAGAGAATTTATTTTAGATAAAATTCAGCAAATTAGAGAATCTGTAAACTCAGCAAATTTACCTAATATATATTTACTTCATGGAGAAATAAAAGATATTGAAATGAATGAATTATATAATCATCCAAAAATAAAAGCAATGGTATCTTTAACTAAAGGTGAAGGATTTGGAAAACCATTACTTGAATTTACTCAATCTAAAAAACCATTGATAGTATCTAATTGGAGTGGACATATTGATTTTTGTAACCCTGAATTTACTTCTTTATTACCTGGAAATTTAACTCCAATTCACCCATCTGCACAAATAAAAGATATGTTAATTGAAGGAAGTAAATGGTTTACCCCTGATTATGGAATAGCGGGTGCTACTTTAAGAGATTATTTTGAGAATTATCCCAAATATAAAGATTTAGGTTTAAGATTAGGATATTATTGTAAAACTAATTTTTCATTTGATAAAATGAAAGAAAAAATCCAAACAATAATTGATTCAAATATAAAATTACCATATTCAGTTGTTTTACCTCCATTAAAAAAAGTATAATGAGAAATAAAATATATAAAATTAGAAATAAGAAAACCCAAGAATTTATTACACTTGGGTATTCGAATAAATATACATGGCATGTATTCCCCTCAGAAGCTATTAAAAATAATAAACATATAATATGTTTGGATGATTATGAAGTTGTAGTTTTTGAATATAAAGAAATTAATATATTACCTTTAATAAAAAAATAAAATGAAAGATGAATTAGGATTTTCTCCATTATGTGGATTAGAAGAAAGCGCATATATAACTCCTATTAACGAAACATTAAAATCATATAAATGTTTAGTTACTGGTTTTGAAACAAATGATTTAATGAAATTAGATGAATTTGATTTTGAAACTTTTGAAGAAACTTTACCTGAGTTGTATAAAGATATTAAACAAGTAGATAGTGATAAAAGAGTTTGGTATCCACAAACAATAAATATAGAAGGGGTAGGTATTATCTTTGTATTAGGTACTAGTAGAGATGATTGGGAATGGGCAGCTATTAAATCCATTAAAGTTAGGGAAGAAGAAAAAGAAAAATTTAAAAATCCAACAACAGGAGAATATATTAAATATAAAAATGATCCATCAACATTAACTAAGTTTGGTAAAGAAGGATTTATAGATTCTTTAGATTATTTGGATTTAATAAATTAAGTTTGTATATTTAAATAAAAAAGTTATATGTTAAAAATATTAAATATGAAGGTAGTATCCTATTGTGATATACCTGAAGAAATTGATAAAGGTTGGTTAGATGAATTAGGTTGTGATGTCTATACTGAATACAATTTATTGGAAGAAGAAGAAGGAGAACTGCAAGATTGGTTAAGAACAACATATCCTGAATTAATTAATACTACCTTTTTAATTCATATTGATTATTAATATGAGAATAACATATGCAATAACAGTTGCCGATGAGTTTGAGGAATTTAAATTACTTTTTAAAACCCTTCAAATTAATAAAAGAGAAGAAGATAATATTATTGTTTTAGTAGATAATAATAAGTGTCCTGAATCTTGTGAATTTTGGGATTTTTTATTTGATTTACATAGAGCAAGATATATTAAATTAATATCTGATAATTTTAATGGTAATTTTGCTGAATGGAAAAATAAATTAAAAAACCATCCTTTATGTAAAGATTACATATTTTTTATAGATGCTGATGAAAATCCAAATCCACAATTAATAGCAGATTTACCATTAATATTAGAATTAAATCCAAATGTTGATGTTTTTGGAATTGCTAGATCTAATTTTGTTAAAGGAATAACCCCTGAACATATTCAAAAATGGGGATGGAGAATAGATTCTAAAAATCGAATAAATTATCCTGATTTTCAATATCGTATATGTAAAAATATATCTAAATTAAATTGGGAAGGTAAAGTTCATGAAACTATATTAGGATTTACTTTAAGAACTGAATTACCTACAGAGAGTGAATATGAATTACTTCATATTAAAAAAATAGATAAACAGGAAAAACAAAATGAATTATATTCTAAATTATAAATGAAATTATTTAAAACAATTCATGATAAAAGTAACTTTATCCACCATACTGCTATTGTAGAAGAAGGTGTAATAATGGGTAAAAATAATTATATTGGCCCTTTTTGTATTATAAAAAAAGGAGTAGGAATGGAAGATAACAACAGATTTGAAGCATACTGTTCTATTGGTACTAACCCTGAATATAAGGGATTATTCCATAACACAGAATCTAAATATTCAGTTGATATTGGAAGTAATAATGTTTTTAGAGAATATGTTACTATTAATTCAGGTTCATCAAGACATACAAAAATATACAACAATAATATAATGTTAAGAGGTTCTCATCTAGGACATGATTGTATTTTAAATAATGAAATTACATTATCTTGTAATGTATTAGTTGGAGGACATTCAGAAATATTAGATGGAGTAAATATGGGATTAGGTTCTATATGTCATCAATTTTCTATTTTAGGAGGATTTTCTATGATAGGAATGGGAGGAGTAGTTACTAAGAAATCTAAAATATTACCAGGACAAATATATGTTGGAAATCCTGTTAAACATTTAAAAGAAAATACTATTGGATTAACTAGAGCAAATGGATATAATACCGTTTGGGGTATGGATGATTTAATTGAAGAATACGAAGAAACTATAAATATACATAAAAATCTTAAATAATGAATGAATTTGATAATTGGAGAAAGTCTTATGAGACTATGACTTTAGAAGAACAAGTAGAATATCATAATGATTTAGAATCCAGGTATCCTAATCAAGCTCACTATACATTTCCTATTGTAAATGAATTATTGACAATAGCTAAAAATGATAAAATATTAGAATTTGGTTGTTGGAAAGGAGATATGGCTCAACAAGCTTTATCTATTTTTAAAGATATAAAACAATGGAAAGGTATTGAAATATGTAAAGCCGCTATTAAAAAAATAAACTGTAATAATCCCAAATTTAGTTATATTTTTCCTTCTAAATTTAATTGGTTTGAAGATAAAAGAACAGAAGAAGCTGATATAATTTTTGCTACTCATTTTATTGAGCATTTATCAAATCAACATTTTGAACAATTGGTAAAATATTGTAGTGGAGTTAATTGGGTTTATTTTGAATGTCCTATTACAGAGGATGGGCAAACTTGGGAAGGTGATATTTCAACTCATAAATTAGAATATGGATGGAAAGATGTAGTTAGATTAATGGAGGATGAAGGATATAGAGTATATCGAAAATATTCACAAGGAATAATATTTCAATTATGGAAGGATTAAAATTAGCTCTTTATATTATAATTGAAGAAAAATATAAAGGAAGAACAAAGTTTGATTTTTGGAAAAATATCTCGATAGAAGATATTCTTATAATTAATATGCCTATAACTAAGATAACTACTCAAGGATATGTACCTAGATTGATAATAGAAAATAAAACAAATAATACTGAATTTAGTTGTAGTTTAACAGAAACATATAAATATCTTCAACATTTAAAATATAGAAAATATCCTATCCCTTTTGAAAGATTGTGTAAAAGTTATTTAAGAGAATTATTCCAAGAAATAAAACATGGAGATCAAGAACATCAAGATTGGTTAGAGAATAAAATAGAAGACTTTATTAAAGAAAAATTTTAATTATGGAAACTAAAAATTTAAGAATAATAGATATAAGTTCATTTAGACCTATTAATTTAAAATTAGCATTATTATCTCATTCATTAGAATATAAATTAAGTAATCCTGATAGCCCTCGTGAATTAATTACAGAACAAGAGATTTACAATCAGTTAAGAGAAATTATAGAATTAGTTAATAAAATATGAAAATTTTAATTAGTTGTCAAAATATGAACGCCTATGGTGGTAGTGAATTATATCACTATGAGCTATTAATGGGTTTATCTAAATTTAAGGAATTAGATATATATTTTGCTACTTATACCAAACCAAATTTAGATTTTCATTTATTTGATAAATTATTAAACCAAGGAATAAAATGTATTGGATTAGAAGAATTAATATCAAATTATAACATCTCTTTTGATTTAATTATTGCATCTCAACCACTACCAAATTCTATTTTATGTCAAAAATATCCATCAATTCCTAAAATTTCTATTATCCATTCAGCTTTAAGGAGTGAAGATGCAGTAAAACATGATTCTATAAAACATTATATAGCAGTCCAACCTGATATTTACAGATGTTTAAAAAATCAATATAGAATAAAAACAAAAGATATTTCTTTAATTTATAATCCAATTAATGAAGAAAGATTTAAACCTAATTTAGGTAGATCATTTTCTAAAAGAGCAAAGACAACTGGTATTTTAATTGGAGAGATAAATGATCCATTACGTTCCCATATGATTGAACATGCCGTTCAAAATTGTATTGAAAATAATCACAGATTAACTATTATATCTCGAAGTAAACGTAATTTTAATAATGAACTAATTGAAATTATAGATCCATGTTATGGTACAGAGATCCACGTTAAATACGCAGATTTTACCGTAGGAATTGGTGGAAGAACTACGATTGAGGGATGGATGTGTGGAATACCTAGTTATATCTATAAAGTTGATTATCAAGGAAATATTTTAGATGTTCAATTAAAATATCCTCCAAAAATAGAAAGATTTAAAAGAAATGTTGTTGCTAAACAACATTTAGAACTATATAAACAAATATTATATGCAAATAAGTAATTTAGAAAAAATAAAAGAATTAGGATTTATAGAAATTAAAAAGAATATTTTTGAATTTAAATCTCTAAAAGCTGCCATTTACGAGGATTATATTTTCTTTAGATATTGTGGGAAAGATCTTCCTATAATAGAAGATATTAATCAATTAACTCATTTAATTAAAGGATTATATAATGAAAACAAATAGAATATTAGTAATAGGAGATATCCACGGAAATTATAAAGGTTTAATACAAGCCTTAGAGAGAAGTAATTTTGATTATAAAAATGATACTCTCATTTCATTAGGAGATGTAGTAGATGGTCATAGTCAATCATTTGAAGTTATTGAAGAATTACTTAAAATAAAAAATTTGATTCCTATTAAAGGTAACCATGACGAATGGTTTAATGATTGGTTATGTTCTGGAAGGCACGGTTCTGGATGGTCTCAAGGTGCAAAAGCAACAGCATTATCTTATCTTGAGAAATATCCAGGTGAAAATACAATAATATATGGACATATTCCAAATACTCATGTTGAATTCTTCAAAAACCAATTACCATATTATATAGATGATGAAAATAATCTATTTGTACATGGTGGATTTAATAGACATGAAAAATTAGAAGATCAGGAAGAATTTATATTTTATTGGGATAGAGATTTATGGAGTCAAGCATTATCTTATGGTACTATGACTAATTTAGATTTACCAGAATATACTCCAGGTTGGAGACCTAAATTTAAAATGGTAGGGGATTTTAAAGAAGTATTTATAGGACATACTTCAACTCAATTTTGGAAAAAAAATGAACCTATGAATGCTGCTAATATATGGAATCTTGATACAGGTGGTGGATGGCATGGTTATGTATCTATTATGGATATTAAAACTAAAGAATTTTGGCAATCAGATTCAGGTAAAGAATTATATCCAGAATTTAAAGGTAGATAATATGACTAAAGATCAATTTTTAGCTGTTACTAAATGGCAAGAAGAAACATTTGGTAAACAAAACCCTTTACCTAAATTATCTCATTTAAATGAAGAAATAAAGGAATTAATTAATGATATTAAAACAGGTTCTAAAAATAAAAGATTAGAATGGGCTGATTGTTTTATTTTATTATTTGGAGGAGCTCATTCTGATGGTATGACTTTTGAAGATATATCGAATGCAGTTTCTGAGAAAATGGAAATTAATCGAAAAAGAAAATGGGGAAAACCTGATATTAATGGAGTTCAAAGTCATATTAAATGAAAATAGCAATAACTGGACATAGACCAAGTAAATTAGGGAATGATTATGATTTAATTAGTCCTTTAATTATTAAAATTAAATCTCAACTCCAAGATTATATTGACTATACTAATCCGAATGCTCTCATTAGTGGAATGGCTTTAGGAATTGATATATTATGGGCTGAATTAGCTATTGAAAATAAAATCCCATTAATAGCTGCTATACCATGCTTTAATCAAGATAAAATGTGGCCTGAGAAATCTAAAATTAGATATAACAAAATATTACATTCTGAGTTTACTGATATACATTACGTTACTCAAACTGAATATACTCCATTTTGTATGCAAAAGAGAAATGAATGGATGGTAGACAATTGTGATTTGTTAATTGCTGTATGGGATGGAACTTCAGGAGGTACTGCTAATTGTGTTAAATATGCAAAACAAAAAAGTAAATCAATAAAACGAATAGATATAAACCAACTTAGATAATATGAAATTAAAACAAAACAGCACATATATCTTTAAACAAAAACATACTTCATATCCTACTGTTTTCAAAGGAAAAGTACTAGAATTAACAAATACTACAATTTATTTAAAAGATTTAGATTCAGATATCAAATATAGGGAAATTTTATCCACATTTAATAATAAATGGGAAATTATTGAAGATTTTCAAGATTTAGAAATAATAGGGAAATATTTTTATCTCTTAGATGAATTTCAATATTCTAAAAATTCTCCTATTTCAATAATTAAACCTTATCGTTTAAACAATGAATATTAGTACATTAGTAGGATTAAAAGATAATTTAGAATATTCTAAAAATTTTTATAAGACTTTTAGGGAAATATATCCTGAAGAAGAGTTAATTTTTGTTTCTTATGGAAGTACTGATGGAACCCATGGATGGTTATGTGATTTAAGATTGACAGATCCAAATGTAAAAGCTTTCTTTGATTATAATAAAAAAACATTTTCCGATACTTATAATAAAGCTATAGAAATTGCTACTAAAGATTTTGTAGTATTTGCTCATAATGATATGGTAGTATCTTCTCAATTTTTAGAAAATCTTGAAAAATATTTACATAAAGATAGAGTTATTTCTTATACTACAGTAGAACCCCCTATTTTTGCTGGACATGAAAGGCCCGGTAAAATAATTAGAGATTTTGGTAGTGATTTTAATAATTTTGAAAGAGATAAATTTGTTGAATTTGCTTTAAATGAAAAATTATCAAAGAAAAATACTACACAAGATGGAATTACATTTTTTATGTCACTTTCTCGTCAAGTTCTTTTGGATATGGGAGGTTTTGATAATATATTCAATCCATATTATTGTGAAGATGATGATTTAATTAGACGTTTAAAAGGAAGAGGATTAAAATGTCTTACTTCATTAGATTCTATTGTTTATCATTTTGTATCTAAAACCTCTCGTTTTTCAGAAGAAGGAATAAAAAATACTCAAAGAATAGAAGAAAATTCAAATAGAACATATATTAGAAAATGGGGTTCATATGATTCAAATAATCTGTTTGATATTGGATTTGTAATTAAAAACTGTAATATTGATATACTAAAAAATATGGAACCTTGGGCATCTGACATATATCTTGAATGTGATAAAGAAAGTATAATACAAGAATATATTGAAGCGGAACAAAAAAATACATCTTTTAATTTGTCAAGAAGAATATCATCTTCAGAATTAGAAAGGGATAATGATATTTTAATATATTTTGATGGTAATCAATTAAATAATAATAATTTTCATATAATTAGAAATATACAAAATATATTAGGAGATATTAAAGAACCTGGGAATTATGAAATGGATATTTTTACCATTAATGTAATAAATATTGAAAATTATTATCCTGAATTAATATTTATATAAAAATAAATAATGAAAAAAATATCCTTAAAAAGTATCCTTAGTGAAGATTTATTAAAAGAAGATGGTGAATTAAATTATACTGCTAATTTAGGAGGTGAAAATTTTAAAGTAACTGTTGATGTTGGTAAAAATCCATCTAAAAAAGGAATTAAAATTAAATTTTTCCCTTCCAATCCCGAAGGAGATATGATTCAAAACTTATCACCAGAGGAAGTAGATACGTTACAAAATTCTTTAGCAACAGCATTAGGCCCAAAATTTTCTAAATTTAAATTAGAAATAGATAGAGATGTAGATGCTCCAGATAAATCTGCAGCGAATTTTTGGATTCCATTAGATTCAGTCTTTACAATGATAAGAGATTTAGTATTAAAACAATAATTTATGAACAAAATACCTAGGGTAACATTTAGGGATAATTCTTTAGATACTATTTTGGTGGGATTAAATCAGTCCCAAGTTCAAGAAGGGGTTTTTAATAGAATAGTTCCTATAATAAAAGAAGCAGTTGAAAAAAATAGAAAAGAATGTGTTGTTTGTATTGTTGATGAATTTCAAATAATAGTTCCCAAATCTGAATATAAGCAGGTAATTAATACATTAGAAAAATATTATCTTTCAAAAGAAAATTTTGATAATTGTGTATTATTAAGAGATTTAGCCACTAAAATTAAAGAATAAATGAATAGTAATGAAAAAACTAGAATATATCTTGTTACTAATTGCTATGAAGATCCTAATAAAATATATATAGGAAAAGAAAAATATCCTAAAACCACAAAAAGATTATATAATCATAGAAAAAGATTTGGGAAAAATATTTATTTTGGTTATATTGATGAAATTAATTCATTATCTAAATTATATTGGGAACCTTTAGAAACTTTTTGGATAGAACAATTTCGACAATGGGGATTTGATATCCAAAATAAAAATAATGGAGGTGGTGGAGTTATAACCCATAATGAAATATCCAAACAAAAAATAGTTAATAAAATATCTAAATCAATATTACAATATGATTTAAATGGAAATTTTATTAAAGAATGGAATAGTATTGTTGAATCATCTAAAATTCTAAAAATTAATAAAAATTCTATAAGCAATTGTTTGGTTGGAAAAATTAAAAAATCTAATGGATTTATTTGGAGATATAAAAATAATCCTTTACCTATAAATTATACTTTTCCCTTCCATAAATCCATTAAACCTGTTCTACAATATGATATTAGTAATAAATTTATAAAAGAATGGAATAGTATAAAAGAAGCATCTAATAAATTAAATTTAAATGGAGGTGGGATATCTAGCTGTTGTTCTGGAAAAACTAATAAATGTGGTAAATTTAAATGGAAATACAAAAATGAATAAAGAATATTTACAAGAAGGATTTAATAAAATGTTAGGAGTGGATACTATCATTAGAAGAAAAAGACTTACTCAAAAAAACCAAAAAAGAAATTTATTTTTAGATATAATTAAAAAATATGATGAAGAATTAAATAAATCTTTATTATTAGAGACTAATTTTCAAATAGATATATCTAAATTTAATGATCCTTTATATCATATAATTGATAACATGATATTATTATCTTGGGGTGAGGATGTTTCAAGATTAATTTCATTTTATTTCTATGAGAGGTTTAGTGAAGATGGAAATCCTAATTTTATGATAGGACCAAATTTAGAAGAAATTTTTATTGAAAGTCCTGAAGAGCTCTATGATGTAATAATAAAGCTATTCCCAAATACGTTTGATTAAAAATAAATTATAAAAATTATTAGGCCTCTTAAGAGGCCTTTCGTATGTTTACTAGGAAGTAAAATTACGAATTATGAAATATAAAATTGGATATATTATTAAAGATGAAGATTGTAAAAATGAAATGGTTAATTCTAGTCGTGGGAAGTTTAGAAAAACAGTTCTAATAAATAGAGAAATAAGAGATATTAAAAATAATTCTTTTATATTAATGGGAGATACTACTGTATGGATTCCTTTTGATGAATTAGTTCAAGAAAATAATTACGAAATATACGAAATATATTAAATATGGAACATCAATTTAAAATTGGGGACAAAGTAAAAATTCCAACTCAAAAAACAAAAGACACTGAAATTTCTCTAACAGCTTGTGCCCTAATACGATATTTACCTGAAGACCAAGATTTTTGTTTTATTTCAGATATTACCAGACATGATGAAGTGGTATTAGGAACTCGTTTAGATGAAAGAGCAAGTTCTTTTAGCATAAACGATATAGAACTTTATGAAAATAATTTAATGATGTATGAAATTTATTAATTATGGAAATATTAATAATAGGACCTCTAATTTTATTTATAATATCCATAATTGGGATATTTATAAGTTTAAAAGAAGAACCATGTATTAAAAATAAAACACATGATTGGTATTTTAATTATAATAGTAAAGGTAGGACTGGAGATTTAGGATTTGGAATAAGAGGTTCTTGGAATATTAATTATTATAAATGCAGGAATTGTGGTAAAGAAAAAGAGGAAGAAATTTATTAAGTTATGAAGAAATCTGAAATAAAATATATTAAAAATATATTTAAATCTCCAAAAAAACAATACTATTTTGGAGAATTACAATATGGTACACCTTATATGTATCCTAGAAAATTTAATCCTACTATATTACAAATAAAAAAAGAAAAAATAAAATATAATAGAAATAATAGTTTTAATTTTTTAGGTTTTAATATATCTTATGGAACTCCTATATTTATTCATCAAGGGAGATTAGGTTGGAAAGATAAATATAATAGCCCAAGACATGAATGGAATCCTTCTTTTATAATTTTCTTTTTTAAATGGCAATTTTGTATCTTTTACAGAAGTCCTGATTTGAAAAGAGATGATACTTATTGGGAAATGATATTATGGTACTTATATTATTCTGATAAAGATTTAAATAAGGCAAGAGAAACTTGGGGTTGGATAGATAGTAAAACAAAAAAGTCTACATGGAATGAAGAGTATATTTTAAAATGAAAAAAATAACTACACAAGAAACAATAGATTTTATGAATAAGCAACAAGAAAGGGGATCATATCATCCTTATACTTGTTGTTCTCCATCTGATATTAAGGAATGTAAAAGACAATTATCTTATAATAAAAGACAAAATGGAGAAATTATAGAATATAATAAAGATAATGAAGGAATATTAACAGCTACTTTGGAAGGATGGATATGTCCTTGTGGAAAATATAAACAGGAATTCTCTAAACAATGGAATATATGAAATTACATAAATTAGTTGAAGGTGAAATTTATAAAATAACTGATCCAAGTGAAGGTGAAAATTTTTGGATGATTGGAAAAGTTCTTATCCCTAATAATGGAGATAATGATAAGTTTAATCAAAGAGGAAACGCGACTTTTATATCCTCAGAAAGAATATTTTATCATAATAGAAGTTGGTGTTATGCTTCTAAAGACAGAAGATTTGAAATAGCTTCTTGGGAAGAAAAACAATGGTTACTAGAATGTATTGAATTAGGAAGATTTATTCCATTTTCAAGAATTAAAAATTTGTCTTATGAAATCTACTAAACAAGGAAGACCTAGTGATAATATTACACCAATTTTATCATATACACAAAATTTTCAAGACCATAATGGAATAACATATAAATGGGTTTGGGATAAGAATATTTCCAAAGGATCTCCTTTATTTGTGGAAATTCATGATCCCGTTTATAATAAATCTGATAGATTAATAAAACAACTTCAAGAATTAGAAAATAAATATAATCCCAAAAATCAAGAAAGAAAACCTAGAATTACTAAAGCCGATAAAGAATTAATGGAATCCCTTCAATATCAATTAGAAGAAGAACATTATAATCATTTCCCTGAAGATCGTCCACAAATTAAAACAAGAAAGAATGCGAAAAATTAAAGTATTTGATGAAGATGAACTAGTAGATTACTATAACTCAAATAAAAAAGAATTATATGAATATACTCTAGTTGAATTACAAAAACACCTAGATAAAAATAAAAAATTAGCTACAATTGATATATTTGAAGTAACATTCCAAACTAAAGAAAAGAAATATATGTCAGTTTATATTGATAATTGGTTAGATATGCTTAAAGAAATAAAAGATTGGGCATGTACTTTCCAATATTATGAATTGGCAGTTTCTGCTAGAGATTTAGAAAAACAAATTTTAGATTTGGAATCTTAAATATTTTTTCATATATTTAAAATAATTAAAAAATCAAATATAATATGAATAAATTTTATGAAGTGAATGTCAACACTAAAATAGAAAATGACAAAGGTAAAATTCAAGTTACTAAAGAGAAATATTTAGTAGATGCTATTTCTTGTTTAGATGCTGAAACTAAAGTAAATAAAATGTTCACTGATGAAGGTGATAATTTGGATTTTACTGTAGTAAATGTTAAAGAAACTAAATTCTTAAAAGTACTATAATAGTATGAAAAAATTAGCTGTAAGGATTATTATTTTTATAATAATGATAGTTATATTGGTTATTTTAAATATGATGGTATTTAGAAGTCCATATCCTACTCTTTGGTTTATTACTTCTACATTAAGTGTTATTGGTTTAATTTGTTTTCCTTATAAAAAATATTTCAAATAATGAATATTTTTAGATTTTTCTTTCCGAAGAAAAAGAAAGTGGAGGAGTTAAATAACTTTAAAAATATCAATTCAAATTCAAATACTATTAGACTAAAAGTATATTCTCCAATTTCTCCTAGGAAAAATTATGAGTCTGTAAATATTGAAGATAGTATTTTAAATCCACTAATTATGTCTTCACTACAATCTGAAATTTTTACAAACTCTGAAAATAATACTCATTCAAGTATGGATTTTGGAGGTGGCGGTTTTAGTGGAGGAGGAGCTGGAGCTTCTTTCGATATACCAAGTGATTATGGGAGCGATTCTTCAAGTGATTGTTCTTCAAGTGATTCATCATGTTCATGTGATTAATAAAAATAATTAATAAATTTTAAACAAAGATTATGAAACAATTAAGAAAAGTTATGTTATTGGCTGGAATGGCCTTATTTATGGTGTCTTGTAACAGACCTGAATCAAATTACGAAGGAGTATTAATGACTGATTATGGTAGGGATGGTATTAAATCATTTGCTGTTGTAACAGGAGCTCAAGGTCCATTAGGTCCTGGAAGTGAGTTGTATCAAGTTCCTATGTGGGAACAAACTGGAGATGCTAATAAGGTAGAGGTTCTTACTAAAGATGGTTCTAAATTTACAGTAGATCCTACTTATACTTATAGAGCATTAAGAGGTAAAGGCCCTAATATTGTATTAGAATATAAAAATTATGATGTTCAATCTCCTGATACTTTTTATGATTTAGTAGAGTTAAATGTATTAAATAAAAGAGTAACAGATGCTTATCGAGAAGAAGCTAGAAGATACGCTACTGCAGACTCTTTAATGAATAATGTTGAATCTTATGAAACTAAGGTAAATGAAAGATTAAAAACAGAATTTACATCTAAGTATTTTAATCTTGAAACATTAACATCAGGTCTTAACCCTCCTCCATCTATGACAAAAGCTATTGAAGATAGAAACGTTGCTATCCAAGAAGCCAATAAAGTTAAAAATCAATTAGAGACGGCTAGAAATTTAAAAGAAAAAGCTGTTATTGATGCTGCAACTAATAGAATAAAAGCTGATGGTTTAGATAATAAAATTCTTCAACAACAATGGATTGAGGCTATTAGAAATACTAACAATAAAGTCATTATAACTGATGGTAAAACACCAATCATTTTAGGTCAATAATTAACTAAAGATATGAACGCCGAAAGGCGTTCATTCTATTTAAATTAAATAAAATATGTTTAAAAATTTATACAATTTTAATAAAGATGCTTGGCATGTCAAGTTCTTTCTTTGGATTTATGGAATAAATCCTGTTTATCGTTTTAAAAGTATGTGTCCTTATTTTTGGTCATATGTTTTAACTATTTTATTTTTACCTTTAATTTTAGTTATAAAATTATTTGGTAAAAGTGGAACAAAATTTATGAATTATCTTCATGAATATAAAAATAATAAATATAACAAAAGATATAAATTATTTCTTATAAAATATAATAATCCTTCAATATTGACTGATAAAGAATGTTTTTCTATTAGATATACTTCATGTTGGTATGAATGGGCATATTATCTAAAAGAAGAAAATAAAGAAAATATTAATCTTAGAGCCAGGATTTATGGTAAAACTTTATTAGAAGAGGAGGCAAAGAAGAAAACAATTAGAAAACAAACTTTAACTAATATTAAAGAAAATATTATAGTTAAGTTTATTGCTATTATTGTAGCTGTAGCATTAATATTAACATTTGCTTATGTTATATATCAATTATGTAATTTTACTTATTTAAATACTGATTGGGAACGAGTTCTTCGTGTTATTATTAATTTGGGAATTATTTCACTTATAGGTATATTAGTAATTTTACTTTGTAAATATATAATCAAACCATTTTTCTCATATCTTAGTTGTTTACCAGGTTACACTTGTAAATTATGTAAAACTAAATTATGGTTATATATAAAGAATTTCTTTATTATATTAGGAGAAATATTTTGTGTTTGTGTTGATATGGTTTATAATATTTATAAGAAACAATGTCCTATAATACATTGGGAAGATAAATCAAATAATAAAAAATGAAAAAAGTAATTAAATTCTCCACAAAGAGTTGTGGTCCATGTCGAAGTTTAGCACCTATTTATGAAAAAATTTCTGAAGAAATTGAAGATACTCAATTTGAATCTATTGATTGTCATGAAACACCAGAAATAGCTAGAAGTTTTCAAGTAAAAGGAGTACCTACAATAGTATATTTGGTAGATGATAAAGAAGTTAATCGAACTGTGGGATTAGTATCAGAGTCTCAACTCCGAGAAGCAATAACAAGTATGTAATAAAAGGACCTCAATTGAGGTCTTTTTTTATCTAAATATTTTTCGTATATTAAATAAAAATAAAATGAAATATATTATTATACCATTTTTAAAATTACTTTACACAACTATAATTTTTATAATAATTTTACCATATTATATATTTTTAACACTATTATATTTTATATGGAATTTAAAATTACCTGATTATAAATATATTCATTATTATTATGTTTTTCTAAGAGTATATGGACAAGAGTATACTGGTTCAAAAACTATTACTAAATATAGGAAATCATATAAAATTTATAAATCACAATTTCATTATATGTTAGGATATAATTCTATAGATGAAGTTTCAAAAGAATGCCCTTTTACATGACTAAATTAGAAATTGCTAAATTATTAGCTAATACTCCAGGAGTAATGGCTTCTAAAGAAGAAATAATACAGTTTTTTCACTCTCCCCAATTTATATTCGAGGAAGAGGAAGAAGGTAATATTATTGAAGATTTTATGGTATTTAGAGGTATTTTAGATAAAGATATACTTGATTGTAAAGATTGGAATATTGATAAAACTTTTCTTAAAGGTAAAACAACAGATTTACCTAAAATACCTAAAAAAGTACAACAACAGCTAGATAAAGAAAGACAAGAATTGCAAGATTATATAAAAAGCTTTGATGAATAAATATTTTTTCGTATATTTACTAAATAAATAATTATAAAGTTATGAAACATCAATTTAAAATTGGAGATAAAATCCTTATTGGAATAAAACCTACCCATTGGGCTTCTAGATTATGTCAAAATAATCCTTTAGATGAATGTATTTTTCCATTTGAATGTATAATAGAAGATCTATATAATGATGAAGATTATATAGCAATGAAAGCAGGAGATTATGGATGGGATTTAACTACTTTAATAAATACTTCTAATATTTCAAAATTTAATATAGATATATATCAAATATATTAAAATAAAAGGTTATGAAAATATTATCCAAATATAAAGATTATTATGATTATCTACGAGGTATTTATGGAGAAGATCCTAAATTAATTTTAGATAGAAGAGATAATGGAGGAGAATATGTTTATAAACATATTATTTTATTTATAGCTGGTTATCAAGTTGAAGGTTATGAATTAAATGGAGTATTTTATTATGGACGTAAATTATTAGAAATTGGTTATAAAGTACCTTCAACTAGTTGGAATTATAAAGCAAATAAAAATAAAGTAAGAATAGATGAAAAAGGAGGAAGATTATTTAGTTTAGTTGAAATGGCTCCTATTCCAAATAATTACTATAATAAATTATATAATTGTCCAATATTATTGGTTAATCATTATGGAGAGCAATTAGAGGGAAGTAAATTAAATTTAAGTAAATATCCTAATTTATCTAAACTAAATTTGGCTTCATTTATTCCTGCAGAAGAAATTTATCAATGGTTAATTACTTGGTTAGCTGAACAAGTTGATAGTGAACAAGGAAGAAATGATAGTTTATCTGATATACAAAAATTGGAAAATAAAGGATTTGACAAAATAACAAGTTTTAGACCAAATATAAAACAATAATGAAATATTTACAACAAGGACAAAAAGTTAGGATAAATCTGAAGTCAGAATATAAAGATCAAGGATTAGATGGAAATGGAGTTCCAATGGTAGGAGTAGTAAGAAAAGTATCTGAAAAGCATTATAAATTAAAACCTGACTATTTTTATTATTATGTGGATTGGGAAGATGGTTCAAATAATTCATATAGGCCTATAGATTTAGAGATTGATTTAGAACAAGATAATTTTTATGATATATGGTAAATAGAATTAAAATAACTGTAGGAGAAATAAGAAAAGGAGAAATTTATACTTCAATAGACAATAATGAATATTTTATATGGAGAGCAAAATATAACAGTACTTTACATTATGAATCACGAATTGTTAGGAAAAAATTTGAAAAAGATGCAACTCATAGTTGGAATAAAATATATCAATCTAGTGAATTTGAAAAATTTTGGTTAGAGTCTTGTGAGGCTAAAGGAAAATATATTTCTGAAGAATCAATTAATAAAACATTTGATAAAATTAACAAAACATACGAAATATATTAAATATGAAATACCAATTTAAAGAAGGTGATGGTTTAGATCCAAAAGCAACTCCATCAGAAAAAAGAGAGATTTGGGAATTAATGATAAAAAATTATCATTGTGCTCAACCTACATATTGTTATGGGGATAAAACTGATTTTGTGTTTATGTTTTGGGATACTAAAACTGGTATAGTTTGGGGATCTTGTAATTTATCTGAAATACGTGAATTTTATTCTTTTCAAGATTTAAAAAATTTAATTCTTTACGGGGATAATGGGAATATTATGGAAAATTACGAAATATATTAAATGAAAGAAAAAACAGGTAATACCGAAAAATTAATATATGATTTTGAAACTGCGGCTAATTTAGAATCATTTATTCCCAATTTAAATGGGTGGTATAGACAAACTGCTCGTGAATTTCGTTCTTCTTCATATAAAAGAAGAATTAATGAAAAAGAATATATTGGTCCTATATACAAATATGGTACTAATAAATTAGTAAAAGCGAATATAACGCCAAACTCTATAATTGAACATAACTGGGTGAGTAAAAAAAGACCTGGTGAATAATACGCTGATTTATGAAAAATAAATTTGAAAAAGGAGATTATATAGTACTTTTATCTTCCAAACATCCAAAGGATGTAAATTTTCCTATAAATTTTTGTTATAAAATATCTTATGATAGTAGTTATTTAACTGTAGAAAACGATGCTAAAGGAGGAGAAAATGGATGGAGTATACTTCCATTTGATAAATCCCAAAGAAATGATTGGAGATACGCCTCTCCCCAAGAAATCCAAGAATATGATAAAAATAACAGACCTTTTGATGTAACTAAAATAACTACCAGTTATGACAGATATGAGATATATTGAATATAAAATAGGAGATAAAGTTAAAATTATAAAAAATGATTCATATAGCTGTAATCAGATTGGGGATATTGGTATAATATCTAATATGGAAAGTTTTAATGATTGTGTTTATAATATTCAAGTTCTTGTACCTGGAAGGGAATATCAAAGAAATTGGCATGTTACAACAGATATAATATTATTTATAGATAATGAGGGATTGGTTTCCCAAAAAGAGAATATTTACGAAATTTATTAATATGAGAAAAATATTGTTATTATTTATATTGTTTTGTTCATTTAAAACTTATAGTCAAATTGATAGTACCTATTATTATAATTCTGCAAGAATATTAGAACATTATCCAAAATCACAAATAACAGCAGAAGATTTGTATGATAATGCAATAAAGGTTTATGATTCACTTGATATTATTGTTCCTTATGAATTGGCAATATCACAAGCAATAATTGAAACATCATTAGGAAATGAAGGAGTAGGAAAAAAGAAAAATAATCCATATTCTATTAATAGTAAAAAAGGTTACGTAAAATATAATTCAATAAAAGAGGGGGTTGAAGCCTATTATTTTATAATAGCATCCTCTTATTTATCCTGTTCTTCATTAACAAAACTCCTCAATAATTTTGTTAACTGTTCCAAAAGAAGATATGCGATAACAAAAAAATACGAAACAAAACTAAGAAAACAAGTAAAAATTATCAAATCTTATTTGGATTTATAATTTAAAATTCATATATTTACATAAATAAAAATATTAGTTATGTATACTACTCAACAAGAAATTATAGGTATAAAATTTGGAAATAAACATGAAACTTATGAAATTTTATTTCCAAAATCACAAAACTTAGAAACAGTTGATCTGTTAAAAAAAGACGGAACTGTATATTATGATCATACAATTATTGAAATTTGTGCATATTTAAATAATCAAATTCATTATAGTATAATATCTTTACCTGAAAATAATTATGAAATATATTAAATATGGATAAGAATAATTTTTTAGTGAGTTTTGGTGATAAGAATTTCCAATATGTAAGAAATTTTATAAATAAAAATTATAACCATTCTTTTAATTGGAATGCTTTATTAAGCTCTTACTATGGAGTAATAGAGGGAAAAGTGATGTGTTTGGAAATGGATAGTTCTGAACCTTATATTGAATTAATGATATCTGGAGAGGAATTTGAAAAAATGATACAAGAAAATTCAAATCCCTGCAAAATTGAAAAAACAACAAAAATTTCAAATTATGAAATATATTAATATTTTTTTAATATTATTAAGTATATTATTTATATACAGTTGTACTGATAATGAAAGAGCAAGAAATTGGGGAGGGACTGAAGAGGTAAAATTAAAGAAAAATCATACTTTAATAACAGTAACTTGGAAAGAAACTTCATTATGGATTCTAACCAAAGATACTATAACAGGAATAAATTATTTTCAAGAGAAGTCTCCATATGGTATAAAAGAAGGAACTATAATAATTAAATAATATAAATGAAATTACCAATACTTTATAAAAGAAGTAATTCTAAAGATCATATAAACCAATGGGAAATAGAAATCGAAGGAGATAGCTTTAGAACTATAACAGGATTTGTAGGAATGAAATTATTTACTGGAGATTGGACTAAATGTTCAGAAAAAAATATTGGGAAAAAGAATGCTACTACTATTGAAGAACAAGCATTAGCAGAAGCCAAGGCTCTTTGGACTAAAAGAAAGTCTTTAGGATATTGGGAAGATATTAATGATTGTGATAAAAAAGTATTTTTTGAACCTATGCTTGCAAAAGATTTCCTTAAAGAAAAAATTAAATATCCTTTAGGTTCAAGTAAAAAATTAGATGGAATTAGAGCCATTAGTCATATAAATGGAGTATTTTCACGAAATGGAAAAGAAATTATATCTGCTCCTCATATAAATGAGGCATTAAAACCTTTATTTGAAAAATATCCTGATTTAGTTCTTGATGGGGAATTATATGCTGAAAAAGATACTTGTGATTTTAATACAATAGTATCTTGTGTAAGAAAAACTAAACCTAATTTAATAGATTTAGATTTATCTAAACAATATATCAAATATTATGTTTATGATATACCTAATTTTGATGGAAATGATTATGTTTATATGGAACGAATTAATATATTACGTTCTATAATTAATGATATCCCTGAATTAGTATTAGTGGGTTATGAAATAGTCAATAATAAAGAAGAATTACAAGAAAAATTAGCTCAATATATTTTCGAAGGCTATGAGGGACAAATGTTAAGAGTTTTGGATTCTTTATATGAATCTAAACGATCTAAAGGATTATTAAAACATAAGGAATTTTTTGATGAGGAATTTATAATTGAAAATATAAATGAAGGTATTGGAAAATTTGCTAACAAAGCAGCAACAATTTCATTTACAACACAAGATGGGATAAAAGTAGACGCTACTATAAATGGTACTATGCAATATCTAGAAGAAGTATGGAGGGATAGAGAAAATCTAATAGGAAAAACATGCACTTGTAAATATTTTGAAAAAACCTCAGATTTATCTTTAAGATTTCCCAAAATTATTAATATAGCAAGAGAAGATTATGAATAATCAAGAATATAAATATTATCCTCCAAAAGGAGAAATTATATGGATAAAATTAATTAAACCATATGAAGGAGATTATAAATCACATTTTCCTGAAAATATGAAAGTAGGAGATATAACTTGGGCAAATATAAAAGGAACTTATAATAGTGATTTTTATTTTTTCCCTGAAGGAAATAGATATAAGGGTAATTTTAATAAATCATTTTTTGAAGAAGTAGATATTATAAATTATAATAAAATATATGAAATTTATTAATTAATATAAAATAAAATGAGCAAAACAAGTAACAAAAGCAAAGTTCAAAACTTAATGGAATGGTTGAAACTTAAAAATGTTTCACAAAAACCAAAAATTACGATTTATTAAAATTATTAGGCCTCTTAAGAGGCCTTTCGTATATTTACGAATATAAATTGAAAATCATGAAACATAATTTCAAAAAAGGAGATACTGTTATATGTATTGAGTTAGATCAATTGTCTCAAAATAAAGACCAACTTAAAAGGGCTGGAGCAGGTTATTTCCCTGGTAAAAAGTTTATTATTGATACCTTAGAAGATTTTGGAGGGGATGATATAATATTATGGCCTAAGGGTGAAAACGGAGTTAGATATTTTGCAGTAAAACATTTTGAAGAGGATACAAATATATACGAAATTTATTAATTATGAAAAAAATACTTAATGAAGATATTAAAAAGAATTTATTCCAAAGAATATTTAATATAACTCCCAAATTAAAAGTAAAAATAAATAGGAAAAATATTATATGTTATAAGTTATTTGAAGAAACAGAAATTCCTGGAATAATTAAATCTACATCTAATAATTTATATTTAATTAACATTCCTCAAAAAGAAAGAACAATTTGTATTTGGAGTCGTGATAATTATGGGGTAAATATAAAAGGAGGGTATTCTTCTTTTATAAGTTTACCAAGTTTATATAGGTTTATTCAACATAAAAAGATTACAAATTATTCTATTTATGAATGTATTATCCCTAAAAATTCAGAATTTTTAGTTTGTAATACTTTATTTTCCCAAGATACTTATATATCCAACCATTTAAAAATAATAAAAAAAGTAGGAGTATGTGGAGATTTAAAACATTAGAAGAATTTAAAAACGAATTATATGAAATCTATTAAACTTTGGGATAAATATCAAGAAGGTGATATTTTAGTTTCTTTAAAATATGTAGATGATGCTAGAAATATTGGGGAAATGTTTGTAGTTGATGATTTTACAAAATTTTCTTTCAGGTATAAATCAGGAAAAGTTACTGATAATGTAGATACTTGGAGATTAGCTACAGAAATGGAAAATATTGCATATCATAGAGGAATTAGAAATATATTAGAAATATTGGAAGACAATATCTATGAAATTTATTAATTATGGTATATTTTATAACATATATAATTATTGGTATAATAATTACAAGTATAAGTGAATCTATTTCAAAAAGACAGGTAAAATTAACATATTTTGATAGATGTGTCTTAATTTTAATTTGGCCTTATTTATGTGTCTTAATAATAAAAAAGTTATGAAAAAAGAATATAATATCGGAGATATAGTTGTTATAACTTCTAGTAATCAGAATTTCAATCATAGTATGAATTCTTTCAAAAATTGTATATGTAAAATTACACTTAAACAACCATCAGAAGTTTATCCTGGTCATTTTTATTATGAATTTCATAATTTATGTAAATCAGATATTAATAACTATTATTGGTTTCCTCATCTTGATCATTTTAGAGAAGCTACACTTGAAGAAATAATGATATATAATGGAAATAATATACTTTATGATATTTATTAGGATTTATAAATTATAATTCGTATATTTACAAAATATAAAATTAAGGTTATGAATAAATATTTAAATAGATTAAAAAACCAAACCAAAAGATGTTTTAGAACTAAAATTACTGAAACAGATATTCAAGGTTATAAAATAATTATAGGTCATATTATTAATAATAATTCTGTTGCTGATAGTGATCCTTTATTAAATCGTTATGTTGTATCAAATCCATTATCTCATTATGATTTAATATTAACTCCCACAAAAGCATTATTAGTTAATACTAAAGATATTATTAATATAGAAGTTAATGATAAAGTTTTAGAAAAGGTTATAACTAGAGTTAAAATTATTATCTCTACTAATACTACTAAAAAAATTGATCGAATTTTTGATCGAAAATATAATATTCTTGATAAAATTTTAGAAAATGTTAAAAAATAATCTATATCAATTTAAAACTGGGGAAGGAATGTCTAGTGATAATTCTACCTTAGAAGAAAGAAATATAATTAGAAAAAAATTAATTGAATTAGGTTATCCTTCTTCCGTTGGATGGAAAATGAGTGAAAATTCTTTAGGAAATGGTTGGGGATGGGATCGCAAAGATTATAAATTACAATTTTCTTTTTCAATAGATAATATTGCAATACCTTTGACATTTAAAGAAATGTTAGAAAGATTAGAGAATAATTCACAAACATACGAAATATATTAGTTATGGATGTAGGGAATCATGAAATGATTAAAAATGAATATTATTATGGATCTTTTCTATCTGGTAGTAAATTTTATCCTATTATTTTTCAATTTTTTGAAATACAAGGACCTCTAATTACTTATCTATATGCTATATTTCCTAAAAGTAAAAGGTGTTTTCTTAAAGGTAATAGTATGTCTTTTTTTAATTTACCAGGAGAAAATCTTAGAAAAGCTACTGAGGATGAAATAAATTGGTTAAAATATTGTATTCAAGAAAATGAATTTATCCATTTTGATAAACAAATTAAAAATAATTACGAAATATACTAAGTTATGAGAGAGCAATATATTCAAATGAGAAGAAATTCTTTGAAAGAAGGTTTTAAATTTGATCTAAATTGGTTTTACCAATACTATTTACAAAATAGAGATTTAGAAAAAGAATGTGTAAGTGGACAACAATTCGCACAAGCTTTTTCATTAGCATTACAATTCATTCCAGGTCCGATTTTTGAGCATTTGGATAAAAAATTTGATGTTACTATTGTTGAAGATAAAAATGGTAATATAATTAATATAGCATAATTATGAGTTATTTTGGTTTTCCATATATAGATAATTCTCATCCATTATATAAAGAAGGATATAAAAGATTTAAAACAGGTGAGAACTTTATTGCATTAAGAGATAGTATAAAAGAAATTGATGGTAGTAATTATAAAAAAGAATATGCTATATTTGGAGGTAGTTTTAGATATAATAAAGAAACAGATACCTTATATAGTACTGGTTATGGAAGGTTTGTTATATATGAGAAAGGAATTTGGTCAAATGATGAAAAAGGAAATAATTACGAAATATATTAAATTATGGAAAAACAATTTGTACCTTCCACATTATCTTCAGACCTAAAAGATTTAGGATTTGATGAACGTTGTCTTGCTGAATATCTAAGAGGTGAATTTGTAATGAGAGGTATTAACAATAGAACATTTGGAGAACCTTTAAGTGATATTGTTAAAGCACCACTATGGCAACAGGCTTTTGATTGGTTTAGAGAGAAATATAATTTACACGCTGAAATACTTCCAAGATATAATCCTGATAAAATAGGAGATAGATTACTATATTCATGGTCAATTGGGTGTGAAGAAAATGGATACAGCGGTTATGGTGAAATATTAAATCATTGGATAGGTATTGCTGATGGACATCCTTATATAGAAAAACCTTTTTATCAAGTAGTAAATTCTTATGAAGAAGCAAGACATGCTTGTCTAGAAAAATTAATTGAAATTGTAAAAGATGAAAATAAAAATTGATAAATATGAGTATTCTAAAGTATTAGTTAAGAATGTTGAATTAAATATTCCTGAAGAAAATATTGCTTATCAAGAATATAATGGTTCAAAGTTAACTTTACTTTTACCCCAATTTATGAGTAATGGAGAGCTCTATAAATTAAAAATTATTCAAATCCATACTGATTATCCCCAAATTATAACATCATGGTTTAATATTTCCAAAACTAGTTTAGAAAGTCTTTTATTGAAAATGGATAAAATTGAGTATAAAGATACCTTAGAAATTAAGGTGCTAAAATGGATTATCGAAAATAATGAAACTGGTAAAATAAATATTGATATATTTAAAACTCATTATAATAATACTGTAAAAATATTAACTGAACAAATAACCCAACTTTAATATGGATAAGAAAGGAAGTGGGGTGGTATCACCATCTACACATGGATATAAAATAGGACAAGAAGTATTTGCCACTGTTACTGGGGGTAGTACAAATTCATCCCTTAAACATGAAAGACCTATGAGGGAAGGAGAAAAAGGTATTATTACTGGAGTATCAGGATATTATACTGAAATACTTTTAACAAAAGATAATAAATTTGTTACTAGATGCGAAAATAGAAAAGGTAAATTTTTAGAAGTTTATGAAAATATAGATGAAGATATTTCTCTTAAAACTTTAGGATGTGGAATTATTTCATCATCTTCATTTGGATATAATATTGGTGATAGAGTACAAGCTACAGTTAGAGGTCATTGTACATCTTCTAAATTAAAATTTGATGAAAATTATATAATGGAATTTGGGGATGAAGGTATTGTAACAGGAATAGATGGTGATCAGGTTCAAATATTATGTGGAGCTAATCTTGTGGTAAGAGAAGAATATAAAAAAGGAAGTTATCTAAAAATAATATCTAAAAAAGAAAATCTAGAAACATCTTTATATAGTATATATTAGGAATTTTCTTTATAAATTATAGTTCGTATATTTACAGAATAAATTCAATTATTTTAAGAAATTTAATTATGCAAGTAAAAGATTTACCCTATGAGATTAAACAAAAAGTATTTGAAAAACAAATTGAAGCTGGAAATACTCCCAATGAAAATGTATCACTAGATTTTGGAACAGGTGATAAAAATTTTCATTGGAATAGAACAGAAGAAGGATATAGTTTTTGGAGTAAAATATCTAATGGAGAATTTGAAGAATTTTATGAAAGATATCCAATAAATCCATTTTCATATGAAATCTATTAATAAAATTGAAATTGGTGATAGAGTATACCGAAATGGTGATATTAGAAGTGGAATTGGGACTGTATTATTTGATGATGAAAATAATTTATTAATTGAATTTGATGAATATCGTTCTCATTTTCATAATGGTGATGGAAGAGGAAAAGATGGTTATTGTTGGTGGGTTTTTAGGGAATATTTAACAAAAGTAGAAAATACATACGAAATATATTAATTATGAAATATACTGAATTAATTCCTGGAGAAATTTATTGTCAGAAATATGAAGAATCTAAAAATGAATATATTTTTTTATTTACTCATTATAATGAAAAAAGGGCATGCGGAAAATATTTTATAAATACAAAAATATCATATTTTGATACAGGTTATATAAATAGTGAAAGTGGAAGTACTATTCGATTAGCTACTGATGAAGAAAAAAGATGGTTAAATTATTGTATTGAGATAAATGATTATATATCTTATGAAAAATTACCTAAAGTAGAAAGTTATGACATATATTGAAATAGAAGATTTAATTCCTGGAGAAATTTATTTTCATAAAACTCAATATGAATATTTAATCCGCTTTTCTCATATTGGGGATAATGATGATATTATTGGTGATAAATGTGTATTACGTGTTAGTATTCAAAGTTGGAGTGGTAGTAGTTATCGAAACCCTAGTAAATATAAATTAAGGGAAGCCACTTATGAAGAAAAATTATGGTATAATACTTGTTTAAAAGAAGATAAATTTATACCATATGAAGATATCATAAAAAATAATTATGAAATATATTAGTTATGGGGATATTAGAAATGTTGGAAATTATCTATAAAAAGATAGAGGAAACAGAGGCAAAATTAAAGAAATTACTTGATGGCGATTAAAAAACAACGTATATATTGTGAGGATTCTTCATCTATGTATAATACCATTAAAAAAGAAAAACATAATGGTAAACAAGTGATTATTGCGGGAAAACCATGTATTATGATTGGAAATGATATGGTATTAAATTTAAAAACTAATTTAATAGAATATTTAAAATAAAATATAAAATTATGTTTAAAAAGGGAGAATATATTGTAATCTTAAAAGGATTGGAAAGTATAGGTTTTAAATTAAATTTTTGTTATAAACAAAGATGTGATGATAATTATTTAAAAGTTTATAAAGATATTAATGGTTCTACAAATAATGGTTTCCAAGCTCATCTTTATAACAAATCTTTCTCCAGTGTGAAAGGTCTTAATGATTGGAGGTATGCTACTCCTCAAGAAATTCTTGAATATGATAAATTAAATAAACCCTTCAATGTAATTGAAATAACTACAACATATGAAATATATTAGTTATGGAAGGAGAATTTAAAACAGGAGATCGTATAGAAGTAATATCAGAGTATAATCATTTAAATGTAGGTGATTATGGTACTGTAATAAAACAAAAAATAACTACATATCAGTAAAATGGGATAAAGGACATGAAAAGAATCATGATTGTGGAGGTATTTGTGAAAAGGGATTTGGGTGGAATATACCAACAAGTAAAATAAAATTAGTAAATCCAATTTATGAAATTTTTTAAAAAGAAATTTGGATTATTAATTTTTAATTCGTATATTTACAATATAAGATTTAAAGCTATTTGAAATATTGAAATAATAATCTTTCTAAAATTAAACAGGTTCGAGTTTTAGAATTCATTAGAACGGGCAGTTCTCATTAATGAATTTTTACTATAGTTGGTAGATACTCAATAATGGCTCTTACAATTATATTTTTAAAAAAATTTAATTTTAAAAAGATTATTATAAAAATATTTGGATTTGAGATTTAAATTTCGTATATTTACAAAGTAAAATTAATAAACAATAATAATTCATTAAACAATTTTAAATTTAAAACAACAAAGATTATGTCAACACAAAAAGAAAACGCGGTTTCTGTAGCAGGTCAATTCACAGGTTCAATTCCTGATGTATTAGAAATGATTAAGGAAAAAATCAAATCATTCAAAGGGATTGAAACAACAAAATTCAAAACAGCTGGAAAGCTATCAGGATTTGGTGATATCAATACTGAAACAAAAGTGGATAATTTGATCAAAGCTTATTCATCAGTTAAAGGTAGATCTGAAGCTTATGCAGCAGCTGCAAAAGATCTTGGAGTAGATACATTCCCAGAATTCGTTCTTGATGGAGGTACTGCTTCGGATTGGAAACATGATATTAATTTGAGAATTCAAATTATTACTCATAAAGAAGAGTTGGATAAATACAAAGCTCTTGAAGAAGAAGCAACAAAATTCCTTTCTCAAGAAGATCAAAAAGAAATGTTCTTCAAGAAATTGGTAAGTGCTATTGGAGGACAAGAATAAAAATCCAAACAAAAAATCATAAAGCCTCATCGAAAGTTGAGGCTTTTGGTGGCTAAAAATATTTTATATTTATGAAAACATTAAACGATATCAGAAAACATTTTGCTAGTGTAAAAAAAGTGAGATGTCTATCTAGTGGAGGTGTATCAGTAATTACACAGTTAAATGATCTCACCCAAGATGATGATGGAACTATTTGGTGTAGAGATGATAAAACAAACAATTTAGTACGTTTGTATGATTCATCTTTAGAAAAATTGGCTCCTACTAGTGAGTATAAAAATAATGATACAAGAGAATATAATGTTTTCTAGAATCTTGTTTTTATGAAAATTTCCAAAAAACAAATAAAATCCCATTTCAAAAATGCTAAAGAAGTTAAATGTCTGAGCGATGGTAAGATATATAATATTTCTAACATAAAGGAATGGGATTTTACTCAATTTGATAATGATATTGATTATGCGTATATTGATCTTAAAGAGAAACAAAATGGTGAATTAACTGTTTGCGTATATTCATCTGAAAAATTTGCGGAAATAATATCTTCGTTAAACTACGAAATTTATTAAACTATGTCTAAATTCCCCATTAAAAGCATATTTGAACAAATTGCCTCCCATTTGTTTAACATTTCAGATTTAAAGTTAGCTCAAGATTTTATAATTGAATTTATTCAAACAAAAGATATAAAAGAGACTGATAAAAAATTAATTATACAGAAAACAAAAGATCAAAAAAATATAGTTGGATTATATAGATATGTAAGTAATTCATTATTAAAATATGAAGGGCTTGGTATAGAGGTAAAACCAATTGATAAAAAGGAAGATTTAGTTATTATAGAATAAGGTATAGGCCCCTCAAGGGGCCTTTCGTATATTTACTAATATAAATAATTAAAATATAGGTTATGTATAATACTACTGATAAAGGAGTAAAATATGTTGTATCAAGCAATATATTACAATCAAATAAGATAAAGAAAGAAACTAACGATTGTTTTGTTAGAGCTTTATCAACAGCATTTGATATTGATTATGATTTATCACATAATATATGTTCAGAACAATTAAATAGACAAAACCGAAAAGGTACTAAAAATTTTCAAATTCATCAATTTTTTTCTTCCCATCCTATAATAAATGGGAAAATTCCTAATTATATTGATAGTAAAGAAATAACATATCCTGGTAGTCTTACTCATCAAGGTAAAGGTAAAGGAGCATGTAAAATAACAGTTAAAATGTTTTTGGAAAAATATCCTATAGGAACTTATTTAGTTTTAATTAACAAACATGCTTTTACCATTAAAGATGGTGTTGTTATAGGAAATAAAACAGATGCAAAAAGAATGAGAGCCAAAATAATGGATGTTATTGAAGTAAAAAAGATACTGGATGCTATAAAAGTTGAATCAATAAAAACCTAATTAAATAATGTTGAAATTTAGAGATATAGTAAAACCAATCAATTTAGATATTCGTCAAGAAGTATCTTATCAACCTTCTTACTTTTTTGAACGTAATTATGGTTATAAAATTGATTATGATGTTCGATTATCAGATGGAACTTCTTTACAAAGAGATTTTGTTTGGACACTTCAACAAAAACAAGAATTAATCATATCAATCATTAAGGGAATATTACTTCCACGATTTGCTGCAATTGTCTATGAAGATGATCAGAAAGGTAAATTAAAATTAGAGCAAGATAAAATCTTTAAAATTATTGATGGTAAGCAAAGACTTTCAACTATTCAAGCCTTTATGAATAATGAATTCCCTATTCTATTTAAAGGAAATGAATATTTTTATAATGATTTTGATTCTGAATTAAAAAGATCAATTTGGGGTTGTGATTTACGTTTTAATATTGTTTATGAGTATTTTGATCAAAAGGTATCTGATGAGGATATGATTCGTTGGTTCGAGCTTATTAATTGGGCTGGTACTCCTCAAGATAAAAAACATTTTGAAAAATTAAAAAATTTAATTAAATAATTTTGGAATAGGATTATTTAATTATAATTCATATATTTACAATATAAAATTAAATAGTTATGAATAAAGTTTCTATACTTAAAGCAGAAAATAAAGTATTATTATCTAAATTTAATCAAAATGAATTTGTAAAAGTTTGGGGTGATGATACTTCATATTTTTTATTAAATGATAAATATATAATTGCAGGGTGTGGAAATCCTAAAGAATATATAAAAGAAGGTAAAGAATATATGACTTTAATTGATGATGGAAATAAAACAACTAAGTTTAAACAACCATTAAGATGTGAAATCAATCATTACGCTTATGGTAGCAAAGAAGCTATGGAGAAATTTCCAAAAGGGACATATACTTTATTTATAATAAAATAAGTTATGGAATTAATACAAACGAAAGATTATTTACTCTTTATTAGTAATAAAATAGAACTCAAAAAATTTTTCTATTGTGAGTATTCAGGAAATATTAATGAATATTCAGGATTTGAAAAAGATGAATGTTGTAAAACTATTTTGGGTTATTATCCTCTAACAAAAGAATCCAAAGAATTAGAAGGAATTCCATTACTTCCTAATCCATTTGAAAAAGATATTGAAAAACTTGCCAAAGAAAAAATTTCCATTACCATTTAAAATTCATAATAGAGGAGTTCAATATCATACAGCTAAATTATCTAATCCTCCAAAAGGATTAAAAAGATGGATTAAAGCTTTTGTCACTGGTTATAAAATATCACAATCCAAACAATTTACATTAGAAGATATGATTGGAGCTGCTAAATATGGGTATGAATTTAGAGATACTACATCATTTCCTGAACATAAATTTGAAGATAGTTGTATAAATAATTTTAAACAACATATTCAATCAAAATATAAACAACAATTACCTAAAGAGTTTATTTCTCAAGTTCAATATAAAGATGGTTATGGTTTTTGGTATAAGGATATTCCTGAGCTTCCAGATGTGAAAAGAAGATTAAAAATAACCACTAATTCAGAAGGTAAAGAAGAATTAGTAGGAATTTATAAATATTAGTATATATTTTCCAAATAATAAACTAGATAACTCTCTTATTTAGTACTTGCATTAATAGTACGTAGATAAAGTTAATGTTAAGATAATAAGATGCGAAGAAGTAACTCTACTTACAGTATTCTTAGTTATCTAGTTTTTATATAAATAATAAAACTAAATTAAAACAAAATGAAAAAATATTTATTTATCCTATTATTAGGATTATGTTATATATCTTGTAAAAAAGTAGGTCTTGATAGTGAATTTACTATAAAAGCTAAAGTATCTAAAGTAGAATGTAATTCTTTTATGGGTAATATATGTACTTCAAATACTATTTATGTACAAACTGACACACAAACATATACATTTAATGCTAAAGTAAAAGATTTTAATTTTGCAATAGGAGATGTAATCTATTTAAATATTCGCAGATATATAATTTCTAAAGATTAATAATATGACACAAGATAAAAAAATACAAGTAGTTATGTTAGCTACTGATAAATCAAGCCCTTTATGTTTAAATTTGGATAATAAATTAGAGTATGATGAAATTATGCGTTCTTATGGAGGTGTAGACCATTTACATCTTTATTTCTTATCAGATGATGAAATTAAAGAAGGAGATTATATTTATACTACTAGGACAGAAAGTATTTTTAGAGTAGGTAAATTTAGAAGTAAAGCAGGATTTGAAGCACATAGTATAAAAGAATTAATTTCAGATACAAAAGAAGGAGAAACTTATACATATTGTGGAGAAATGTATGTTCAATATTGTAAGAAAATTACAGCTACAACTAATCCTGAACTTAATTTACCTAAACCTTCAGAAGAATGGATTAAATATTATATTGAAGAATACAATAAAGATAATATTATTGAATTGGTTAATGTTGAGTATGAGGAAGTAAAAGAAAGAGAGTATTACAGTAATAATGTTTTTAAAGGTTCTTTTATTTTAAAAGAATTACTTAAAGTAAATTCTGATAATACTATCAATATTAAACCAATTCAAGAAACTTGGGATGAAGTTATTAATAATTTTACTTATACACCTAAAGATTTTGATGAAGAAAGTCATTATATTGCGTATCTTAAAAATTGGTTAAAAGAAAATTATAATGTCCCAACTAAAATTAAATAAAATGGAAAAACATAAGAAACCTTTGATTGCAATGATAATATTTATATTATTATTATTTATTTTTAGTTATTTTAATTTGTGGGTTTATTTGTTTATAGGAATAATTATTACAGCAACATTAGCTTGTTTATATGGTGTATTTTATACTATATTTAATGGTGACAGCTCAGATGACGATATTTATTAAATATTAATAAAAATGTATAAAATATTATTTGAGAGCCAATGGCTAATTATAGAACAAACCAAAGAAAAAGATTATTATTATATATCTTTTACAATAGCTCATTTTATCTTTGGATTTCATTTAAATCCTAATAGTTTAAGTCTTTTACCTTATATGGTATTAAATACTAATTTAATTAAAACAAATAGTTGGAGTCCACCTTCTTTAGATATTGGATTTTTGTTTATTTATATTGGAATAATATATAATTATAAAAATAATTTAATAAAACAATATTTTGAAGATAAAGAAATTAATAAAATCTTATGAAAGAAATAATACCAAATATATTTGTTGTGGTAATGCCAATAGAGACACATAGCTTTGAGAAGGCAAATTTTGGAAATGCGTTGTTTTATAAGGACAGTTTGAATAATATATGCAAACATAAGTCGGTTTCACTTCTTGGAATGGAAATACTAGGCATCGCATCCGAAAAGGAAATAACATTTGATTGTAAAAATATTATAAGAGGGGGTATTAGAAATTTGAGACCTGGGAAAAATAATGAGTATGTTTTTAAAGATTATTGTAGTGAATTTCCTGATGATTTAAGAAGTTGGGTATTTCCAACAATAAAAGATTCATTTTTATCTTTTGTTAAGTCCAAAGATATAGAATTAAAACCAAACGAAAAACTTTTAGTACTTAGAAAATCAATATAATTTAATTTTAATAAAACTTTATGAGTGATTAAGTGATTCTTAGTAAATTTGTTCGTATATTTACAATATAAGAATTTTAAAAAATTCAATTGTTAAATCAAAATTAATTAGTTATGAAAATTAAATCAAATGATTATCAAGAGTTACGTACTCAAGCCAAAGGATTAGGGATTAATACCAAAGGGCTTAAAAAAGAGGAGATTATTGCTAAAATTGAAGAAGCTCCAAACACTGAAACAAGAGGTCGTAAAGTAGACCCAAACAGTGTAAGACAACAAAGATTAGCAAAACAAAAACAAGGACATAGAGGACGTCCAATTGATCCAAATTCTGAATTCCATAAACGTAAAATGGAATTGGAAGAAAAAAGAAAAGAGGGGACTTTGAAATTGGGAAGACCGGTGGACCCGAATTCCGCAAGACAAGAACGTTTATCTAAAATAGGTACTGTAAAAAGAGGTAGACCAGTAGGTTCTATTTCTGAATTAAATCCTATTATTGTAGAAGAAGTAATTGATAAAGCTGCTGAAAAGTTAGCTCATAAGATCGAAGAAGCTAACCCAGATATTATTCAAAAGTTAGTTGCAACAGTAAAATAATTTTAATATTTTTATAAAAACGCTTGGATGAAAATCTGAGCGTTTTTAATTTAGGAATAGGATTATTAAAAATAAATTCATATATTTACAATGTAAGATTAAAAAATAAAAGGTTATGAGAAATATAATTATTGAAGTATTAAAACCTACACTATTAGTAGAAGAGTTAAAAGCTCTAAACGAAGTAGCTAAAGAGTTTAGATTTTCATCACATGAAAGAAATGTTAATGAAGCTGTTATAATGAGCGATATTATTAATCTTGAAACTGTTGAAGAATTGAAACAACATTTATGTAGAGGGGGTGGAATAGAAGAACATGAAGTTGGAAATTATATAGGTGACTTATATTTTGAAATAACACATCAATATAATTAATATAAATAGTTTTTTCTAAATGATTTGAGGGTCTTAAAAAATTTGGAATTTTAAGATAAAGTTTATATATTTACCTTATAACTTAAAACACAAATATCCCTCATGATCTTACTAGATAAAATTAAAAAAGAATTGCTACAAGAAGAAATAAATGCTGTTTATAATAGAGAAGCTGATTTCTTTGAAATGACCCGAAATATTGGAGAATGTAATACAGTTGAAAATATAATTGATTATCTTCAACATACAGGGAGTGGAAGTCGAGAAGAAGCTATAGGGTATGTTAATTATTTACTTTTTGAAGAATATGAATTAAATTAAATATTATGTATTGTATACTTATTATAAATAAATTTACTAAATCTTCTTTTATTTATCCTAAAATCTTTAATTTACAGGATATAGAAAAATATCAAAAAGGAGAATTAACAATTCCATATAGTGAAAAACATAATTTATTCGAAATAAAAGAATTATCTGATTAACAATATAAATATTCCTGCTTGAAAATAAATAGTAATAGAATGATAAGTATAGTTAGGATATGTATTTTCAAATGTGACTTGGGCATTAATCCCGCTAATGATTTAAAACATAACATTATTACAAGATTTACAGATCTGTTATTTATTGGAGAGGTAATAAAACATCATACAGATACAGTATCAATGGTATGATTAAATAGGGTGTGGAGTGGTTTGGTACTTCACTATTATTTCGAGACTGTAATCTTGACAGGAATATTTTTAAAATTAAATTACAAACCGGCTAAAACAGCCATAAAACCAATTAAATAAAATGAAACAATTATTTTTAAGTCTATTATGTATATTTACAATAAGTATTACATCTTGTTCCGTTGAGGATAATCAGGAAAAACAAAATAATCTTGAATCAAAAAATATAAAAACTTTAAATCAAGATATATCTAATATTGATTTAGAGAAACTCGCAACGGAATATACATTAAATATTACTGATTTAACAAATGAATTTGAAATGTTAGTGGAATCTGAAGCTATTTATTTTTCAACAGAAAGTTATGAAGATACACCAAGACAACCTACATGCCAACATGGTACACCAAAGATGGGACATAAGGTATATAATGTTGGTTTAGCATTTCATTTTGTATTTACTACTACAACAGTTAATGGAATTACATCAAGTCAGTGGTCAATTAGTATGACTCCAATATCTGTTTTATGTCCATATTAAAATAATAAATCCTCTAACTGAAGATAAACAGTAATAAAATATGATACATCTGTAGTGAGTGCTCTAAGATGTTATAATCCCAAGGAGTTAATATAAGCTTGCATGGAAGAAATGACGGTGTAAGTAAAGCCCGCTCACGTTAAGAATTAAGATTATAAATATATCTAAGTTTTATTACACTACTGCCATGAGTAGGTTGTTTATTGTAAGCTATTATTTCCAGTTACTACTATCTGTACAAGAGTCAGATAAATAATAGTCCACATGGAAATGGATTAGAGGATTTTTAAATAAATTTATTATTATGAATAGACAGGATAAGATCTTAAAGAAAAAAGAAAGAGCCCATAAAAGATATCAAAGAAATTTAAACAGAAATATTCCTAAGTTAATTCATAAAAAAGAATTTGGAAAAGGTATGGATTGTCCTTTTGATGTAGAAATATATGATAGATATGGAACTTGTACTTGTGGACATTCTCATTATAATGATTGTCTTGGAGATATTTAAAAAATAAAAATAGGGAGATAGCTCAATTGGTAGAGCATATTACTTAAAGGTTCGAATCCTTTTCTCCCAACAAAATAAAAGGTTAAACATTGAATACCTTTGTAAATATATTAGAAAAGGAGATTATAAATATGTTTCATAATAAATGGAGATTTTACATCCAGAAAAGAAATGCTTTATCTAATAATTTACATAAAGATACTAATCCTGAATTGACAGGATGTTAACATGTCACTAAGAAGTAATTCGCATTGAGTATAGTTGCTAACTCAGTTGGTGGAAAAAAGGTAGTGTCTTCCATCGAATACAGGTCTATGGTGTTAATGCAGAAATGTTAGATGTGTTGTTCCCTTGAGAAAGGAATAAAGTACAAGAGTCTATTAGTATTAATGGCTACAACACAAATGAGCAAGTATCCGTGAGGACTTGGTTGCTTTTATGCAATTCTCAGCAAATAGTTAATATGGGAGGAAGTTAGTCAGTACCTTAATGCTTAACCACACAGACTTAAAATCGTTAAGTATATTAACTATGTGACCCTAATTATCTTGATGTTGTGCTATAGACAGCTTATGTAAATCCAGAAATGGTGGTGTAGCGTTGATGTACTGAAAAGATAAAGGGTGCTAAATAAATTAAATTGGCCAAAAACAAATTTATTAACAGGGTAGTCGAAAACTGAATAGAGTAGACAAAAATTTAAAATCAAATATACTTACACCAAAAATGAAAAGATTAATTTTAGGATTATTTTTAATTTCATCAACACTATTTTCATGTAGTTCAGATGATACAACTAACAAATACCAACAAAAAACAGTAACCGTAGCAAAAGGTGATGATGGAAATCCAAATATTCCTCAAGCGCCAACAGAAGCACAAATCAAAGAAGCTACAAGTGTTCTTACTACTGAAGTAGAATATTTAACAGAACACCCTAATGAAGTTAATTCAAGAAATATAATCAGATTTTGTGGAAATCCATCCTTTTCAGGAACTAGCGGAGGTGGATATGCTGAAGTAAAATTAGGAGATGGTTCAACCTATTATTTTACATATTCTTGGTTTATAAATAGTTCTAACAAAACTATAGTTGCAGCTCATTTTGAAGGTACTTCAGCTCCAGCAGGTAGTGGTTGCTAATTAATATATAATATAATAAATTAATGCTTGGGAAGATAGAAATATCATTCCAAGCATTTTTTAATTTAGGTAAATAATATATAAAATATAATTCGTATATTTACAAGGTAAAATTTAAAATTATGTATAAAAATATAAATGATTTAATAGGAGTTTCATTTAATGCTAATTCAAAAACTGTATATAAAGTTGGTAATATTATTGAGCCTAAAAAAATATATATAACTTGGAATAATGGTTCTACTATTTATAATATTGAAAATGTACTTTCACTTTTTAATGATGGAACTTGGAAAGTAATTGAAAATCCTTATTATGATATTTATTGAGAATTCATGACATTAGCAAATTATATTACAAGAAAAAGAAAGTTATTACATGGGAGAAAATATCAATTATTACAAGATATTTTAAGTAAATCTATAACTAAATCAAAAATATATTGTATTCAAGGTCATGCTAGTCAATTTACAACATATAAAAAAGTTGAAGATAATGAATTAATTGAATATAATAATTTTTATAAATTTTTATATCCTTCCATTTCATATTATCTTTGGTATAAAAATAATTTTCAATTACAGACACAGAAATCATGTACAATAAAACCGGGAAAGAGGAGAACTATTATAGATAGGGATAAATGTTGTATATTTTGTAATACTGAAGAAAATTTAACTGTTGATCATATAATACCATATTCAAAATCCAAAAACAGTAGTATATATAATTTAATGACATTATGTAAAACTTGTAACAATAATAAAAAAGATTCAATTCCATCTTCTAATTTTATTATTGATATATTAATTCCACATATTAAAATGTTTAACCCAAATTATCATTTAAATCCGTTATGAATATAGAAGAATATAATCAGTTTAAAAATAGTTTCCCTTCAATTGAAGAGGAAAAATTTGAGGAATATATTAATAGTGCTTCACAAAATGAAGGAAATAAAAACAAAATCGAATTATTAGATTTTAATAATTATACTATTACTGTTGATAAAACTGCAACTTTATTAATATTATATAATGTATCTATAAAATCAAAATCTATAGGGATAGAGGAATTTGATAAATTTCAAATTATTTTTGTTAAAGGGGATTGGTGGATAGCTTATCAATAAGGTATAATATTTATTATAATTATTTCGTATATTTACAAATATAAAATTAATAATTAGAAATTATGTTAATAAATTTAACTCCAAATATAGAAGAAATTGAAAGAAGAAAGATAGTAGCCAAAGAAAATAATTTTGAATATACCCCTCAATTTAAAAATACTCTTTTAAGAGGAGTATATAGAGATATTTTTGATTTTAATTTTCCCAAAGGAGAATTTTTAGAAACTCTTACCCCATATGAATATGGAATAGCAGATTCAGTTGAACAAATTACAGATTATTATAAAGATATTACTAAAGATTTACAAAAATTTTATATAGTATCAATAACTCCAGTATTTCAAAACAAGGAAAATCGAGGAAAAGGGGGAGGTTGGAGATGGCATAAATGGGGAAAATATATTGGGAATCTTAACCCACAATATGAATATTTAGATGATGAAGAATTTACTGTTAAATATATATTAGTTTATACTATTTATTCTGTAATAATATGAAGACAATATTTTATATACCTAGTAAAGATGAAAAATCAGGTAATCGTTGGTTTAATGATAAACCTTATAATGTATGGTTTATATTAGAAAATATATTATATGAACCAAATGGTAATATACTTAAGAATACTGTAATTGATACATATATAAAAAGTATTACATTAACAGAAATTATGGATAGATTTGATGATAATGGTATAACTAGACATATTGCTTTGTATATTTCTGAATAAAATTAACTAACTAAAAGCTACCTAATCATGTAATAAACTGATTAAATATTATGGCAATTATAGATATACACTGTCAACAAGCAATAGAATTTGCTAAAACAATTAATCCAGATATTATTATAGAAAATGGTATCAATTGGATTTGGGCAATGGGTTTTAAATCTCATGAAGATGCTAAAAAATTTGATGAATATTGTATTTCTAATGGTTGTGAAACTAGAGGAGTATATGATGGTGGTAACGGAACAGCAGATGTAAGATTTAGATAACAATCTTTAATCATTAAGAGTATGGCAATTCCAACATTAGGCCGATGGCAACAGGACAAAAACAACCCGAAAGAAATAATTTCCGTTAAGGGTTGGAATGAAGAAGCAAGATATGCAGTTATATGTGTATGTGAAAACGTAGAAGATGCTAAATTTATAGTAGAAATGTACAACAAAATTAATCCACACTAATCATTAAGAGTAATGGAAGTAAATGTAAATCATTCTGAACAAAGAGAAAAGGATGTTCAGGAATTATGTAAAAAAGTCATAAATATCATTCCAAATTATTATGAAACAACATGCCCTTTTTGTTATGAAATGGAAATAATAGGCTACGGCAATAAACAGACAGAAATGTCAAAAATAAAACACAAGCCTGATTGTGCCTATCTAATCGCAAAAGATTTATCCGCAAATACTAACCATTAATCAGGAAATAAACCCTAAAATAAAAAACTATGTATACAGATTTAAATTTAAGCAAACCAAAAGAAAACGAAAAGGTTTTTGTTGGAATGGATTCAAAACCAATGGCTCCTAAAATTGCGATATTCAAAAAAGGAAAATTTTATGATGTTTCTGATGAATCAATTGAATTATTTCCTACACATTGGAAATATCCTAATATTCCTTTTGCTTCTAACTATTAATCAGGAAACAATGAAAGATAATCAAGACAATGAAGGGGTTGCAATCGGGCTAGTAATATTCTTTTTTTTTATTATCTGGACGATTTGTTTTTTAATATTTTAAAACAATGAATTATGATACGATTTATATTAAAGTTATTTAAAAAAACGCATATATGTTGGTATAATAAACCAATAGTGAGTCGTTACATTACATTTGGAACTAGACAAATAGTTTATGAGTGTAGATGTGGAAATCGTAAAGCAGAAAAACAATATTTTGGATTTGATGAGGAATTTCCTATAATTACAACTCCATTTTTAACTGAAAAGGATATAAATAAATTTTTAAAAAAAGAGTTATGAAAGTAAAACACATTATTTTATCTGTTTGTTCTATAGTATATTTAGTAACAATGTTTTTATTAATTCATTTTGAAGTAGATTTACAAATAGGTGCTAGCTTATCATTGGGATTGTTTGGTGTACTTTTATTATTTTATTTTCTTATTCTACTTTTGAATTGGTTAATTGAAAATTGGAATAAAGGTATTAAATTTCGAAAATAAATGTTTTGTTTAAAATAATTTACTATCTGAATTGATATATTAAACAATATTTCGTATATTTACAATATAGAAATTTAAAAATTAAGGTTATGAAACAATTATCAAATATTCAAAAATTACGAATAATAGTTCAAGTTATTAATGAATTAAAAGAAATTCCAAATAAAGATTTTTTATATGTAGATAAATATAATAATAATGATTTATTAATTAAAATAGCTAAAAAATCTAAAATTTCTATTTCCTCTAACAGAGAATGTGGATATGTGGATATAGGAGAGTATATTCAAATTACAATTGAGGAATTAGAATCAAGATTATTTACTAAAATAAATAAGATAGAACCTAAATTTCATCATAAAATGGAACAAAGAAATCCATTATTTCCTGTATCGGAAGATTTAAAAATTCAAACGGATAAATTTATTAAAAATAATATCCCTGAGAGTGGAGAATCTAATACTTTAATAGGTGAAATATTTAGAGCTTTACAATATATAGAATATAGAGCACATAATGATGGAGATTTACCTTGGAATATATTTTCTCCTTCATTTATATCCTATATGTTTGTAATTTCCCAAATTGATAAATTAAATTGGTCAACATATGCATATAATGAGGAAACTGGAGAATATAATTTTAAATTTCATGATGAATGGTTACAAAAATATAATCCATATGGAAAAATTGATTATGTTATTGAAAGTAATTTAGCTTGTGAAACTAATTCAATAAGATATGAAATAATGGATTTATTACTATCAGGAAAACTGATGGATTCTGAAAATAAATATGATTCAAGAAGTTATAGAATAATTAAACAACATAGAAATTATGAAAGCTAAATTATTAAAAAAATTAAGAAGAAAATTTAGAATCCAAGAAATCGATGGTCATTATAGAGTTTTTACTCAAACTATGATGAAAGTTGAGTATACTGATTGGGATACTTTGGAAATTACCCAAATGAAACAAAGAAGAATGATTTTAGCAGAAGCTCGAGGTAATTCTACCAGAATAATTTATGTATAATTTTATAAGAAAAATATCCAAAATATTGTTTTGTAAACATAAATGGAAAAAGACTTATAGTTATTACGGATATTCAGGTTCTGTTTCTAAATATCATTGTAATAAATGTAAACTTAAAAAGAAACAATTTGTAGGTATTGCTGGATGTTCAACAACATATAAATTATCAAAGTAAATATGGAATTGGTTGGTTAAATTATTTTTCATATATTTACAATATATAAATTATAAATTATTAAAAATTAAGGTTATGAAAAAACTACTATTTGCTATTTTATTAACTACAGTAAGTAGCACAGCACAAATTAAATTTGGAGACACTGAAAGAGCTAATTTTAATATAATTTCAGACCCTTTTTCTTCTATTAAAGAAGAAGGAGTGAATATAGGAGTTGAAATTGAATATCAGTGTTATTGGTTTTATATCCATTCAGGTATAAGAAATTTTGATAAATTAAAGGGTGGATATACTGATTGGATGACCGGAATGGGAGTAAGTCTAAATTATGGTACCTTTGATGAATGGAGATATTATGCTGGAGGGAAATTAGGATTTATTTGGAGAGGTGATGAAAAATACCCTGGAGCTGGGGTAGAAGCAGGAATTGATTTTCAATGGGGAGATGTTGTAATTATAGGAGTAAGAGGAAGTGGAGATTGGAGAGAAGACTTTATATTCTCCGGTGCAAAACCTAAAATACAATGGTCTGGGGAAATTAAAATTGGATTTAAACTGAATTAATTATGCCAACATCAGAAACATTTTATGTAAGTTCTAAAAGTAATAAAATTTATCCTATTAAAGATAATCCTAGGGAATATTTTATCAAAGATGGAAAATATTTAGGGAAAGCTAAATATATTATTGAAGTATTTGGAGATAATCATGAAAAGGTTGCGAATACTATTAAAAATATGGTTGATAATAGTAATTTTGATAATAAATTATTTTTAATTAAAGTAGAAACAAAATAAAATTTTATATTATTGGTTTTATATTAAAAAAGAAAAAATATGAAAATATTTCAACTATTGTTATTAACTTTGTTTTTGATAAGTTGTGAAACAGAAGAGTTCCATCATCAATCAAAAACAGAAATTATACAAGAAACACCAAAATGGTTACAGGGAGATTTTATCTCAGTATATCTTCATACACCATTAGTAGTAACTAAACATAATATTTCTTTAGAATTATTTGATAATATTTATGTTTTAACACTAGATGATGTATTTGAAAATGAATTTAAATATATTGTTTATTATAATGAAATGGAATTTGGTTTTTATAAAACAACTAATACAGAAATTGTAGTGGAAGTTGTATTGGAAGATCAAATAAGGAAAAGGATAGGACATTATACTAAGGTAGTAGACTAATAAATTGTTTTTCGTATATTTACAACATAGAAATTTAAATTATGGATATATTAAAAATCTTTATTTTGATTATTGTTATTTTAACGATTATTATTAAGTTTATATGGTCAGAAGAAAACCTAGAAAAATGGTCAAGGGAAAACCTAGAAAACGAAAATAATTACAAAAAGATACTTGATATCAAAAGACGAGCTGATGAAGCACAATCCACAGAAGAAATTCAAAGCTTGTTAAAGGAAATACAATTACTTAAAAGTAAATTATGACAATATTTAATTTATCAGAATGGGATTATGATGGAAACACTGATTGGTTTTTATCTCATCCAAATAAAACCGAAGAAGATTTTAAACAAGATGTTATTAATAGTATGAATAATACTACTGATAATTTAATTAAAAATGCTATACAAGATGCAAATTATATTTCTTCATCAGATTTATTAATTATTGTTGTTGAAAATTTGAAAAATAATTTAGGTTATGAAGATGTTAAATTTCCTAGATTAAGTTTTAGTTGGGATCATACTATTGATGAAGAAAATAGGGATTTTAAAGAAGTGATGGATAAAAATCAATTTCAAAAAATTGTAAATTACAATCAAAATATTATTGAAATTGATTTTTTAACACCAAAAGAATATATTCAAACAAAACTAGAGACACAAAGTAAAGGTAATTTAAAAATATTTATTACTAATTTACATAATTTATCATTTTTAGAAAGTGATAAAGAATTCTATAATAAAGCATTAGAGGAATTAGATAAAATAGAGTAATTTTGGAATTTGATTTCTAAGATTACTTTCATATATTTACAACATAATAATTAAAACAATATAGTTATGATTACTTTTGTTGTTAAAAATCCCAAATCTAATATATTAAGAATATTTAAAGATGAAATTAATATAGGTCGAATTGAATGGAATTGGTATGATATTAATAAACATCAAGAGTATTTTGGTTTAGATAAAAAATGGGTTACTAAAAATATTAGTAATAATAATATTTTATATATTAATACTATTATTATAGACCCTAAATACAGAGATCAAGGATATGGTAAACAATTATTATCATACTTCCTTAATTTTCATAAAAAATCAGATTATGATAGTATATTTTTGGAATCGGTGTCAATGGAAACATTGAAAATAAATCCTAAAATTCAGAATAAACTAAATAAATTTTATGAAAGCTTTGGTTTTGAAATGATTTATCAAAATAGAGATCTAACTGGATTAATGTATAAAAAGAAATAAGTTATGAAAGAACAACTAATAACATTCGAAACAGCTAAATTAGCTAAAGAAAAAGGATTTAAATTTAATGAAGATTCAGAAGATTTTTATAAATACTCAGGGTATTATAATTATGGAAGAATAGGAGATGGAGAATGGTCTTTAAATACAGTTTATGATATAGAAACACTTCATTGGGGAAGTGAGTTAACAGAAATTATTGATACTCCAACACAATCATTACTTCAAAAATGGTTAAGAGAGATTCACAATATAGATGTAAATGTTTTACCTTACAATAATATAAAGAAATATTATGAAGTTTATGTGAATTTAGCTGTTACTACTTGGAGTGGGTATTCTACCTATGAAAAAGCATTAGAAATCGGATTGCTAGAAGGATTAAAATTGTTGGAAGATAATTATTTAACAGAAAATGGGAAATTATTCAATCATCTAAAAATAAATGAAATGGTAAAAAGAGGTTATACGAGAGAATTTCTTGATGAAAACGAAGAGATAGAAGATAAACTCGATTCAGATATTGAAATTCAATTTAAAGAATTATATGGTTATGAATTTGAAGGATAAATTTAGGTATTGGATTATTAATCTTTAATTCATATATTTACATTATAATTAATAAATAATTATGTTAACTAATAAAGCTAAAATAGATTTTCTAAATTGGTTAGATAAACAAGATTTAGCTCCATATAGGGTGATGTTTGATGATATACCTAAATTTATCCAAACGGCATATATTATTCAATGGTTAGATGAAATTGGATTAATAATTGAAATTGATTATGAAAGGGCATCAAAACAATATTTTGGTAATTTATTAAATTGTCTTAAATCAACAATAACAAGACAAGATATATCAAATAATTTTAATAGTAGAACATCTTTTGAAGAAGAAGGTATAAAACAAGCAAATTTAATATATAATGAAAATAACAGAAATAAATAAACAACAGGAATCAACTGAAGAATCATTATTTATTAGAAAAATATTAGATGATAGTTTAGATAAATGTGATAAACAGAGACCTTAATAAGGTACTTGATTATTAAAAATATTTTCATATATTTACATCGTTAAAAAATAGTTATGGATATTTTAGAAGTTTTTAAATCTGATTTTAAAACTATGTCTGTTAGTAGTTTAAAAAAGAAATGGAAAATAAATCATTATACAGGTAGTGTTTCTCTAAATATTAAACCCAAAGTACAATATAGAGGTATTGAAGATAATAATTCTTTTATTACTTATTGCTCACTTTTTGGTTTAGAACAAAAACATTATAATATTGAGATTGAATTGGAGGATGGAACTTATTGTAAAATTGTAGGAATTACTCCTAAAAGTCATAAATATCCAATTGTTGTTCAAGCTAATGATGGTATTAAATATAAGATAACTGAATTTGATGTTCAAAAATATTTAAAGAAAACAAATCAATTAAATTAATTAAAAACAAAGTTATGTCAAAAATTTCCTCAAAAAATCTTAGCTTAATGGCTATGACAGAAACTAAAATTCCTATTGAATTTAGTTCAGTAAAATGTAATTTAATAGTTATAAGTACCTCTACTAAACTTGGAGATATTGTTGAACATAAAAATATTACAACAATGATAAAAGATTTAACTTTAAATGGTATGCCTGTTTCAAATTATACTTCTTTAGTAACACACTTCAAAAGTATAGGAATTGATTTTCCTAAAATACTAAAAGATAAACAAAATGAAATTATTACTAAAGAATATTTGGAGAAACAAGTAAGTTTTTACGGTATAGGTGAATAGTATTAGATCCAATAGGATATATTAATATAGGAATAGGAGTATTAAATTACGTTTCATATATTTACAACATAATAATTAAAATAAGAAAAGATGAAAACGAATGAAACATCTAAAGTAATTTGCAATCACTGCAATAAAGAAAAAGAAGGAGTACAAACTGGAATTTGTAATCATTGTGGTAAGTTTGGGTTAACAAACAATGAATTATCTATGAAAAAAATTATTTTATGGTGGAGTAATTTATCTAGTTTATCCAAAACCCAATTATGTGATACAAATACTGAATTTATAGGTATTGGAAGAAGATGGGAAACTTTAACTTTTGAAGAAATAGAAACTCTTTATGCTTTTGGAGAATTAGCAGAGGGTTATCCAAAAGTAACTATTAATAAAAAATTTACTTCTTTTAATGAGGAAAAATTTAAAGCTTACGCTAATAAATTTAGTCAGGAAGATAAAGTAAAAATGCTACAATGGCTAGCTACTGATTTAATGGTCTTGTCTCTAATTGATAAATCATTAAGACCTATAAAATAGGTATTGGATTATTAAGTTGAATTTCATATATTTACATTATAATTAATATTAACATAAACGTTATGACTAGAAAAGATTTAATATTTTATTTGGAAGGTTTTGAGGAAGAAGATCAAGATGGAACTATGGAAGTTAAATTTTCATACCCTTCAGGAGATTATTGGAGAACTGAATTAGCAGGGAAAATCAATGATGCATCTGAAGGATATACAAAATACTCCGATTATCATCGAACAGATCAAATTGCTACAGAAGAAGAATATGAAGAATGTTTGGAAGATGAAACTACACCTAAGGATAAAATGGTGAGAAAAGTAATTTTACTTAGTTAAGGTATTGGATATTATAAGGTAAATTCGTATATTTACAATATAAGATTTAATAAGTTCATTGAAATAAATAATAAACTCTTATCCAATTGCAGGATAGCTATGATTCGCTCTACCTATATAACACTTACTAAAAATATGTGTTAGTTAAGGTGCAACCTTGTAAGAGTTTAAGTAATGCATCATTTCACATTCCCAAGGTGTGATTATTATATTATAATAAAATGCAGAGGGATTAAAAATTAATATTGATAGTATGACAGTAGAGAATAAAAATCAAGAGACTTAAAATAAGAAGTTCTGACTACTATTAATATTCTACCTACTTTACAGAGAAATGTAAAGGAACAGAGGATGATAACGTTGTGTATTTGATACCTCTCTAAAAATCTGTAAATACTCAATAACTTCTAATACAGGTAGCACAACCAAGCCCTGAAATAATCTGATAAGCTATCCTGAAATAGTGGATATAATAGCTAAGATATAAGACTAATGAAGTTAGAGCTATTAGAAGTTTATTTTATAAACTATTGTAAGACCTTGTACATTCATAAGGAGAATGACCCATTGGGCTGAGTAAATGCATTAAATACATCATTTCTTACAATAGTTTATTTTTATTAACGAATTAAATTAAAACAATATGTGGACACTTTATATTCTTTCATTTATAATACAAGGTATTATATTTAGAAAAATAGGAATTAATGGTTATTTTAAAAATGCTATCAAAACTTCAGAATTAGAAGTATTTGCATCATTTCTATTAATAATTCAGATATTAGTTACAATATTTTTAATAGGAATTTATTTACCTTAAAGTTATGAATAATGATGAAAAAAATGGATGTGCAGCTACTATATTTATGGCTGTAATGATATTTATATTAGGTTTAGCAATTGGAACTAAATTTGGGAATGAAATACGTTCAAATAATAAAATTAAACCTGAAATTAAATTAACAACAGATGGTAAAATAATAGATACAATCTATATTTATAAAAAACAAACCTAAACGTTCTTATAAAAATGAGGGATTTAATGAAAAATTTGTGGTAGGTTTTTCAAATAATATAAGTTGTAGGTCATCTTATATTTTATTTCAATTAAGGAATTGGAATTATAATTTTTAATTCGTATATTTACAATGTGAAATTAAAAGTTCATTTAAATATTGTTTATAAATAATTTAGACCTGGAAGTGAAAAAACTTTACCTTGAAGTATAGTAGGGGAAAAATAAAGCAACGGTGTAGTATAATAACTAATAACAAAATAACTATAAATTATTTATAAATATATTTGGATTATATAATTTAGTTTCGTATATTTACAAATATAAGTTCATTTAAATAATGTTTTTTTAATTAATAAAAGATTTTAAAACATATTAAAATAAATTTGGATTAGTAAAAAAGAATTCGTATATTTACAGTATAGAAATTTAAATAAAATAATTAACAAAATTAAAATTAAAGGTTATGAACAAACATGCTCAAAAAACAGAAGTTGCAGGTGTAAAATTAGATTACAATGCATTAAAAGTAGAAGCTAAAGATCTAGGTCTACCAACAACAGGTAAAGCAGCTGAAATTGCAGCAAGAATTGAAGAATTCAAAGCAGCTCAAGCTAAAACTGAAACAAGAGGTCGCAAAGTAGACCCAAACAGTGCAAGACAATTGCGTTTGGCAACACAAGGAACTGGACAAAGAGGTAGAAAACCTGACCCAACATCTGCTTGGAATATTAAACAAAAAGCATTAGCTGAGAAAAAAGCTGCTGGGGAATTAAAATTGGGAAGACCAGTAAACCCAACATCAGCAAGACAAGAACGCTTAGCAAAAGTTGGAACAGTTAAAAGAGGTCGCCCTGCAAAAGTAATAGAGGAAGTAATTCCAACTGCACCAGTAGAGGAAGTATTACAAGAAAATATTGCTGAACAAGTAACAGCATAATTAAGTTAGATTTAAGGGAAGGAAAGCATCAATTAATTTTGATGCTTTTTTTTAGTGAAAATAATTAATATTATGGGAGAAGATCAAATTAGGTTACTACTTACACAAAATAATTATAATTTATTCAATTTATCTAAATTAAGTAATGGTAGTTTTAGATTAGCTATACAAGGAGATGTCTGGGTACAACAAATTAAAGATTTACTATTAGTTGCTAGTTGGGCATATGAGAATGGTTTAGCAGTATTTTATATAAACTAAATTGAAGGAATTGGAATTATAAATAATATTTCATATATTTACAATATAGAAATTTAAATAATATAGTTATGAAAAAATTAAATCTTATAAGTGATAATTCATTAGAAGAATTATTATGTCTATTGAATAGAATAGACAATACTATAAATCATGATTTCCTTCATGTATCAGAATATTTACCTTCTGATATTATTAAACCATTATCTTTATTCAAAAAAGAATTGTTAGAAGAATATAATAGAAGACAAGAATTGTATGAGGAATATTCTCCAAAAGTATTTACTTACAATCCATACAAAGGTCCTGCAGGTCCAACTAAACAACAGACCCTAGATAATACTCGTTTTTTGGGACAAGAGTTAGAAAAAGCTCAAATTCCCTTTAAAGAAAATTGGGATTATATCAAAGAAAATTATGGAGGTACTGGTGGAGATGAAATGGTATTGGAAATTAATAACGGAAAGGATACTATTCATGTAAGTTATGACAGATGGGGTTTTGTTGTTGATGAATTAGAGGACTTTGATCAAGTTGATTTTATTATTATTTTCAAAGGAATTATAAAATGGTATAATGAAGGTTTAAAATAAAAATATTATGAGTAAAGATTCAGAAGAAATGAAAGGGTGTGGTTGGTTAATGATATCAGCTGCTATCGCATTTTGTATTGTATTAGCTGGGTTAAAATGGTTGAGTTAAAATATACACAATAATGGTATAGGATTATTAAGTTGAATTTCGTATATTTACAACATAGTAATTACAACAAAATATTTTTATTATGAATTCAATTTATACAATTCCAGAAAAAGAAGCTACTTATTTAATAATTAAAGTAGAAAAATACCTTCATAATAAAAAATATCAAAAAGATATTAAAAGAATTATCAAAAACGTTGAAACGTATAATGATATTTCAAAAAAACAATGGAAAAAATTTAAAAAATATTTTGAGAAAATAGAACAAGATATAGAAAAATAAAAATATCCATAATAGGTATTTGAGTTATAAATAATAATTCGTATGTTTACAACATAATAGTTAAATATAATAGTTATGTATACAGAAAACGGAATATATAGTAGGAAAATATGGAGTAAATCTATGTAGTGAAACACCAGAAATATTATCCCAAGAAATAAACAAATCATATGAGGAAGATGATTATGAATCTAACTTATTTGAATATGATTGTGGGGAAGGAGGATTAATTTATGTAGAGAAAGTTCATATAACTAATGAATATGAAGATATATTTAAGGTATTGGTAATCACTTCAGGTGAAGATGAATCAATTCCATATGATGTAAAAGAATGTATTAAAAAATTATGGTATAGTGGAACAGACCATTCTATTTTTGGGAGTGGAAATGTAGTAAGGGTAGTGGATTATATAATTTAACTTCATATATTTACAATATAGAAATTTAAATAATTAAAACATTATAGTTATGAAAAAAATAGCTGCTGAATTAAATCTTCTAAGTAAAGAGGAATTATTACAAAAAGGTTATGTAGAGGTAGATAAACTATTTAATGATGAAGAAATGAGATTATTATATAGAAAACATCTAAATCAAAAAACAAAATTAGGACTAGTAAAATTTCTTCATAACTGTAAATTTTATGAAAGAGTAGGGGAGAATATTTCTAGTATTTTAACATTTCTAGTACCAAATTATCCTAATAATTAAGGTATTGGATTATTAATTACTATTTCGTATATTTACACTATAATAATTAAATAATTAAAGTTATGAATATATCATTAGAAGATTATATACATTCTGTTGTTATGCAAATTTTACAACAAATTCCTCTTAATTTAAAAAAATATACTTTAGGTAGAACAGAGGAAGAACAATTCAAAAGCATATTAGAAATGATTTCTGAAAAAAGAAATGAATTTGGAGAATATGATACACCCTATAAAAATATTAATAGTGTATCTTATGCTTGGGAATGTGATGAAAGTACTAAAGAGTATGTACAAGAAAATATAGATGAAATCTTATATTTACTTAATGGTTGTGCATCGGTAATATAAATAAAGGCTATGAAAGCAAATAAACTTACCGTAGATTCAATTGTTGAATTATTCTTTGAATTGTATGATACTTATGATGATATTGATTTAAATCCTATATTGGAAAAATATATTTCTGAGGAAGTAATGTTAAATCATGAATTAGATTATGCTGATATATTTAAGACACTGTCACAGGAAGATGCTGAGAAATTATTAAACGAATTAACTAATTACGATCACGATGCTGAATAAATCAGGTCGTTGATATTTAAAACTACTTTTGTATATTCACACTGTAATAATAATTAAAACAATATAGTTATGGAATCTGTAAGAGTAAAAATTCTTTTATTAATTAAAAATAAACAATTTTGTAGTGATGCAGAAATTTCTGATTTAAGTAATTCACAAAAAATTAACTATTTAACTGAGTGTTTTAATGAGGAAGATATTATACAATTCTATAATGAGTATAAAAAAGATTAATTAAATCAAAATGGTTATGAGAGCATATAAAGATCATTGTGGGTCTGAAAATACATTAATTATTCAAGTATTATATCATCCCCCTGGAACACCTGATACCTATGTTACATCAATTAAATCTATTGTAGGAACCCTTTATAAAAACAATAAATATGCTTCTAAGAAATTAAAAGGAGACAATTTAATGTGGGTAGAGGAAATAGTAGATAGTGAAAGTTATATTAAAACTATAGAATCATTAAAAGATGCTAATATTCCATATATGGTAAGAAAAGCAAAACTAGATAATGCTTGTAGAATTGATATTGATGTAACGAATGTACCTTGGAATATTACAGACTAAATGAATTTTTAGATGCATCTAAACTTTAGGGTAGAGCGATCTAAATAAAGTGTGAGGTACAACTAAGGAAGGGTGAGATACGTATATATTGGGGTTGAAAAGTGGTAGTAAGAAGTGAGAAACGAGGGAAGAGGTAGTTAAGTTCAGACCTGGTATCTAGGTTTCTTTCAGTCATGCCTGAACTCCCTATAAAAAATATACGGTATATAAGCAAGTACAAGCGGAAAATATCGATTACCTCTCGACCTACATCGCAATTGTTGACTCGCAATAAAATAATTAAAATCCACGTTGTTTTATAATTGTTTTTTTCATATATTTATAGTATAAGATTAAATAATAATTAATTATTTTACAGTTATGAAAACAAAAAATCAACTTAAATATGTTCATTATTCAATTGAAATTAGATCATCTCTAATTGATACATACCAAACTGCTGATTATGATGGTCAAATAATTGAAATATCATTAGCAGACCCTTATTATCCTACATTTAAAGAAGGACATAAAGAATCATTAGCACCAGGAATTGAATATTCTTTTATAGATGATTATGTTCATATGTTACCAAATTGGCATTTAAGAAAAATGACAAAAATTGAACGTAAAAAATGGGAAAGTGGTTATAGAAAATATTATTTTGACACCAATAAATAAAACAAATCATGGAAGGTAAAGCTAAAATAAATTGGATGCAAAGAATAGATAAATTCATTAGCAGAGAAATTATTACTTATGGTAATAAACAAGAAGAATTAGATTTACTAGCTACATTAGAGGAAATGGTGAAAAATCTCAAAGATAATATAGAGGCAAGTTGATATACCCTTTCGTTGACGGAATTACGTAAAATAGAAAAGTAATATACATCTTAGGCATTTGATTTATTAAAATTGTTTCATATATTTACAATATAAATTAATAATTAAAAAATAAATAATTATGGCAACATATAAAACACCAACACAACCACAAACTGAACGCGGGTGCTTATCAATAATAGTAAAATTACCATTTCAGATAGGTGAAGTAAGAGGTACTAGTATTACACAAGTATGGGTATATAAAAATAAATCTGAGGAGGTAGAGGTGAAAGGTTCCAAATTTCATGTAGATATAGATCATATTGATGTAGAAGATGTTTCATATATGAATATGCCTACGGAAAATACCTACGCGAGTTGGACAAAATTAGTATCATTTCATAAAGATTTAGGTATTGATTTACCTAATTTAGTTAATGAAGAAGTAAACAAAATATTAACTAAGGAATACGTTCTAAAACTAACATTGGAACACATTCAAAAAGAATTCTATTCATAACGGAGGTATTGGATTATTAATTATTATTTCGTATATTTACAATATAGAAATTTAAATAAATAATTAAATAATTAAATAATAAACGTTATGAAAGAAAAAATCATACAATATATCAAATCAGGTGGTGGGGCTATTCAATTTCATTATATGAATGAATTATTCATTTCTATTATTGATGAAGAAGGAAATATTACATCAGAAATTCAAAGTATGGGTTATGATACACCATCTAAATATGTGGAAGTAGATCCAAACATATTTGATTGGGAATATTTATATATTCAAATTTTTTCTGGGAATGGGATATTGTAAGGTAATTTCGTATATTCACACTGTAATAATAATTAAAACAATATAGTTATGGAAAGTCTTAAAGCAGAAATTGTTAAAAGTAACACATTACAAGGGTTAAAAGGATTATCAATAATTGCAGATTTTTTAATGGCCGCTGGTTATAACACAGATAAACTTACATTAGATATGGGAGTTAAAATCCAATTTGAAATGAGGGAATTTCTGGAAGCATTAGAAGAAAAAGAATTATTAACAAAAATATAAATATTGGTTATGATGTATAATGAACACTTAGATTGGACAAGGGAAGAGGTAGTAAGGGCGTTAACGGGTCGTTAACGGCCCTTGTCCGTCCCCTACCGCCGCGTTGATGTCCATCAACGGTGCCGGCATTGCGGGAAAAGGCATTAGATATAAGTTCATACCGATAACATCTTTTACAAAAATCTCCCAGTATATACTTATATAAAACCCATTTCCGAAATAACCATTTCGGGCTAAAATCTCGTATCTATAAAAAAGAGAAGAAAAAAATTTACGTTCAAAAATTTGGTGTATATACTTATATTTTATATATTTACAAAAATTAAAATTATGGAATTACAAATTGGAAATAGAGTTCTTATAATCAAAAACGAATCAGGTAGTAATAATCGAGTAGGAGAAATAGGAATTATTACTCGCGTAGGAATAAATAAAGATAGTTTTTTGGTAGAAGTAAAACCAGGAAAAACTAATGGTTGTTGGCATGCTGATTCTGATTTAGAATTAATTGAAGAACAATATGAAATATATTAATTATGAATAATAAAATTTATTTTAAAGCTATTAAGCCACAAGATTGGTTAAATCTTCCTTTCTCTAAAAAAGAATTTAATAAATTATTAGTAAGAAAAGACATAGTAGATCCTAAATATAAAGGAAATGACTTTGGATTTGATTCTGAAGGGTGTGTTTATTTTCTTAATTCTTTAGGGCAGTTTACATTTTTAAGTGATTTTATTCTTGATCAACTCTCAAAACATTTAATAGAAGTTGATATTGTTACTTTTTTTAATATGCTTAATGGATTTTATAATGATGATTACGAAATATATTAAATAATAGTTTATGGAAAATTTGTACGAAATATGTTTTAAAGGTTTTTCAGGATCTAGTAAATATTCATACTCTTGGAGAGATATTGAAAAACAATTAAAAAAGTTAAATATAAATAGAAATGGGTTAAGATTTTTCGGTAATGGAAAATATTATATAGATAATAAAACTAATTCTATTAAATACATAAGTACTTTATCAAAATTTGATTATTCAGGTTATAAATTAGTATCCATGGATGAATTTTGGGAAATATTAAATAATGTTAATAAAATATACGAAATATATTAGTCATGGGAAATTCTATATTGAATACATATCTAAATGGAGATATTAAAGGAGAAGAATATGAAGATATTAAATCATTTCTTATAAAGAAAGGAATAACTTGTCCTGAAAAATTAGGAATTTCAAGAATATATCGTATTACTAGTGCAAATAGACTTGAATTTGCTTCTACTTTAGGGAAAGTTTGTGATGGAAAAGATTATTTACAAAAAATTAAAGAAGCAATGGAATACGAAATAGGGGATATTGTTAAAATAGTTAAAAACGAATCATTTTCTCAAAATCTTATTGGTGAAATAGGGAAAATTGATGAAATCAATTATTCATATGTTACACCATATAGAGTTCATGTTCCTGGAAATCCAAATAATGGAAATTGGCACTATCCAGGAGATTTAGAATTGAATAATAAAACATACGAAATATATTAATTATGAATAAATTTAAAATAGGTGATAGAGTAAGATTAATTAATAATACAACTTATAGCAAAAATAATATTGGTGATACAGGAATTGTACGAAAAGGAATTGGAAGTAGATATTCTATAGATCCAGATCATGGATCATACGATCCTGGAAATTGTTGGAGTGAGGAAGATGATTTGGAATTATGTACAGAAACATACAAAATATATTAAAAATGGAAGAAAAAATTTATTTTAAAGGACAATATAATAGAATTAATAAGTCATCTGATATATTTTCTCAAATTGAGAAAAAAATGAAGGAACTAAAATTATCTCCTAAAAGTGTAAATTATTCATACAATTCCTCGGATATATTTTATTATATTAATAAAGGAGAATTTACATATTCATATAATAGACCTAGAGGTTACAAAATAGTTACTCCAGAACATTATCTATCAGTATTGGAAGGACAATTTACTGAATCACTTTATCCAATTTATTAAATTATGGAATTGGTATTTTTAGTTACAGCGTTATTTTATTATTTAATAACATGTTTTTTAGTATATTTAACATTTTCCTGGTCAAAAATTTTTGATGAAGATTTTACAATAAAAAATTTATTATTAGTATTATTTTGGCCAATAACAATATGGTTTTTTAAATAATTACATTATGAGAAAGTTTATTATAGGAGATACAGTAAAGCTAATTTCTAACAAAGCAGGTAGTAATAACAAAGTTGGTGAAATAGGGAAAATTGTTAAGGATGGAGGAGAAGGACAATTTTTAGTAAAAGTTGGAAATAGAAGTATTGATTGTTGTTGGAGTTTTTGGTATGATTTAGAATTAACAGAAATAAATTATTATGAAATATATTAATATAGAAGATAATACTTGGTATTCTATAGGATGGAATTCAAGTGGTATTACTTCACAAGTAGAAATACTAATGAATAAAGAACTTAAAAACAAAGGATTAATGGATATTAATAATCATTTTGGATTTCATGATACTTGTTATTATTACATCAATGACTTTGGAATATTAAGTTTTCAATCAATTCATGATTTAGGATTAGGAGAATTATTAGGGAGAATTCAAATTAGCCCAACAGATTTTTATAAATTATTAAAAGAACATAAATCTAATTTAGGGATTAGTTATGAAATATATTAGTTTATTATTATTTCTATTATATAGTTGTGGTAAAAGAGATGTTTATCCTATTGAACGTTATAAAGGTGATGTTTTTATTAAAGTAAGAAGTGAATATAGCACTACTTCTTATATTATTATGAAAAATAAAGACTCAATATATAATGTTGAAGTATTGAATTTTGATTTAGAAAAATATAACGAAGGAGATACAATTAGATGATTATGAATAATATATACATAGGAATAGGAATATATTTACTAGGTGTTATAATAACATATGGTAGAATAGGAGGTTTTATTAATGATTTATCTCCAAGACAATTTGATGAAACAAAATACTGTTTTAAATGGTTTTTAATTCTTTCCTGGTTAGGATTTAGTATACATAATATCTGTTTACATTGTATAAGTTATAAATCTGATAAATATTTAAATTTTAAACATAAGTATAAATTATGGCTAAAATACACTTAGAATTAGAAAGAAAAGATTTCAATCCTACCCATTTCTCAGATTTTGAAAAAGGGTATGTTTCTTTATCTTATAAACATTTAAACCCTGAAATATATAAATATTTCGTATTAGCTAATGATGCCTATATTATGTTAGGAGAAGATAAATATTATTTAAAACAAAAGTGATATGGAAGATATTATGTTAATTATGGCATTTATTGCTATATGTTTTGCATTACAAAAGAAAAATAAACCTAAGAAAATTATGAAACAAGTATTTATTAATGGAAAATTAGTTGAATTTTCAAGAATGGAATCAACTGCAGTGTTAACGGAAGAAATTAATCCTAACTTTATAGGATATGCTTCTGAGTATTATGAAGATGGAAAATTAATTAAATTGGGAAAATCAATAAAATTTTATAAATAATGGCAAAAAAGAAAAATGAAAATAGTGAGATCCCAACAACAGGATCTTTAGAGAATAATACTATTAATCTTGATACAAAAGAACAATTAGAAAAATTAACTTTGGTATTACATCATTCAAAAATATTAGTCTCTGATTTGCAGGGTATATTTGTAGGAGGAATTGCAGCCCAATCTATAGATAATTTGATTTATGCAATTAATGAATTAGAAAAAATAAAAAAATGATGGGATTTTATTTATTGTATTTACTAGTTTATATAATTATAAATGCTGGTTTAAATTTATTATTATATAGTATTTTTCCTAATGGTATATCTTGGTTAAAATTTCCTAAAAAGAAAATTTATAAAGGAAAGAAAACTCCAATTTATAAATTATCTAAGGGTACTCATTATTTAGAAAAAGAATGGATGATAGAAAAATGGGAATTAAAATATAGTTTTATGAATAATGGTTGGTTAGCTTTATTTTTACCTTTTATTCCTTTATTTACCCAATATCGTTATTGTTTTATTGATTCGATGTATGTGTTAAAATCTAAAGGTGACGATTTTGATGGAACCGAAAATTTAGAAGAAATGTATAATTCATTATATAATATAAAGATTGAAAAAGCAAAAAAGAAAAAATTAGAAAGAGAAGCAAAATTAGCTCCAATAAATAAACTTAACAAGGAATTTAACGAAAATTTTATTAAATAGTATAAAGTAAATATTTATACTAAAACTATATATGCAGAAATTTAAAATTGTAGAAAATACTGAAGATGATGGCTCTAATAGAGGACATTCACGTTCAGAATTAGATTATTTTTTAACTCCAAAACCAGGAAATACAGTAGAAGATTTGATCAGTGCTTTAGAAAATAGAGATAATTATGGGAATTATTTAATCAATACTCGTAATAAAAGGGAGGTGGAACAAGCTATTGTAAATCATTTTGGTCCTACTACTCCTGTAATTAAGAAAAAACTTGAAAAAGAAAGAGGTGAGCCTTTTCCTCCCAAAACAAGACAAGCTATGGAAGATTTAATAAAATCATTTTCAAGTAAACCCAATATATTAACTTATGAGAAGGAAGGAGATAAAGGACTTATATTTCCAAAAGAAAAAAATCATTCTCAAATTGCAACTGCTAATATTTTGAAAACAGTGATGGATAATGCAGGTGTTAAATATAAACTGGAGAAATATGAAAATTTAAAAGAATTTTCCAAAACAAAATCTTTAAAAGATTTATTAAATTAAATTAGGCCTCTTAAGAGGCCTTTCGTATTTTTACACAAATTGAAATGTTATGAAATTCCAAATAGGTCAAATTGTAAAAATTAATGACAAAGAAGAAGGAACAATAATTGATATTAATGTCTTTAGGGAAGAACCTTATACTATTGATATTCTAAATTATCATTTAACTTTTTCTAAAAGAGAATTACTTAAATATAATAAAGAACTAGTTTATGAAATTTATTAATCCATTAGAGAGTAATATTAAATGGATTCGTTCAGGTAAGATTGGATGTACTTTTGCTTCAACTTTAATAAGATTTAGAGAAGATATTGGTTGGAAATTTCAAATATCTCCAAAAAAATTAGAATGGGATAAAGATACATATATTCTATCAATAATATTTCCAGGAAAAAATATTCATTCAGTAAAAGAATGGGCATTAAATAACGGAATGTATATTGAAGAAATAAATGATTTGTATCAAGGATTACGTTTAAGAATAGATGATAATATTTCTTGGGTTCAATATTTTGGACCTGATTCTCATGTTGTAACAAGACAATCTCCTTACCCAATGTTAAATCTTTGTATTAAAGTAGATAAAGTCGCTTATTTTAAAGTAAAAACAAAAGGTATATTACATTTAGCTCATGCTTCTATAAGAAAATTAAATAGATTTAGTTGTGATATATTATGGAAATCTTCTTTTATTAATACAGAAAAAAGACTAGGTCATAAACCTACAATTAGAGAAGCCGCAAAAACAACTTATGAAAAGAAAAAATTATAAAAAAATTAAAATAAAATGGACAACAAAAAATATCTTATAGAAAATGGATGGTATACATTATGGAATGATGATAACTGGGTGCATCCTGTAATTATGCAAGGTGCAAACTTGGATTATTGTGGTGTAGGAATAGGAGATGCTTTAATTATACAGAAAAAAGTAGATAACGGAACTTATGGAAAATAAGTGAAGTGGTATTCACTACAAAAAAGATGATATGACAACAGTTAAAGATTTAAAACAGTGGCTTAATAATTTTCCTGATGAGACAATTGTAGAATTTGCAGTACAACAAGATCCTAGTGGATATGAAAGCTATGGACATATAGATTTTGTAAATCCAAAACTAGAAGGAGAGTATGAAGAAGGCTGGGAATTTGTAGATTTTCGAGGCAATCCATTTGTAAAAGAAGATGCGGATCATTTTGGAAAATGCTATTTGAAAATAGGGGAATGAAGGTAAAATAAAAGATGATTCGTTCTTAAGTAGGGGAATATCCCAGTTTGAATCTTCTGGGATTAATAAAAAGGTAATGTGGCGGAATGGTAGACGCTGACTGTAGTAGCTTTGAGCTAGATAATGAATAACAGTAAAACACCACAATTAATAGGATGTACTTGTTGTGGGCCGTCAGCAGATAATCAAGAGCGGGTAAAAGCAAATCCTAATTACAGGTTCGAATCCTGTCATTATCACTAAATAATTAAAGTATTAATATGGATAATCCTGAACGTTATATAGGTTATGGTAAATTATTAGATTTACCTTCTGGTAGGGTTGGTTTAGAACTTACAATAAATCAATTAAAAGAATTGATTATAGAAATGGAAAAACTAGATAGAGTTAAAATCCTAGTTTTACCTGTAAAAGATCATAATATAACAGAGTGGAGAACCCATTCTGTTAAAATAGGGGAGTCTAAATATAAAAATGAACTTATAAATGAACACTAATACAGAATCTAAGACTTTTAAAGTTAAAGTGTTGGGAGATACTTTACGAGAAATTAAAAAGAAATATTTTAAAGATGGAGATATATTGTTAATTGAAAATTGTTTTTCCCAATTTTCAGGATATGAAGGAATGTATATTGTTAAAGAAATTAATGGTATAAAACCATCAAAAAATTGTTTAACTGTAAGAGATTACGAAATAGAATTTTTATGAAATTATCAGATATAAAATTAATTTGTATTGAAAGTGAAGATAATATTTGGACTGTATATGTTGATAAGATGCCAGGTATTGTAGTTGAAGTAAAAGATTTGAAAGATGCACCAAAAGAAATCGCTCGGTCTTTTGAATGTTTTTTAAAATATGGATTTGATGAAAAAATACATAAAATTGTTACTAAAGAAGATTATGATAAATTTAATTCAAAAAAATGAAAATATAATTATGAAAATACCTTCATTAGAAGAAGCTCAAAATAGATTCCCCATAGGAACTTTATTTAATAATCAAAATTTAAAATGTGGGTGTGATAATATTGAAGTTACAGGAACTTTATTCTCATATTATGAGTCTAATAGTATAATAATAGATTATAGATCATGTCTAAGAAAGGGAAGAATAGGTACTGGTTATACAATTTATAAAGATGGTATTTGGGCGGATATAGATTATCTTCCTGGTAATTATGAGATTTATTAAAAATCAATGAAGAAAATATTAATAATAGGTCAAGCCCCTCCAGCTAAAAAACAACGTTATCCTTATGATACTACTTTATTATATGATATATTATCATGGGTAGGAATTAGTGTAGAATATGCGCAGGATTTATTTGATTTTGACGCGGTTTATGATATGTTTCCAGGATATACTTCTGAAGGTAAACATAAACAACCTAGTTTTGATCAATGTGAAGATTATTGGGAAAGATCTTTAAGAGAGAAAGTATTAAAAGCAGAAAAAATTATTATTTTAGGAAATACAGCATCTATGGTTCTTAATCATAAATTTAGAAAAGAAAATATAGTTAAAAACACCATTTTTATCCCCCATCCTTCTAGAAGAAATACTGAATTAATAAAATATCATAAAAAAGAAGAAATAATATTAAAACTAAATAAAATTATATATGGAAATTAATGTTGGTGATCAAGTTGAAATGAATATAGGTGGATATAATAATTCCAATGCTCCTGGGTATAATCGTGAAAATGTATATAATGTTAATGCAAAATATATTATCAAATTTATATATTATGATGATTGGGCTACAGAACATGGGAATTATTGTACATTAGAAACTGTATGTGGAAAGTTTATTAGATTTAATGAAAAAAAAGGTAAAATATTTCCACAAAAAATAAAATCTAATTATGAAATTTATTAAATTATGAGATTTAATTTTGATGCAAATTCAATAGGCGAAGCTACTATTTATATAGAAAATAGAATTCTTCAATTAGGAAAGTTTAAGGAAATCATATATATAGGAACTGAATATAGAACTGATATAGGTGTGATTGCTTATTTTTTAATAGATGGGGTTGAATATATGAGTATTTATATTCTTAAAAATGCTAGAGGAAAAGGTAAATTTCTAGAATTATATAAAGAAAAGAAATTACCTATTCTTACATCTATACAATGTGAATTGTCTAAATTTTTAGAAAAAAATAATATTCCATACATTTCATATGATTTAGAAGAATGGCCTGAATATAAAATTATTCGAGATGAATATGGTGATAAACGAGCTAAACGTAGCGGTGTTTTTCTCATGAATCATATTGATGAAGGATTAGCTTATCTATCTAAAATAGATGCAACTGAAGATGCTAAAAAAGCATATTGTTTACACCCAATAATACAAACTGATGAATTTTGGATGTATAGAGATTTTAATAATGTAAGTGAAAGAGTTTTAAATTTAGCTATTGAATATGCTAGAGTAGCAAATGCTTATCTTTCTACTAGAAAAATTTCATCAATTAATGAAATTGAATTATCAAAAGAGAAAGAGGTAAATGATATGTTAAAAGCTGATAAAATCCAAAATTGCAAAGATTTTATACTTTATCATCAAAAAACACATCCTAGAAGTAAAGAATTATTAATTTATTTTAATAATTGGTTTGAAAGATTAGGATTAACAAATTCATTTAAAAATAAATTTGGAGTTTAAATTTTAGTTTTATATATTTATATTAAATAAAAATTAATAATATGAAAAATTTTAAAGGAGGAACAGGAATGGATATTATATCATTTGATATAGTCATAAGTGATTTAATAGTTTGGGATAAAGTTCATGGGATTAAAAATGGAGGAATTGGAGTATGAAAATATGTATAGAATTATTGGGTGGAGGAACATGGACTCAAAAAAATGGGGGGACTGAAGTATGAAATTTAAAGGAAGTACTTGGTACGGAGATGATTTAATTCTCTATGGAAAAACTTGGGAAGGATAATTTGGAAAAATTCCAAATAACATAAATTTTTAAAAATATTTTGGATTTTAAAAAATCTTTCATATATTTATATACGTAATAAAAACAACAATGAAAAATTATAAACATATATCGAATTATCCGACGCTTCAAGTAAGTCAATGGGCGGGTTCAACTATGAATGTGAATAATTTTAGAATTGAAGATTTACATAAAAATAAAAACGGGGATAATGATTTAATATAATCATTTTTATATATTAAAATATAACCCGTTCCCAACAGAACGGGTTTTTTATTGGTCTATTAGTTTAATTGGTAAAATTCCTGCTTTGTAACCAGGAGACAACAGTTCGAATCTGTTATTGACCTCAAAAAGAATTTAAAAAATATTTGGTTTATAAGAATTAAATTCATATATTTACTAAATAAGAAATTAAATAAGTCGTACTTTGACATATCGGTAAAATTTGGAAGGAATCCGGCTGGATGAGGGGCTACTCTTGAAAAGTAGTAATTCGGTGAGTAACTGGGTTGTGGGTTCGAGTCCCACTTCTTCCTCAATATTTCTCTGTGATGTAATGGTAGCATCTAAAATTTTGGATTTTATCGTCGGGGTTCGAGTCCCTGCAGAGAAACAATATTTCTAGGTGTAGCTCAGTTGGTAGAGCGCGTGATTTGGGATTACGAGGCCGAAGGTTCGAGACCTTTCACTTAGACGATGGAGACTGTTATTAATTCATAGACCTTGTGGTATCATAGAATTAAATTTGCCTTCGAAGCTCATGTGGACGGGCACTCCGCTTTTAACGGAGGGGTAGTGGGTTCGAGGCCTGCCGGGGGTACAAATGGTTTTACAGGTTTCCATAAAAAACCTAATTATACCTCGGTGATGTAATGGTAGCGTCTATCTTTTACACGGATATGGAGAAGGTTCGATTCCTTCCCGAGGTACAAAATAAATTGGGAGGTAAAAGTTATTTGGATATAGCAGTTCGACTGTAAATCGAATCCTAACGGGAGTGGTTCGAGTCCACTACCTCCCACAAACCTTTGCTAATTATAAATATGTTCGTATATTTATATTAAATATACAATATGAATTTAGAAAGGAAAGAAATGATTTGGGATTTGAGGAAAGAATTAAAAACTATACCTCAAATTTGTGAAATTTTACAAATTGGAAAGGGTACTGTAGGATATTATCTAAAAGATTACCCCAAAACCAAAAAAAGGAATAAATCTAAACCAAAAAAATTACCAATAGATTATTGGGAAATATTAAAAAAATTAGGATTTAAAGATGAAAAAACATTTTTAGATGAAGTAATAAAATTAAACTATTCTATTTATAAGATAAATAAAATTTATAAAATTTCAAAACCATATATAATATTATTATTCAATAAATATAATTTAAATTATATAAAAAATAAAAAATTACAAAAATCTGGGAGAGGGAAATTTAGAGATTTTTCTAAACTATTAAAAGGAGAAGAATTTATTGAAAATAAATATTATAATTCATTTACTGGATGTTTAAAAAGATATTTATATAGAGAAGGATTGAAAATAGAACAATGTGAAGATTGTGGAATTAAAGAATGGAATAATAAAATAATTTCATTTGATTTAGAGCATATAGATGGTAATTCTTCAAATAATTTATTAGAAAATTTAAAAATATTATGCCCAAATTGTCATTCCCAAACACCTACTTATAAAGGAAGAAATATTAAAAAATAAATTATGAAATATTCAGTCTTCTAGGTATTAATTTAAACCTAGAAAAAAATGTCAAGAAGTCGAAAAAAACCAATAATTAAAGACAAACCAAGAAATTACAAAAGAACATCTTTATATTGGAGAACAATTAGAAGAGCTTGGAATAATGAAATAAAAAGCTCTAAATTTTGGGATGAAGATTTTTCTTTTACAAATCCTAAATCAATTTATGATCAATATAGTTATTGTGATTATATTTTTAGAATTTATGTTGATAAAGAAAAAGATAATAGAATGAACATTTTTAGAGGATGGGACCTTGAAGATGTTAAAAAATATTCAAGAAAATAAAATTAAAATTATGACAAATCTAAATTCTTCCTAGTTTTAACTTAGCGTTAAAATTATGGAAACACAAATTAGAATTTGGAGAGTAGTTCCTACTAGTATTACTGGTGCTCAAGCTCCCACTTACTTTGTTGAAACAACAGAGAAGGATCGTTCAAAAGCAGAAGTTAGTGCTCTTAAAATGGCACAACAAAAAACAAAATTGTCTAATTTTAATTCTTGGAATTTATCTTTAACACGTATGAATTTACGTATTGATAAATTTGGTCGTTATATAAAACACCACCAATAATTAACAAAACGGGAGGTTTTTTCTCTACTTTGTCCTGTGTCCAAATCAAAGTAGTAAATTGGAGATATAACTCAGCCTGGTAGAGTGCCTCACTGAAGATGAGGTGGACGATGGTTCAAATCCATCTATCTCCACAAAAATCGAAATTGAAATAATAAAATAAAATAAAATAAAATTCTCCGTAGCTCAGAGGTAGAGCGGCGACCTGTTAAGTCGATGGTCGGGATTTCGAAATTCCCCGGAGGAGCAAATTATAAGTGAAGCACATCTTTTCAATCAAGGGTTAGTTGCAACATAAAAGTGGTCCCTAAGCTTATAATTATTTACTCATATATTTTCAGTCTGGTAGAAAGAAATCCTGATAAGATTTTACGCGCTGGTTCAAATCCAGCTATGAGTACAACATACTCACCCCGCTTCCCTTAAGATCAGCGCGCTCAGGGTGAGGTATTTATGGAGAGTTGGCAGAGTGGTTATTGCATCCGATTGCTAATCGGTCCGCGTTAATTCGCGGCATGAGTTCGAATCTCATACTCTCTTCAAATCCCTTTAAGTTAATATTCATAAACCGACTAGCTAGCAGGAGATAATGGTATGAAATCCATTAGGGGATTATTTGGCGATGTAGCTCAATTGGTAGAGCGGAAGATTCATAAACTTCAGGTAGTAGGTTCAAAACCTATCATCGCTACTAAAATAAAGTGGAGTAAATGTATCTTAAATGCTAACGGTTAAAGCCCACTAGGAGGTCAGCTTTATTTTTAATATGGTGATTGTAACCGGTAAGGGATGCCGACTAGATTGTGGATCTGGAATGAATTAATTTTCTAATGTGGGTTCGAATCCCATCTTTCACCCTAAAAACCTACATGGCCAGGTTTCCTATTTAGTTAGGTTTGGATGCCCACCAGCACTTATAGTTTAAATGGAAAAACACTTAGCTACGGACTAAGAGATATCGTGGGTTCGAATCCTCGTTGGTGCACAAGTATTAATTGTTGACGTTTATTAACATTTTAATGGACCTGGGTTCGAAACCCAGCCTCTCCACTAAGCCCTTATACCATGTGTATTTTAGGGTGTTGAGATAACTTATAGTTATCTCTACTGTATAAGGGGAGGAATGGCTTTGACATTAGATTAAGTAATAGATAGAGATTAATATAAACGTAAAGGACAACTTTGCAATAGCGGCTTAATAAGCTGTTAAATAATAGGTTCCAGGAATTTATTATTTACGTCTTCCTAGAACGAAATCTAGGTAAATTTGCCCCTGTAGCATAAATGGAAATGCCATATCCTTCTAAGATATTTTATTTCAGTTCGAATCTGAATGGGGGTTCAAAAATACAGATGACAGGCTTGGTGTCGATTAGATCTCCAAAATCTCAACGAGTTGCTTCGATTGCAACCATCTGTGCAAGTCGCACCCATTTTTAGTAGTTTGGTAAAGAAAAACTTACCAGAATTCTATCAAGATTGTTTTAAACATATAAATTAGTAATTATGAAAAAGAAATTTGACGCTTATTAGGTTTAAATAACCTAAAAATGAGCAAAAATGAGTATAAATAGAGATAGATATAAAAAAGCTATTAACAATAAGGAATATAGAGTAATGTTTTTAAATGATCTATATCCTCCATATTGTGAAGAAGGATGTGAAGCAGGACATGGATATTTTAAATATAGAGAATACCGTTCTTGGAAACATAATAGAAAAACACAACATAAAATAAAGTCATGAATAATAGAAAAACACTAGTAATAGATTCAAGTTATATAGCTAGAAGTATTATCTCAACAGAAAGAGCCTTTGTTATTTCCTATAAAGGAAATGCTGAAGTAATTCAGGAACATGACGAGAGCTTTAAACTAGTTAATCCTGAATTAGATATTAAAAAACCATCAGTTATTAGAGTTTTTAAATATGTAAATCAACCTTTTCAAAAAGTTCCATTTTCAAGAGAAAATGTATTTAAAAGAGATAATTTTGAATGTGTTTATTGTGGTTGTGATAATAAAAAAACTTTAACATTAGATCATGTTCATCCAACATCAAAAGGTGGTCAGAATACTTTTGAAAATGTAGTTACAGCATGTAAAAAATGTAATAGTGAAAAAGCGGATTTAACTTTAACAGAATATGGTAAAGAAATTCCTCAACCAAAACGTCCACATTATCTTATGTTGTTAAAAGGTATAGATAATTTACCTAAAAGTTGGGAAAAATATTTACTTTTTTAAAAAAATTTGGATTATAAAATTTTAATTCATATATTTATAACATAGAAATTTAAATAATTGGATTATGGAAGATGAATCAAGTTTTAGAGATTTTGAAGAAATAAGTCCAAGAACAAATTATGGACAATATGATAATTAAATAGTTAGCTCAAATATTAGAGCCCTTGATTTTCGAGGAGATATGAATTCAAAACCATACTATTTAATTTACTTGGTAAGGTGCCCGAGTTTGGTTTAAGGGAGATGGTTGCAACCCATATGTTCGTAGGTTCAAATCCTATCCTTACCTCAAAGAAGAGAGAATCAACATCATACTCTTCTTTAAACGCCGCTATGATGGAATTGGTAGTCATGCAAGACTTAAAATCTTGTGTCCAGAATGGGCGTCCGGGTTCAACTCCCGGTAGCGGTACAAAAACTGCTCTGATGGCGGAATGGCATACGCGCTTGTCTTAGGAACAAGATTTTTGAGGGTTCGACCCCCTCTCAGAGTACAAAGTAAGAATAGAATTCATCAGTGCTCGTGGTTCTATATTTTATTTCTTACTATTTGCAGAATTCGCATAGCGGCCGATTGCGCTACACTTCCAATGTAGAATCATCGTGGGTTCGAATCCCACATTCTGCTCAAAAATAAAAATATTTTAAAAAATATTTGATTTATAAAATATAAGTTCATATATTTACAATATAATAAGTTGCACGCGTAAAAGATAAGATATAAGTGCAAATGAGTTTGGGAAGCCGAGTTTACGGTGAAAAGTTGCCTATAATTATCCCTAAAAGCCTCTACAACTTATTTAAAATGACGCATTAGTGTAGTTGGCTAACACGTATCACTTTCTATGATAAGATCGTGGGTTCGAATCCCATATGCGTTACTAAGAGTAGTAAAAGATAGAGTTACTTCGATAAATGGATTTTAACAATAAACTCTTCTTAGTATTCTCTCTTACAATGGGTCGCTAGCATAAATGGCAAATGCTCCTGATTTGCAATTAGGAAGATAGGGTTCGAATCCCTGCGTATCCACAATTTTTAAAGCATTTATCCCTCATGGTGTTTGAGGCGGTGGTCGATTTTTTATATTAAAAAAATGGAAACTAATATAAAACACCAAGCTTCGTCTTTCGGTCCAGTTGGAGTGGATGCCTGCCTGTCACGTAGGAGATCATGGGTTCGAGTCCCATAAGGACGGCAAAAATTATTAAACGGAGGCGGCTATCAATGAGAGATACGAGACTCTTTAGGTACAGCGGATTTATATTACATATTATTGACATAATGTTCAAAAAACATGAAGAGCTGTCACCGTTTAATAATAAAAATATATCGCGGGGTAGTGTAAGGGTAGCACGAAGGGCTCATAACCCTAAGGTCAGGTTCGATTCCTGCGACCGCTACGAATAAGTAAGAGATACTTGATGTTTTGTAACTTACATTAACAAAGTTATAGTTGTTCCGTCTACGATTTTACAGAAGGGGCCGATTGGATAAAAGGAGAACTACCTACTCCTCCACGGAAAGGTTGATTTTAGTTCATGTGGTAAGACACTAATTGTTGAATTTTTAAGAAAAAAAACAGTTAAAATCTAGTTACAGTAATCTCATGTAATGAAAATTGGTTTTATAGCTCAATTGGTAAGAGCAGCAGTCTCTAAAACTGAAGGTTATGGGTTCGAGTCCCATTAAAATCACTACTAATTAAATAATTTTTATTATGAAGTAGATTAAAGAAGGTGATTTTATCACTATTGTTACAAGAAAGGATTTAACACCTGGTTATAAGGTAGTACAATCCGCTCATGCGTTAGCTGATTTTGCTGTAAAGTATTATCATGAATTTAAAGAATGGCAATTTAAAAGTAATTATTTATGCTGTTTGGAAGAATCAGAGTTCAAAATTGAGATCTTAAGATCAAAATTAGATGAACTTAAAATTAAATATAGTGTGTTTTTAGAACCTGATATAGGTAATCAATTAACAGCTATTGCTATTGAATCACTTCCATCAGAATTACACAAACAATTATTTAAAAAATTAAAATTAACATTATCATGAAATATACAAAAATTAGAACAGATATTAAACAATTAGTTGATCAACAAGTAGTTTTAAAACCACAAAGAAAAACAATTCATTTTACCGGTATAAGAACAGTAGAAGCAGATCAAGCCACTTATAATGTTTTTAGTAATAGAGAAAAATTAAGACATTTATATGAAGCTTACGCTGTTTTGAAAGGTAAAGAAAGACAAAAATGTGTTAAAAAAGAAATATCTCAATCATTAATTGATAAATATATCTTAGAATACACAGAATAATATTTTTAATACTTAACATCAGTTTTATGTGAATTTTATAGCAGAAGTCTCCTAAGTAGATACGGTTTCGAGAACAGCGAAAACTACAGGGCTATAAAGTGTATTAAAATTTAAAGCTTTAGTATCTTAAGTTATTAGGTATGGGAAAGTATAGTGGGGTGAGTACCTATTCTCCACAAAATTGGCCATGTAGCTTAGATGGTAAAAGCAACTGACTCATAATCAGAAGATAGAAGGATCGTTACCTTTCTTGGCCACAAATTATTTTTATATAAATAATATAAAAATTACTTAAAATATATTTGGATTATAAATTTTTAATTCATATATTCACAATATAATAAGTTCATTGATAAATATAAGTAAGTGGTAACTAGAAAAGTTACTTCGTTTTTTAAGCTCAGTTGGTTGAGCGTAAATATTTGGAATTTAAGGTCGTGGGTTCAACTCCCACAAAAAACTATAACAACCTTTTCTAAACTTTCCCTTACTTAATCGCATATACAAGTGGTAAGAAATTTGAGATACTTCGAACATAATTATTCTAAAATTAATCTTCAACCAAATTCTCAGTTCAATAATTCCCTTGTTAATTATATTAGTAGTTGTAATAGCTAGAGTTACTTCGTTTTCATAGGTTCGAATCCTATATTTTCTGCATGGAAAATTAGCCAAGTGGTAAGGCAATTGTCTCTTAAACAATCATTTAGATTAACACTCTACTAGATTTCTCTACTAAAATTAACAGGGTTAAGGATGCTAAGCAACTTTAACCCTTTTTATTTTTAAAAATTATGGCTAGTCAAAATAAAAAGAAAAAATTAAAAAATAGTTATGGAGTAGGATCTATTCTAAAAAATAAAATAGATAAAGGACCTAAACGAGCAATGTTTTTTACTCCATCTCAAAGAAAAGAAAATAATAATATTAATTTAAAAAATAGAGATTATGAGTAAATTTATAGAATTTTGTAAACAACAACATGATATTAATTGTAATCAAAAATATGATAAAAATTTACCATATTCATTTCATTTAAATCTAGTAGCAAAACAAGTAGAAAAATTTCAATTTATATTAAATCCAAAAGATTTATGTATAGCATTAAATGGAGCTTGGGGGCATGATTTGATTGAAGATGCCAGAATAACATATAATGATATACTTCAATATTCTATATATTTTGAAGAACATTATCCAAATGGATCTAATAAAATTAATATTTCTAAAGAAGTTGCAGAAGTTATTTATTCTTGTACTGAATTAAAAGGTAAAAATAGAAAAGAAAGACATGGAATTGAATATATTATGGGTTTAAAAGAATGTCGTTTAGGATTATTTGTTAAATTATGTGATATAATTGCAAATACTTCTTATGGTTTACTTACTAATTCAACCATGTATAATAAATACCAAGAAGAATATCCTATTATTAAAAAAGAATTATATAGAGAAGAATTCAAACCTATGTTTGAATATTTAGAACAAATATTAAATATTAAAATTTTAAGTCATGTCGAAATTTAACAAAACAAAAGAACCAGTAGTTCCAACTACAGTAAATAAAATGGGAGAAAAAGCGTATCAATTAAGCGCTAAAGAAGAATTAGTATCAACTTGTTTGACTACATTTCTTTCAAATTCATATTATGAAAAAGAAAAAGAAGTAGTTGATAGAATAAATAAAGCTGCTTCTGTTGTTGATGAACAATTTGTAGCAAAATTAGCTTTATATCTAAGAAATGATGCTAATATGAGATCAGTAACTCATTTACTTTCGGGAGAATTAGCTCCAAGATTATCAGGAAAAGAATATGCTTCAAGATTTTATAGAAAAATTGCTTCTAGACCTGATGATATGTCAGAAATTCTAGCTTATTATTTCTCAAAAGGAAATACAAAAATAGCAAGTGCTATGAAGAGAGGATTTAAATCTAAATTAGAGTCAATGGATCCTTATTTAATAGATAAGTATAAAATGGCTAAAAAAGGAATTTCATTAGTAGATTTAGTTAATTTAACACATCCAGTACCTTCTCAAATTAATGAAGAAGCGTATAAACGTTTAATAAAAGGAGAATCTTTAGATGGATTATATAATACTAAAATTCTTGAAAAAGAAATGTCTAAAGCAGGTCAAATTGCTAAATCTACAGGAGTTAAAGTTGAAACTCTTAAAGAAGAAGCTATTACTACTGTATTAGATAATGTAAAAGGAATGCCAATGATGAATTTGGTAAGAAATTTAAGAAATATTATTCTATTAGCTCCTGATAAAGTAGATGACGCTATTAGTCAATTAACTAATAGAGATAAAGTGTTAAAATCTAAATTATTACCTTTTAGATTTGTATCAGCATATAAAGAAGTAGAAGATATAAACCCAACTACTTCATCTTCTAAAATAGCTTTTGAATCAGATATGAAACCTAAAGTACTTATAGAAAAAGTATTAAAAGCATTAGAAAAAGCATTAGAATATTCTGTAGATAATATTCCAGCATTAGAAGGTAATACTGCCATATTAGTAGATCATTCAGGTTCCGTAAGAGGAGATGCAGGAGGTAGTTCTAAAATATCCGCTTTTTCTAAAACAACAACTGCTATGATTGGGAATTTATTTGGTTCTATGTTAGCATATTCCCAAAGAGATGTTTATATGGGATTATTTGGAAATGAATTAATTTCAATTAATATGGATAGAAAATTAGGTTTATTAGATTTTAATAAACGTTCATTTGAAAAAGGAAAAGAATGTGGAGCCAATACAGAAAATGGATTATATTATTTCTTAAACGATGTTATTAAAAATAACACAAAAGTTGATAATTTAGTTATATTTTCAGATATGGTTATTAGTTCTGGAGGAATTGGAGGATGGGATAATACTTCAAATGCTGGTTTAGGATCATTTCAAATATTATTTAAAAAATTCAAACAAGTAAATCCACAATGTAATACTATATGTGTTGATATTAAACAAACAAAGGGAACTTCAGTATTTGATAAATCATTAAATGTTTTACAAATTGCTGGTTGGTCAGATAAGATATTTGATTTAATTCAATCTAATTGTAAAGGATATAAAGCGTTAATTGATGAAATTGAAGCAATAGTAATTTAATAATAAGGCCTCATTTTGAGGCCTTTTTTAATATAAAAAATGGAAATAAGAAATTCAATAACATTAATTATTATATTATTAAATTAAAAAATATGAAAAATTTTACATTACAACCTTTAATTCATGTTTTAAAAATTATACTTATTTTATTTTCTGATATTTTGGAATTATTTAATATAGGAAATTGGGAATATTATGAAGATTTTATTATAATAACAGACAGATATGGAAACTCTACTGGAGAGAAAATAAAATTTCAAGCAAGAAAAAATAAATGGACTAAAAATAAATTTTTATATACTCAAAGACCTATTATATCAGGTCATGGTTTTGTTTACAATGATAATACTTGGCAAAGATATGATGAATTTACTAAATTAACACAATATTAAATTAAATATGAAAGAAAATTTAAAAGAAAATATGGAAATTTATTTTATGGAAGAAAACCTTCCATACATGATAAAAGCTATATCAGATAGATATGCAGTATGTACAAGACCATTAGATAGAATTGAAGATGAAAAATTAATTAAAGACGAAGGTTATAAATCTTTTGAATCAGCAAATAAATATCCTGTTTATTGTTTATTAGATTTTTTAGAAATGAAAAGAGCCCCTGATAATTTTTATTGTAAATTCAATTATGCTAAATTAAAGGAATGTAAAAAAGCATTAAAGGAATTAATATCAAATGAAATGGAACTTTCTAGAAGAAATAGTATTTCATTAAATATAAATTGGTCAAAAACATTAATGGATAAAGTATGAAAGAATATATTTTATGTTCAGCAGTCTGGTATGACAACTTCCCTTTAGACGAGGAACATGCACATATTTTACGAATGAGAGGTTTTTCTCCTTATAATGTTGATAGAGGAATTGTTTTTAGTGGATGGAGACACGCTAACTGTATTTATCAGGCTGTTGCAATATCAGGTCTGCCAAGTCGTAAATTAGGAGAAGTATCCCAAGGATTTTTAACAAACAAGAATCGATTTGTTGATAGAAAAGAAGGAGCTAAAATAGCATTTGACTCAGGTCAGACTGAGGAATTAAAAGAAACACTTTATTCAGAAGATTTATGGTAATTAGATATTTTTATAAACATTTTGGAGATATTGAACCCGTTGAGGTCTTTATAATCCAAGAAGTAAAAAGAAAAGAATCACATGAAGTTGAGATAAACCGAGATCCAAATGCAAAAGCTGGTCATTGGAAAAATTATGCACAATTAATTATACAACAAGATGAAAAATAAAGATGAAAATGAAATAATTAATGATTATTTAAATCCTGTATTAGGAGAATTTATGGATAATTCTCTTTCTTCTATTCTAGAAATGAAAGAATCAGGTTTAATTACTAAAGAAGATAAAGAAACTATTGATTTTATTTTAATTTTTATAGAAGATAGTTTAGTATATTATTCTACACAAAAAAATACTAAAAATTGCGCGATTTTAAGCGATTTAAAACAATATCTTTTAGATCTCACGATATAATATGTTTAAAAAAATTTATATGTTTAAATCAATTAATTTAAAATTTATATAATGATAAAATTATGTGACCGGGAAGATATATTTATGAAAATTAGTAAATATCTGGGTAAGAAAGAGGCAGAAGATTTAGAAAAAGAGATAAGTGTTTTTATATTAGAAAAATATAGAGAAATTATTAAATCAGAAATAGAAATAAACAATTATCATTTTGAAAATTTTTGTAAAAAGAATAAAGGATACGATCCTATAGATAATATATATAAAGGGGCAGTTAAACAAACATTACAAGTTAAAAATAATGATTTTAAATCACAAATAAATGATACTAATGAAATGATTATCTCTATTTTAAAATAAACTCTAGTCATTTTAATATTACTAAATTATTACTAAATAAAATTTATGTGGCTTATTAAAATAATTTTTCGTAGATTCTCTTTATAATTTATAAAATAAGTTAATCATAATTTTAATAAAATATATGAAATGAAGATGATAGAAGGGATTAGAAATAAATAAAAAGGTATAAATAAAAAATATAATGGAAATAAGAGATAATTCTATAATCATTCTTTATACATTAAAAGAATGTATATATTGTAAAGTATTAAAGGGAAAATTAAAAGAATTAAACTTATCATATACTGAAATAGTAATAGATAATGGTTTTAATATTTCACAAGGTGAAAAACTAGAGAAATTATTTAAAACTGAATCGTATCCAATATTAAAAATAAATAATAAATTTAATTACGATTTATTTTTTGTTTCTAAAACAGATTTGGATGAGCGAGAAGGACTTTTTATATTCGAGACAATAGATCAAATTATTAATAAATTAAAAGAAATTTATGCGTTATAAGCAATTAATTACTGATAAAATTATCAGTATATCAAACGGATTAAAACAACTAAGGTTCCACGCAGAACGTGGTGAAATGAAGGAATATAGAGAAAAAACAATTCTATTAGAAGAGATTCTTGAAGAAGTCCAAACATTAATAAACACAAATTCAGACCAACAATAATGACTTTAACACCACAAGAAATTAAAGATAATTGGGATCGTTTTAATGGTTTTATAGATACATATATTCAGGGAAATAGAAAAAATCAACTTAAAGATTTCTATAGAAAATATGAAAGTAGAGTGGCTCTAATGCCTGCTTCTAATATGACTAAATTTCATAGTTGTTTTCCTGGAGGATACATTTATCATGTAAATAAAGTAATTGAAGGAGCTCTTTATTTAAATAAATTATGGGAAAAAATGGGTACCGATACTTCTACTTATACATTAGAGGAATTAGTATTTTCAGCTATAAATCATGATTTAGGTAAAATGGGAGATATATTCAATGATGCTTATTTACCATCAGCAGATGAATGGAGAAAAACAAATTTAGGAGAATTATATAGTCATAATACTAAATTATCATTTATGTCTATTCCTGATAGATCATTATTTTTATTACAACAACATGAAATATCAGTTTCTCAAAATGAATATATAGCTATTAAAACTCATGATGGATTATATGATCAGGCAAATGAAGCTTATTTAAAATCATTTATGCCTGAAGCTAAACCAAGAACAGCACTACCTTATATCCTTCACCAAGCTGATATGATGGCTGCTCGTATAGAATTTGAGCAACAATATTTAAAAGAAGAAATTTATAAAAATAAAAAATAATGGGAGATATAGGATTTTTTTTATTAATACAAGTATTTATTATATTATTAATTTTAGGAATTTGGATTGTTAGAAATACTTTTATTAAAAATAAAAAACTACAAGAAATTGTAGAAAAACAAAATAAATATTTGGAGCAAATGTATGAAACTATTTCTATGACTGAAAGAAAAATTAAAGAAATAGATAAAGCTCAAATATTCCAAAGCGATGATGAAATAGGATTCTTTTTTACGTCTATTAAAGGCCTCCAAGAACAATTATCAGAGTATATTAAATTTATGAAATAATATTAAACTAAAAAATAACTCGAGAAGAGGATTCCAAAAGAATCCTCTATTTGAGTCTATAAAAATTATGGAAACATTAGAACTTACAAAAAAAGGAACGCCACGTAAAAGAAAACCAAAACAAAAAATATACTATTTCACTAAAGATACTGAGGAAGCCATTTTAGAATATGTAGCTTCGGATAATCAAAATAACCGAAATAAAATATATAGAACAAGGATAGATTATCCTTTTTTCAAACTAACCCAAAATATCATTAACACATATAAATTTCCATATTTAGATGGTTCAGTTGAAGATATACAGCAGGAATGTATTTGTTTTCTTTTAGAAAAATTATCAAAATATACACAATCTAAAGGAGCTGCATATTCTTATTTTGGTACTATAACTTTAAGATATCTTATTAATGAAAATAATAAAGCATATAAAAAAGTTTTAGGTATTGAAGGATTAGATAATATTGATGAAGATAAAAGTATTGTTATAGATTTATTAAATAATCCTAATCCTAATGAACAGCCATTTAATGATGAAAATTATTGTATTGAAATGTTTATTGAATATATGAATCGATATGAAAAATATATATTTCCTGAAGAAGAAGATTTAAAATCTTGTAATGCAATAATGGAATTATTCAAAAATAGAGAAAATATAGATATTTTTGATAAAAAAGCTTTATATATTTACATTCGAGAAATGACTCATCAAGAGACTACTCAAGTAACGAAAATTATGAAGAAAATAAAGAAAATATATAATCGATTAAAAAATCAATATTTAGAATATGGGTTTATAAGTCTTAATTTTTGACAGAATTTTCAATATTATTACTAAATGTTTATCTTCCTCTATTAATAGTTATAAAAATTTTAAAATTATAAAAAAACAGAATAATATAGGAAAGAAGGTGAAATTAACTAAATGTTTTTGGGGAGTTAAACCAAAAATATTAATATGTAATGAAACTGGTATAATTTATAAAAGTGTAGAAGATTGTAGTAATGAAATGAATTTAGTAATTGGTTCTATCAGGAGATTTTTAAATGGAAAATATGGAGGTAATACATTAAAAGGTTTTACTTTTTCATATTTATAATAAAATATAAATACAATGGATTTTAATGAAATTAAATTATATGGTAAGAAAACATTTTCTGATGTTTTAAAAGAAATACATAGTAATCAACAAGATAAAGAACAGGAATTAAAAAAATTAATTTCTGATTTAAAACCTTTAATTCAAACTGCTGGTGACGCTGTAATTATAGTACCTTTAATTAAATCTTATATTGATGTAGCTGTTAAAAATGATGATAATTTAATCAAAATGGCTATGATAGTTCAAAAAGCTATGGCTGCTGGGAAAAAAGCAGATGGGTCAGATTTTGAATTATCTGAAGATGAAAAAGAACAATTAATGAAAGAGGTTGATAAACTAAAAATAGTATAATGAGTAAATATCCATCTTTATCAAAAAGAAATAATTCAGATAAAACATCTAAGTCATTTAATGTATTATTTCCTGCTAGAGTTAAGGATATCTTATTATCTAATGATCAACCATTCTTTGAAAAATCAGAAGGATGGGCTGATATAGGTTTAATTCAATTTAAACCATTATATAAATCAGTTGATACTAATAATGTTTCTATATTATATGCTAAGCCTTTATATACTAATATAAAACAATATCCTATAAAAGAGGAAATAGTTCTTATATTAAATGCCCCTTCGAATAAATTAAATGATAACCCAAATGCTACTGATTTTTATTATTTCCCATTTCCTATAGGTATATGGAATAGTATTCATCATAACTCATTTCCTGATATTCCTAATTATGAATTTGATCCTAAAGATTTAAATCTAGGGAATATTTTTAAAGAAAAGGAAGGTATAAGAAATCTTTTACCTGAAGAGGGAGATGTTTTAGTTGAAGGAAGATTTGGGAATTCAATTAGATTATCATCAACTTCAAATAAAAAAAATAATAGAAATCCTTGGAGTGATACAGGTGAAAATGGAAAACCTATAATTATTATTAGAAATGGGCAAGTAATACAAAATAATTCATCTCCATGGACTCCTATATATGAAGATATAAATGGAGATGATTCATCTATATATTTGACTTCTGGTCAAGAACTACCTCTAGAATTAGGTTCTAAAAATTTAAAATCATTTAATGTGACTTTATCTAATAGTTTTAATTCTTCATTACAAATTCTTGATAGTAATAATTTTCAATAATGGCATATACACCACAATTTCCATATAATGGGAATCAAATAGTATTTAATTCAGATAGAGTTTTAATTAATTCTAAAAATGATTCTATATTTTTATTTTCAAACAAAGTTATAGGACTATCTTCTAATGAAGGAATACATTTAAATACTGAAAAAAATGTTATTATAAATTCTTCCAATATACAATTAGGTTTAAATGCTGAAGAACCTTTAGTAAAAGGAAATCAATTAAAAAATATATTAGAAACTTTATTTTCTAATTTGGAAAATGTTGGTGATCAATTATTTACAGCTACTGATAGTAATGGAAATCCTATTCCATCAGTACAAACTGCTGGTAATAGTTTAATATATTCTATGAAAAGAATAAAAATATTACTAAAAAATTTAAATTCAACACAAAATTTTACTTTATAATAAATGACAACAACCAAATTTTCTAATATATTATTGGATAAATCTCCTAAAAAGATAAATAATATTACGGAAAATATCCTTGATGTATTATTTCAAATTAATGAAGTTGTAAGAGAATTAAATTCTGTAGATTTTTGTAACCCTTTAGGATATATTCTAACAAGAGCTTTACCTCCCGAAGGATTAATAGATAATTTATTAAAAGAATATGGAAAAAAAGTTACTGTATTTATTAATACTTCTACTAAAAAACTAGAATTAAATAATAATACTAATACTTTACCGGATGATATTGAAGAATTAAGATTATCTTTAGAAGATTTAATATTGCCTGAGGAATTAAAAGATATAATCCCGGGAGCTGATGGATTAACTAAATTGATACAAGATTTGAATGATTCTTTAGTCATTACAAATACTTTATTATCTAATAATGATAAAAAAACATTAATAAAATCTTTTACTAATAGATTAATTCCTTTATCAAATCCTATTAATTTAACTGAAGCTTTACTATCTAGTCAAGCAGATTCATTAAATAGACAATTACGTAATATAATTAGACCTGAACAATTTAGAAATGATTTATTAAAATTAATTAAATTAGTAATCAAAGTTGATAAATCTATTGTTCAAATACAAAATATAATTATATTAATGAATAAAATAATTAAAGCTATAAATGTTTTAATTAAAGTATTCAAAATATCATCAAGAATAATCCAAAAACTCCCAATGCCAGCGAAATATATGACATCTGGAGCTATTGTTACTTCATCAACTAAAGTAGCTAAATTTGAATCTGATATTAGTGATCTGGAAAAACTACTAAATAGTGTATCTATATTTCTTTCTACATCAGTAATAAAACAGATTAAAAGAATAAGAAATGAAATTTTTATATTATTAATTGGACTAAACCAATTATATGAAAATATTTCAGCTTGCCCTTACTTTACTAATAGTGACTTATTAGGTAATATTAGTGATGCTATAACAACATTAAATAATGATATTATTTTATTAGATGAATTATTCCCTTCAGTTAGAGATAATATTAATACTTCTTCATATAAAGGATATAACATATCTATTATTAAAGAAGAAACAACAGATAATAATACATCATTAATTAGAAGAAGAGTAATTGTAACTAACTCCCAAGATATCATTGAATATGAAAGTACCCCTACTTTTTCTAATGATGATCAAATTTTAATAAAAGAAGGACAATATTATATAGATTCTAAATCTGAAATGGGAACATCAGATAATGGAACAGATAATATCACTAATGAAGAAACTTCAATATTATTATCCCAAATTGGTATGGATACTGTATCTTTAGAAGAAGCTGTTATTAAGGAAAATGAAATTAATGAAACTTTATATAACCAAATTCAAAATAATCCAGAAGATAAAAAAATATATGATTCCGTAAGTGGAGATAATATAAATCCCAATCCAAAAAGAGTTGAACAAATAAAAAGAGTAGCTAATATTATTTCTAACCAATATAATAACTCATCATTAGGTAGTATTTTACTACAAAATCGATTAAAATTATTAGCAGATTCTTTACTTAAAAAAGGATATACTCCAGAAGAAATAGAATCTGCATTTAAATATACTTATTCTGATAAATTTAATATCAGAATAATAAATAATAATATTACTATTAGTAGAAATTAGAAATTAAAATATTTATAGTCATGAAAGTAACACAATTTAAAAATTTATTAAAAGAATGTATGAGGGAAGTTCTAAAAGAAGAATTTATTCCTTCATTAGTGGAAAATAAATTAATTGAATTAAAACAACCAATTAATCAATTGGAACCACAAAATAAAAAACCCAAAAAGGAATCTAATTCATCAGATAATCCACTTATTGATTTATTAAATGAAACAAAAAGTAATATGACTGGAGAAGATTGGCAAAGTATAGGTAATTTTAAAACAGATAATGTAAGTGGATTTAGTGGAAATATTCCTAATCCTATGACAGATGTAAAAGTAGGAACTGTTAATGATATGTTAGTTCAAAATAAAGGAGTACAAGATATAAATCAAGTAGATATTGATGTAGTTCCTGATTTTTCAAATTTTATGAAAGTCTTAAATAAAAGTGAAGATTAATGAATTATATAGTTCAAAATATTAATCCATTAGATCTCCAACCTAGTAAGGGTATTGGAATAAATATACCTTTTGATGGTGCTACTGGATTAAATATAACATATAATACTAAAGAATCTATTAGAGCTAATTTATTAAATTTTTTATTAACAGGAACTAGAGAAAGGATAATGAATCCTAATTTTGGTTCGGGAATACGAAATCAAATATTTGAGCAAATGAATAATAATACTTTAGAAAATATAGAAAATATAATTTATAGTTATATTAAAAATTATTTTCCTAATATAAAATTAGAAGAATTATCCATAACTCCTGATAATAATACAATAACTATATATTTTAGATATTCTGTAATAAATACAAATATTACAGATGATATACAATTAACTTTTAGTAATGACTGAAAAAAATATAAATTATATAAATAAAGATTTTAATGCGTATAAGGCAAAATTAATTAATTTTGCTAAAACTTATTACCCTAATACTTATAATGATTTTTCTGAAGCATCTCCTGGGATGATGTTAATAGAAATGTCATCATATATTGGTGATGTTTTATCTTTATATCAAGATAATCAAATACAAGAAAATTTTCTTCAATTTTCAAAACAAAGAAAAAACTTAATTTCCCAAGCATATGTCTTAGGTTATAAACCTCAAGTCACAACAGTATCTAATACTATAATAGATATTTATCAATTAGTACCATCAATTAATATATCAGGTTCAGTATTTCCTGATTTTACTTATTCATTAATATTAGAGGAAAATACACAAATTCAATCTTCATTAAATCCTTCTATCAAATTTTTCATTGAAAATAAAGTAGAATTTAATAAATCAGGATCTTTTGATCCAACTGAAGTAAGTATATATTCTTTTGATGGTAATCAAATTCCAGAATTTTATTTATTAAAAAAACAGGCTAAAGCTTATTCTGGAGAAATTAAATCTTTAAATTTTCAATTTACTGAACCTGAACAATTTAAAACTATTACTATTAATGATTCTAAAATAATCAAAATATTAGAAATAACAGATAGTAATAATGAAAGATGGTATGAAGTACCTTACTTAGCTCAAGAAACAATATTTGATAAAATTCCAAATAATCAAAATAATCTTCAATTAAATAAAACAACAACTCCATATTTATTAAGTTTAAAAAAAGTACCTAAAAGATTTGTATCTAGATTTAAATCTAATAATCAATTAGAAATACAATTTGGGTCTGGAGTTTCTTCATCACCTGATGAAGAAATAATTCCAAATTTTGAAAATATAGGATTAGGATTACCTTATGGAGTATCTAAATTAGAAACGGCTTTTGATCCATCTAACTTTTTATATACAAATACTTATGGAATATCACCTTCTAATACAGAATTAACTGTTAAATATTTAGTAGGAGGAGGTGCTGAAGCTAATACTCCATCGAGTACATTAAATATATTATCATCTGGGAATGTGTCTTTTTTAAATAATAATTTAGATCCACAATTATCTAACACTATTATAAATTCATTATCATTTAATAATGAAACACCTGGAGTTGGCGGTGGAGATGGAGATTCTAATGATGACCTTAGATTAAAAACTTTATCATCATATCCTACTCAATTAAGAGCAGTTACAAGTGATGATTATTTAATTAGAACTTTATCATTACCTCCTGATTTTGGATTAATTTCTAAATCATTTATAAACAAAGATTCATTTAATGGAGATGGAGATTCTAATTTATTATCTCTTTATATTTTATCAAAAGATATTAATAACAATCTAGCTATAGCTGATTTAGCCTTAAAAACAAATCTACAAACATATTTAACTGAATATAAATCTGAAACAGATGCTGTTAATATTAAAGATGCTTTTATAATAAATATTGGAATTAATTTCGATATTACTTTAAGACCTAATTATAATAACAGACTGGTAATTAATTCATGTTTACAAGAATTAACTACATATTTTAATATAGATAAATGGAAAATAAATGATCCTATTATTATATCAGAAATTTATAATTTATTAGATAAAGTAGATGGAGTTCAAACTGTTAAAAATATAGAAATATATAATAAAAATGGGGAGGAAAATGGTTATTCTAAATATGGATATGATATTAAATCTGCTACTATTAATGGAATAATATATCCATCATTAGATCCTAGTATATTTGAAATAAAATATCCTTCTATTGATATTCAAGGTAGAACAGTTAGTTTTTAATTCATGGATATTTATAGCTATATAATATAAAATATGGCTGTAGTAAAAATTTTTCCAATAAAAGATACATTTATTTCATCTCATAATCCATTTTCAAATTATGGTAGAGATGAAATTCTTGATATTAGAACAGGATTAGACTCAACATCTAGAGCATTAATCCAATTTGATACTGATGAAATATCTCAATATATATCATTATCAAATAATGCATTTTCATCAAGTTTAAAACTGTTTTTAGCGAATTCATACCAAATACCTGATAATTTTTCTTTTGTTATAAGTCCTTTATCTCAAAGTTGGATAATGGGTACGGGCAGAGAAGGTGATTTCCATAATCCCCAAAATGGAGCATGTTGGAATTACCCAAACCCTAATTCCCCAAACATCCCATGGAATGAATGGCTATCAGTCCCATCTCAATATGTAACATCTCAATCATTTAATTATACTTCTACAAAAGATATTAATTGTAATGTAACAGATATGGTATTAGGATGGAATAATAATGATATAAATAATTATGGATTATTATTAAAATTTGATAATATCTCTGAGTCTTCATCATTAAATTATTTTGCTCAATTTTTTTCAATGGATACTCATACTATTTATCCTCCACATTTAGAATTATATTGGAATGATGTATCTTATTCTTCATCATTACCTTTAATAAATAATACTTTATTTGTTTCTAATATTATAAATAATAGAAGTGAATTTGAAGAAGATAGTATATATACATTTAGAATTAAATCAAGAGATTTATATCCTATTAGGCAGTTCCAAACTAGTTCATTATATTTAAATAATAAAATATTGCCCGAAGAATCATTTTGGGCTTTAAAAGATATGAAGACTGAGGAAATAGTTATAGATTATCATTCTTTGGGTACTAAAATAGGAGGAGATGATAATGGAAATTATTTTACTATATATATGAATGGTTTACAACCTGAGAGATATTATCAAATTTTAATAAAAACTACAATAAATGAAGATATAGTAATAATAGAAAACAATAATAATTATTTTAAAGTAACTAGATAATGGTAGAAGTTATTAAACTAAATAAAACGGTATATGATAAAGGAGACTACCCAAAAGTTATAGACATTGAATTTAGTCAACTTATTCAACCTTCTTCATCCATTTCAATTCCTACTCCAACAGTAGATGAATTTTTTGAATTATATAATACCTTATTTTTTGAAATACCTATAGATGGAGAAATTAATTCACATAAAGAATTAATTAAAAGAAGTACAGAATATGTAGGGGAAACCCAAAATACTGATGAAATAGATTTATTATTAGATGAAATTAATCAACTAAGACTAGAACTATTGGAAGCACAACAAACAATAAATGATTTAACCCAATAATAAAGGATGGAAGAATTCCAAATACAAAATATAGATTCAAATCAATATATTTCTCAAAATTATAAATCAGATGATACTAATTTATTATCTCCAATTAATATAAATAAGGAATTTGGGAATGTAAATGATATAATAGAATTTCATATAATATCTCCTAATGGAGAGGTACTGGAATCTAATTATAATTATAAAAATTATAAAAATAAAAATGTAATTGATAATTCATCTCTATATAATACTATAGAGATATCTCCAGAGGATGATTTACTTGAATATGGTTATGATAAAGGTCAATTTGATTTATTATATAATTTTAATAGATTATTATTTAGTAGTTCAATTAATTCTAATTTCTTTATAAAAGAAATATCTAATGATAGAACAGAATTAAAAATAACTACTAATAATATTGATTATTTAACTCTTCAATCTTTATATGTTGAATTTATAGTAAATAGAAATCAAAGAAATTTTTATTCCGATTTTATATTAAATTTTGGTCAAAATGAAAGTATAATAGGAGTTAACATTGCTTTAGATAATGATAATACTTCTATTCCTAGTCTTTATATAAAATTATATGAACCATTACCTTCTAACTATCAAATAAAATCTACATTTTGGCTAGCAGAAATAATTTCTGAACCTTATTCTTTTAGAATTAATGGTGAAGTTATTGTTGAAGGAAATAGTACAGTTTCCCAATTAAGAGGGCCTAATTTTAATATTGAGATTAATAACCAAATTAGTACTACAACTCCATATTTAAATATATCTAATATATTAAGTACTGATTTAACATCATCATATAATCAATTACAATCAATAATTAAAGATAATATTGATATTAATATTGATTATAATAGTTTTTCTAATTTCATCCATTTTTCTTCAGCAAGAGAAAGAGTAAATAATTTTATATATAAATTAACACAAATACAAAAGTTAGAAAGTGATTTAAATATAATTACAAATTTAACTTCTTCTATAGATAGTGGAAGTATTAATAATTCTATATTAACATTAAAAAACCAAATTAATAATATCACTCAAAATTTTGATGGGTATGAAAATTTCTTATTCTATGAATCAGGTTCTAATAGTTTTCCAAAATTAAATTCAATAAGACCATATATAAACGATGATGTTAATTCTATTCAATCTATAACATGGTTAGGTTCTGAAGATGAAGCATCTATATATTATGGGGGAATTGTATTAGAAGCATCTACTTATGATTATCAAAATAGAGATTATATTTGGAATAATTTACCTGAATATATAAAATATGATCCTCAAAATAATAAATTAGAGCTAATGGTGGCTATGATGGGTCAACATTTTGATTATATTTGGACTTATATTAAAGATATAACAAATAAAAATGTAGCTGATAATAGACTTAAGTTTGGTATTTCTAAAGATTTAGTAGCAGATGCTTTAAGATCGTTTGGTATTAAATTATATACTAATTCAAGAAATAATGAAAATATATATTCTTCTATTTTAGGAGTTAATCCTGATGGTACTTTTCTTCCATACACTGGATCTTATAAAATAGATAATTATATTACTGCTTCTAACTATACTATACCGTCAAATGATATCGTAAAATCAACATATAAACGCGTTTATCACAATTTACCTTACCTACTTAAGTCACGTGGTACAGAAAAAGGGTTACGCGCTTTAATCAATTGTTTTGGTATCCCCGAAACTATTTTAGATGTAAAAGAATTTGGTGGAGTTATCAAAGAATTAGATTTAATAGAACAAAATGTAGAAAAATTTAATTATAGTTTATATTTAAATTCTCTAAATATATTAACTATTCCTTGGAGAGGTTTAAATCAGCAATATATTAATACAGGATTTGATAATATAGTTCATGATACTATAGAATTCAGATTTAAAAATTACCCAGATCCTGTAAGTAATTTTACTCAATCTTTATTAGAAGCTAATAATACTGGAGTATTACTTACTACAACTTTTGTTACTGGTACTTTAGGAGATATTAAATTTATATTAAAAAATGCTGATAACAATACACAATTAGTATCTTCGTCTTTAAGATTACCTTTATATAATGGTGATTGGTGGAATGTAAATATAAGTAGAGAAACTGGAAGTATCCAAATAGGAAATGATTCTATAAATAACACTTATACTTTAACCATAGGGAATAAAGACGAATATGGTATACAAAATATATATTCTAGCTCTATTTATATTAATGGTTCAACTTCGAGCTCATATAATAAAACATGGAATAGTACTGGAAGTTTATTATTTGGAGGAGGATCAGTAAATAATGCATTTTCAGGTTCATTACAAGAATTTAGATATTGGATTAACTCTATTCCAATAAATAATTTTACTGATCATATTTTAAATCCAAAATCTTTTTCTCAATTTAATGAAACTAGTTCATATGAAAATTTAGTTTTTAGATTACCTTTAGGATCAGAATTAGATATAATTAGTGAATCAAGATTTTATTCTGTGCATCCATCTAATATTGAAACTTTTATATCTGGGGGATTATCATCTTCATATGCTGTAAATTCAAATCCATCATTTATAAGATATATTCCTAATTATGAGCAATATTTAGTAAATTCACCGAATGGAGGTAGTTTTATTGAATCAAATGAAAAAATAAAAATTATTGAAACTGAAACATTACCTGATAATACCTTATCTCCAAATGTTTCAATAGTAAAAAAACAAAAATATAATCAAGTAAAAAATTCATCTAAATTAGAAATAGCTATTTCTCCCCAAAATTCTATAAATGATGATATAATAAAACAATTAGGTAATTTTAATTTAGATGAATATATAGGTGATCCTAGAGATGCTAATAAACTAACTTATCCTAAATTAGATGAACTAAGATCATTTTATTTTAAAAAGTATTTAGAAAAACAAGATATATTTGATATTATTAAATTATTATCATATTTAGATAATTCTTTATTTAAAATGATAAAAGATTATGTTCCTGCTAAAGCTAATTTATCTTCTGGTTTAGTAATAAAACCTCATATTTTAGAAAGAAATAAGGTTCAAAAATTTGAACCTGTAGTAGAATCTAAATATATGGAAACAGAAATTCAAACTGCTTTTATAACAGGTTCAAATGGTCTTAATTCAACTATAGATTCTTCTAATACTAAATATTATAATACTGAAATAGGAATAGTTGCTAAAGTTAGTACAGATAATAAAGAATTATATAACGGAGAATTAAGTGATTCTGAAATAGAAGTATATAAATTACCTAGTACTAATATAGTATATGAATTAAATAAAATTAAATTAGAAAATGAGGAAATTAGTAAAAATTATTCTAAATTAATATTTGATCCAATATTAAATAATGTTGAAAAAGCAAGAACATCAAAAAAATATTTTAATGTTGATTATAATGGGAATATAAATATTCCAGTGAATTTAAATTATATTACCTCTTCATTATTTGATAATGTTAATAATGAAGTTATAAATGCTGATATTCAAGAAAGTAACTATACATTAAAAAGATATACACAACCTAGATATTTAGGAAGTAAATTAATTTCTAAAGAATATAATATATATAATATTGGAGATATCTCTTATGGTAAAAATCCTGTAATTAATAAAAATAATAATAAATTTGTTTATTTTGAGGAAATGACTTCTCAATCATTAACATTACCTGGAAGAACAAACGCTTATATAAAATATCTAATAGATGAAAATTCAAATATTACAGAATTAACAAGGCAAAATAAAAATCTTTTTGATATACAATCAATTTTTAATGTAAATAAAGCTGATGTACTATTAGATGATAATCAAAATCCAAGCAACCAAAAAATATTAGATGGTTTAAAACCTATATTTGCTGGAGGATTTAGATATGAAACAGTACTACAAAATTTATCAACAACAACTTCTACTCATAATTCATTAGAATATACATTTTTAAATGATATTCCAATCCAAAATATATCAGGGAGTGAAGTAACATCACCTTTAGCTAATGAAGATTTGTCTATTAATTTTTTATCTTTACAATCTAACCCAACAATAACTCCTGGACTTAATACCTTATCTAATACATTACAATCAAATTTAAATTCAAGAATATTAGTTAATGTAACTAGAAATACATTATATCCAGGACAAATAATTCAAAAGGTAACAGGTTCTGTATCATTTATAACTAAAGTATCACCCCCTACAAATCTAATTACTAGATTTTATAGAAATACAAATTATACAGGTGTAGAATATTTATTAGAACCTGGGGTATATAATAATTTTAATAATGATCCTGATTTTCCTGGATTTAATGATAATGTACGTTCTATAAAGGTACCTGCAGGTATTAAAGCAGATATATATAGACATCCAAATTTAGATACATTAATTAATTCATTTACAGGACCAACCCAAAACCCAAATATAGTTAATCCACTTACTAATGGAGTTACTAGTGCTAATTTAATGGTATTAAGTACCAGTGCTTCTTTTAATATTAGTAATAAACTTAATAGTTTTGGTAATGTACCTACATCTAATATTCCTGAAGGAAATTATCCTATAGAATCAGCTAATAATTTAGAAATAATAATTAATTTTAATATTGAAGGTATAATCATATTACCTGATGGAGTAAACTCAGGAAATATTGAATTACGAGATATAAATAATAATATCGGAAATATACGTGCTACAGTAAATCTAACTAAAACTGGAGTTAATAATATACAATTTACTGAGTTACCTCAATCTAATCAAAATGCATTTGCTAGAATTGGAACTCCATTTATATATACTTCTCCACCAGATTATATTTACATAACAGGATCATTAGATTATGGATTTAATTCTGGTTCTGCTCCAATTAATAATTGGTATTTTGAAAGAGGGAATAGTGATACTAATGGAAGTAATTATAATTTATTAACAGGTTCATTTTATCTATCTGATATTATTTATAATAGAATATTAAATGAAGGAAATCAATTTATACAAACATCACCTTTATTTTCTCCTTTGGGATATGAAGAAATAGAAACTATATTCCATTTAAAAGTAGGAGATTTAGTAAGATTTTATAATAATGATAGAAGATCATTTCCAATTAATTTTGAGAATGAAATTAAAGCCATACATTTTCCACAATCTCAACCAATATCATCTAGTTATGATAATAGACTTGTTATTGAACTAACAAATAGTATTCCAAATCAAGCTTGTTTAGATTATAGTGAAAGTGGTAGCTTAGCTAAAAATATTCAAAACTTTATTATGTTATCAAAAATATCTGATGAAACTAATTTAGTATTAAATACTAGTAAAAAACCTGGAGCTACTTCATCTGGAATTATATTACCTAATAACATAAGTGATAACGTAAAAAATAAAGCAGGTAATATTATTAAACAACTAAAAAACCAAAACTTAATTTAATCTGTATATATTTATAATTATAAAATAAAAACAAATGGGATTTTTAAATTCAAATACAATTTCAATTGATGCTATTCTTACTAAAAAAGGTCGTGAACTTTTAGCTAAAAATGATGGCTCATTTAGAATAACTCAATTTTCATTATCTGATGATGAAATAGATTATACATTATATAATCCAGAACATCCATCGGGATCTGCATTTTTTGGTGAAGCCATAGAAGCTATGCCAATAATAGAAGCTTTCCCTGATGAAAATCAAATAATGAAATATAAGTTACTTTCATTACCTAGAGGAACAGCTAAATTACCTATATTAGATGTTGGTTATGTTGCAATAAGTTTAAAACAGGGAGCTTCATTAAGTATTACTCCTCAAACACTAAATTATTTAGGTGCTGCTTCTACATTTGAATCATCTGGATATACAGCAACTATAGGAGACTCACGATTATTATCTAATTTTGAAGGGGTAGGTATAACAACTCCTGATGTAACAACATTAAATTCAACAACTACTTTAGGAACTAATGTATCTAAAACTGTAATAGGAACAACTATTAATATTACAGGAACAACTATTAACACACTATTCAATACACAATCATCTATTTCAACTATATTAACAATAGTAGGTAGAGATTCAGGAGCAAGAATAACAATTCCAATAACTTTAACTAAAACAATAAACTAATATGAGTTTTTCACCATTAAACAATGAAGATATAGTAGTAAGCTCGGATTCAATAGTATCTACTTTATGGAGTGATGATAAAACTATATTAAATAACTTCTATAAAGAAAATACATCTACTAAACCTTATATAGAGGTATATTCTTCAGATCCTAATATAAGTTCTAGTTTAGATGTACAATTTTCTATAGCCTATGGAAATAAGTATGGATCTGGTTCTGCATTAATTAATCCTTTAGTTCCAAATAATTCTATAACAAGAGTATTATATGGTCAATTTAGAACATTAATAAATGGAGACGAAAATACAGATATAAATTTTGGAAATGGAAATACTGTAGCAGAAGATATTTATATAATTAATATAAATAGAACAAGATATAAAGAAAAATTATTTTCTCCAACATTTAATCTTAACTTAACTGGAGTATCAGGTACTATTAATTTAACTAATAATAGTAAGGATGTAACAACTATTAGTTATTGTGATGCAGGTAGAGTATTTGATGTAGTTAGTGGAAGTAATGGAAATGCAATTACTACTTCTAATAGTACAACACCAGGTTATACAGCTTCTGGTTCATATGGTAAATTTTTACCAGACGTAGGTTTAATTTTATTAAATCCAAAAGCTTTAGCACTACCTTTTGTTAGTGGAGGTATAAATGTTGTTCCTGGAACAGCACAAGATAATGTTACTTTAAATCAAAATAATTTACAATTTTTCAATGCTATAAATTCAGGAAGTTATTTTTCATTAAATAGTGAAGAAACAATTACTTCTGATTATGTTTTTATTAGAGTTAGAAATAATGAATTTAATTATTCAACAAATCCTTCAATTATAAATGATAATGGAGAGTTTTATTATCCTAGTTTAGTTAATAATCCTCAAACTTTTATAACAACAGTTGGATTATATAATAATTCTAATGAATTATTAGCAGTAGCTAAATTAAGTAAACCATTGACTAAGGATTTTACAAAAGAAATGCTTTTGAGAGTTAAGTTAGACTTCTAAAAAATAATGAGTTTCTCATATAAAAAAATAACATCTAGTGATATAAATGTCACAAAATATAAATCAAATAAATCATTTAAAGTTAATTTTAATGAATTAAATGATAATGGTATTAATATATATGCGGGGGAAAATACCCCCGTTAATACTATTAATAGTTTTGATCCAATAAATGATAATAAGACTACTAATAATGAATATAGACGTCTTATTTTTGATTCTATTAAAAAATTATTCTATCAAAATTACATAGAAAATGATGGGATATTTACAACATCTTCATCATATGAAGAATATCCTCAAACTACATTATATTCAGGTTCATACACTACTAATTTAAGAAGAATTGGAAATATAACTGGTTCTTCTTTTCAAGGAATTAATAGTATATATAATGGTGCATTATATGATGAAGATGCATTATATGATGAAAGTGCTTATAGTTCTGGACAAGGAACAATTATATCTGTAATTTCTATTGATAAAAATATTTATGGCTCCAACATAAAACCTTCTTCATTTATTTTAGAATCAGGTAGTTTTTATATAAGAGATGATGGTGAAGGAAATATTTTTGATTATGGTAATTTAGAAAATTATAATACAATTATAGAATCGGGAATTCCAACTGCAATATATGTAGGAAATATATTTTATTCTCATGGTTTAATAATATTAACAAATCCTGAATATATTTGTGCTATTGATTTACCTCCAATAGCTATAAATAATTATTATACTTATAATAATTTAAATCAACCTGTAAATTTTGATATATTAGAAAATGATTTTAGTGATTGTGGAGGGATAAATTATTCATCTATAAATTTAATTCCATTATCATCATCATTTCCTGATTGTTATATTGGGGGGGATACCTTATTATATATAATACAAAACCAACAAAGTTTTATACCAGGTAATTATCAAATTGGTTACCAAATTGAAAATAATATAGGATTATTAAGTAATATTGCAACTATTAATATTGTTATTACTGCAGATGAATTAAAAGTAAATAATATTCAAACTGAAAAAGTATGTCCTGGGATTTCAACTCTAACTAGTTATTCATTTGATATAAATGGAGGAGTTCCTGAATATTCATTTTCTTTTGATAATACTAATTATACTAATATATCTGGTTTTTATAATATTGAGGTAACAGGATCTATAAATAGTAATAATAATACTTTATATATTAAAGATTATATTGGAAATATTATATCTCAATCTATAAGTTTTTTCCATGATGAAATTGATGTAGATATGACTATTAATAATTCTCCTTCATGTACAACAAGTGGTTCAATAATTGTATCATCATCAAATGCTATTAAATTTATTGTAGGAGTAAATCCTACAGAATATACAATACCAAATTTAATTACATTATCTACTGGTTCTAACTATATTACATTATATGATAATAATAATTGTTCAATAACAAGTTCATTTAATATAGGTCAAAATCCTCCATTTACTTACACTATAGTAACTTCATCTATTTCATGTTATAACAATGATAATGGAACAATTAATATTAATTATACTGAGAATGATACTGATATTGTTAGTATAGAAGTAATTTACCCTAATACTTCTTCTTCAATATATAACACTTCTTCTTTATTATTAGAAGATCTAGTAAGTGGTTCATATAATATAATTATAGATAACCAAACTTGTATCCAATCATCAAATGTAATACTAACGTCACCAGGATTATTTGTTATATCAGCTACAGCTTCATATGATAATGAATGTTATTCAACAATTAATTTTAATATTTCTGGAGGAGTTAGTCCTTATACATATAATATTATAAGTCCAAGTACTGTATATGTATCAGATTCATCTAGTATAACATTATATAGTGATGGTTTAAATGCAATGACAGTAATAGCATCTGTAATTGATGCTTCAGGATGTGTTAGTAATATTGTTAATCCTGAAGTTTATGGTAGAGTAAATATTTATAGTGGATCATATTGTGAACAATAATAAATAATTATGGCAAATACAGGATATATAATAAACCCAAGCGTGATACAAATATTTACTACAGGTCCAAATTCAGGATCTGTAGTAAATCCTTCATATAGTATAAATTTCAACCTAAGTTCTAGTTTTACATCTTCTTTTTTATGTAATACTCAATATTTTTATAAAATTTTTGATCCTGAGAATTGTCCTATAACAGGATATTGTATAGCCCCAACATTATTAAGAGCAGCTACTCCATGTGGACCTGATTATGATTATGTATATAATATAAGATATGCTTTAAATGGAACAACTAGTTCTATACCTACTAGTTTTATAGAATATAGTTTACAATCTAATTTTACTGGAGAAATAGGTATAAGTTTAATTACTAATACTGGTTCTTCAATGTTAGTTAATGTTAATATTTCTGGTACATTAGAAAATTTACCAATAAATGGTAGTTCTCCTGTTTATTTTAGAGTAGCAAATCAATGTAGTGGAAGTGGAAATTCTTCTTATTCTAATGTTAGATCTTCATCTTGTGATATATAAATTATGATAGAATTTAAAAACGAATATATAATATATGAAACTGAAATAAGATGTAATGTAGGAGAAAATGAATTTAATTACTCAACAAATCCTACATTACAAACCGGTTCATTTGGAGAACTAAAACCTTTTGCATTAGCCGAAGATTTTTCTCCATATGTTACCACTATTGGATTATATAATGATGCTAATGAATTAATAGCAGTGGCAAAATTAGGACAACCTATAAAATTGTCATCAACAACAGATACAGTATTTATGGTAAGATTAGATTTTTAAAATATGAATTGGATAGATATATCAGGTAAAAAAAAATATCTTTGTTTAGAAGATTTCCCAAATAATTGTGTGGGTTTTGTATATAAAATAGTAAATAAGGAATCAGGCAAATTTTATATTGGAAAAAAAGTTCTTCAGTTTGATCGAAAGAAAAAATTAGGTAAAAAAGAATTAGCGAATATAGAAATAAAACCTGGGAGACGACCAACTTCAAAAAGAGTAATAACTGAATCTGATTGGAAAGATTATTATGGTTCGTCTAAGGAATTATTAGAAGAATTAAAAATTAATGGTAAAGAAAAATACGAAAGAATTATTATTCAATTTGCTTTTAATTCCAAACAATTAACTTATTATGAAACTATGTATCAAATGAAGGAGAATGTACTTCAGAGAGATACTTATAATCATTCTATTTTAGGTAAATTCCATAGAAAAGATTTTATATAATATTAGGTTATTTCAAATTTATTTTATATATTATAACAAAAATTTCTTTCTATGGCTAAATATGGATTATATAGTAAAAATAATTTAAAAGAATTAATTTCAATTTTTGAAACTAACTTTTCACATTCTTTAAGATATAAGATAGGTGAAGATGAATTAGCTCATAATTATTTTAAAACAATAAAAAATCTTCCAATAGAAGAATTTGACAAATTATTTATTGTAAAAAAATTATTATGTAATGGAAATAATAAATAATGTACTTTTAGGCCTTGTAGAATCTGTACTTGGTAAAGGAGAAGTACGTTCTAGAAATAATTATGCTTTTTATTGTCCTAAATGTAAGCATCATAAAAGAAAACTAGAAGTAAATATGATTCCCACTACTAAAAATGAAAATAGATGGGCTTGCTGGACTTGTAGTAATTTTAAAGGTACTACATTAAAATCATTATTTAATGCATTAAAAGTTAATACTTCTAAATTTGAAGAATTAAATAAAATATTAGGAACTGCATTTAAAGCTGATAAAATAAAACTTGATATTAATGTTGAACTACCAAAAGAATTTAGACCTTTTATAGAATTAAAAAAAACGGATATTTTATCAAAACATGCTTTAAAATATTTAATTAAAGATAGAGGAATATCTTTTGAAGATATAATTAAACATAATATTGGTTATTGTGAAGATGGTCGATATAGAAATAAAATAATTATTCCTTCATATTCAAAAGAAGGAAATCTAGACTATTTTGTAGCTAGATCTTTTGATAAAGAATCTACATTTCCCTTAGATGCTCCTAAATCTGATAAGAATATAATTGGATTTGAATCATTAATAAATTGGGATTTGCCTATTACTATATGTGAAGGACCTTTTGATGCATTATCTATTAAAAGAAATGCAATCCCATTATTTGGTAAAAGTATACCCGAAAAACTCAAAAAACAATTAACATTAAACTCAGTTAAATCTATATATTTGTCTTTGGATGAAGATGCTTTGAAAAATACTTTAAGAATATCGGAGGAATTAATTAATTTAGGTAAAAAAGTTTATGTTGTTAGATTAAAAGGGAAAGATCCCAACGTTATAGGTTTTGAGAAATATAACCAACTAGTACAGAATTTAAAACCATTTACATATTCTGATTTAGTTAAATTAAAAATGGAAATATGATCCTAAAGAATAAAAAGTATAAAAGATTATTAGAAATATCTGAAGATGCTTTACAAATAACAAGTTTAGATTCAAGATTCTATAGAAGAAATGGTAAATATTATCCTTCTATAACTCATGTTTTATCAGTATATCCAAAAGGAAAACATTATGAAGATTGGTTAAAAAAACATGGATATACTTCTGAACATATTGCAAGAAAAGCAGCTGAAGAAGGAACACAAACTCATGAATTATGTGAATTATATTTATTGGGAGAAGAATTACATTTCTTAGATGAATATCAACAACCAAAATATAATCCTGATGTATGGAGAATGTTTTTAAGGTTTGTGGATTTTTGGGAAACTTACAACCCAATATTATTGGAGACTGAAGTACATTTATTCTCAGATACTTTAAAAATAGCAGGAACTTGTGATATAGTATGTGAAATTAATGGAGAAATATGGATTATAGATTTAAAAACTTCTAACCAAGTCCAATCAACTTATGAAATACAAACTTCTTTATATAAACATTGTTATGAAGAATGTTTTGGTAGGAAAGTAGCTAGAACTGGTATTTTATGGTTAAAATCTTCATCTAGAGGACCTGATAAAACTGGGAAAAAGATACAAGGGAAAAATTGGAATTTAATTGAACCTGAACGTAAGCATGAAAAAAATATAGAAATATTTAAAGTAATTAGAACTTTATTTGATTTAGAAAATCCAAAACAAGCTCCAATAAGTGATAGCTTTCCCACTATAATTAAAAGAAAACAATAATATTAGGCCTTATAAAAGGCCTTTTATATATTTCCTCAAAAATATTATATGTATAAAATTAAATGTAGTAATGGAAAATATGTAACTAAAACATGTGATGGAACTTGGATTAGTTATAGTAAATTTGGTAAAGTATATAATTCATTAAATATAGCAACGAAAAATTTATATTTATGTCAAGATTTTGTTGAGAATTCTAAAGATGAGAAATATAATAAATTAACATTTGAATTAATTAGTTATGAATAAAGGTATAATAGTTATAGGTTCTGCAGCGAGTGGAAAAACTACATTATTAAAACAATTAATATTTGATGAATTTATAATGGTTAATTCTGATATTTTAGTTGAAAATAAAGAAAGTGGTTATTATAATAATCCTTTGAAAGCAGCTAGTTTTTTACATAAAGTATGGTTACCTTCTATAATTGAATCAAATAAAGATTTTATATTGGATACTACTGGAGCTAATTTGAAGACCATTGAAAATTTAATTAAAAGTAATAATAATTATGAATTTAAATTAATAATTAATTATTGTAATCCTGTAATTGCATTTTATAGAAACTTTAATAGAGAACGTAAACTTCCAAAACAAATATTATTAGATAATTGGATTAAAGTATATTCAAATACAAAAGAGTATATAAAAATGTTCGGAGAAAATAATATTTATACTTATGAAACAGATTATACTGAAAAAGAAATGACTGTTGTAAATGATTATCAAATGTTAAGAATTTCTGCTAAGAGTGAATTAACAAATATTGAAGCTAAATCATCTTTTTCAAAAAATAATACACAGTATAGTACTGAACAAATTGAATTAAAAAATAAATTATTTATAAAAACTTTAGAGGAAATAGATAAAAATGTAGAAGAATTTGAATTTCCGATATATTTACATCACCCTCCAAAACATATAACAATAACAGAATTACAAAAATGGATATTGGAAAAGAAATAGCAGAACGAATAATTAATGAATCTACCCCTATAATAGCATTATATCCAGGTAAATTTAAACCTGCTCATAAAGGACATTTTGAAGTGGTAAAAACTGCCGCTTCTAAAGTAGATGAAGTTCATGTTATTATTTCTAATAATACTACTGAAGGATATACACCTGAATTATCATTAAAAATATGGAAACAATATAAAACGTTACTTCCAGAAAATGTTCAAATTAGAATCGCAAAATCAACATCTCCAATAACAGAAATTTATAATGAAGTAAAAAATCAGAATAATAATTATATTGTCATTTATGGAAAAGATGATGAAGAAAGATATAATTCTATAAAAGAAAATAGAGATAAATACTTTAATGTTGATATAGTAAATGCCGGAAATATCGAAGGTTTATCTGCTACTTCTTTAAGAGAAGCTATTGGAATAAGAGATCTAAATAAAATCAAAACATTAATTCCTGAAGGTATTAAATTAAATGATTTTTTATTAAATTTTCAAATTCATGAAAAAAAAGATTATCATGAATTATTAGTAGCAATGGCTAAAAGAAAAGACCCTGATAGATTAACTCCATTGGGAAAAAAGTATTTACCTGAACCTATTCAAGAAATTTTTAAAAAAAATCATGCTCCAACTTTAAATAAAGCAATTGAATATGTTTGTAATAATTTACAAATAGAAAAACCTGAGATTACTTTAATTAACAATCCTAATTATGTAAAACAGCATTCTAGTTTTGGAGGATATATCCCTTCAGAAAAAAAGATCAATGCTGTAATATATAATAGAAATATGGCAGATATAATGAGATCTATAGCTCATGAATTATATCATTTTAAACAAGATTTAGAAGGAAGATTAACAGTAGATGCAGGAAAAGATGGGGATGAATTTGAAAATGAAGCAAATTCTTATGCTGGGAAAATAATGAGGGAAATAGGTAGAAATATACCAGAAATATTTGAATAATGACAAAAGAAGAAATACAAGATAAAATATCTGAATTAATAAAACCACATAAAAAATATGTAACATTTAAAGATCTATTGTGGATTATTTGGTGGTATATTAGTGATAAAAGTAAAATTATTCATATAATTAATAGATTAGAAGAAGGAATGTCTTGGTATTCTGTTATAAAAGAAACTAAACAATTATGAATTTAAACGAATTACTAACTGAAGAATTTACAGATCAATATGATATATACTGTGATTTAGATGGTGTATTATGTGATTTTGTTGAAAGATTTGAACATTTTTCAGGGATAAGTCCTGAGGAATATACTTATAAGGCTAAAAAACAATTTGGTGATAAAAAAGGAACAGAACGTTTTTGGGATTTAATAGATAATCAAGTTGGAATAAGATTTTGGAGAGGAATGAAATGGACTCCTGAAGGTAAAAAACTTTGGAATTATATTAAGTCATATAAACCTACAATATTAACTTCTCCTTCATTAAGTGATACTTCTATCAAAGGAAAAACATTATGGGTACAAGATAATCTAGGAGATAATGAAATAATATTTAAAAGAGCTTCTGAAAAACAACAATTATCAGGCCCTAATAGAATACTTATTGATGATCAAGAAAATAATATTCTTCAATGGAAGTCTCAAAATGGAATTGGTATATTATATACTACAGCAGAAGAAGTTATATTAGAATTACAAAAAATAGGAATAAAAAATGAGTAAAGAAACATTATTAAAAAAAGAATTTTCAGAAAGTGATCTAGCTCGTATTCGTAATTTAACTACTGGAAGATATGGAGAAAAAACGAAAACTCAAACAGGATATACTTCACAAAAAATAGAATATAAAGAAGGAGATATTTGGGAAGAAAATGATAAAACGTGGACTATCAAAGATGGATTAAAACAAACCATTACTAAGTTTGATAAACTAAAAAAAATATTACATTATCCTTTAACATGCCCAAATTGTAAAACTCATTTTAAAATAAGCGAACTTAATAAAAAAATGTATAATATACATGGAACTTGTTCTGATTGTGTTTTTGAAATGGAAACTAAACTTAAATTAGAAGGTAAGTTTGAGGAATATGAAAGAAAATTGATGAATTCAAACCGAAATTCATTATTGGATGAATTAGAAGTTGCTTTGGAAGAATATAGTAATTCTACAAATGATTCCTTTATTACTGAAGATGGTGTTAAAGAAACATGGTTAGGGGGAGGAATAGATAGAGAATTTATTAAAAAAATTAAAGAACAAATTAAAGAACAGAAATCCAAAACAATTTAATATATTTATAATAGACATTAATAAAAAATAAATAATGAAAAAAACGGAACTTATATCATTAATAAAGGAAGAATTAAAAGAAAAGTTACTTAAAGAAAACCTAAATATATTAGATTCACAACCACAAGAAGCATATAATTTAGAAGACCAAATTGGAAATTTTTGGATAGTAACAAAAGCTATTAAAGAATCTACTGAGGATGATTTAATTAAAGAACTTGATGTTTTTGGTTTAGCAGAAATGCTTTCTTCTCAAGGTTTAACAAAGGAAAATATTGTAGGCCTTTACAAATCCGAAGGTAAAGCTAGAACCACTTCTCGAAAATTATTAAAACAGAGGGATTCAGAATTAAAAGAAGATATTAAAACAGGTTCTTCAAAAGTAAAAGAATTAGAAGACAAAATTGCTGAAATAAAATTAGAGATACAATCTAAAACTACAGAAGGTATTTCTGATCCAGGTAAACGTTCAGCTATTTCTAGTGATATAAATACTTTATATGATCAATTAGATAAATTCGAAGAATTATTAAAAAGATTAAAGTCTTCACTAGAAAAAGAAAAACCATCCAAAGAAAAACCCGAGGAAAAACCTAAAAATGAAACAGAATCTTAGACATTTAATTAGAGAAAGTATTATTCAAATTTTGGAAGATGAAACCAAATTCCAAGAAGGAGATAGAGTATCTACTAAAGATGGACAAGAAGGAGTTATTTCATTATCTAAACATCCTTTTTATGCAGTAAAATTAGATGAAACTGGGATTACCACTTCATTTGATTTCAACGATTTAAAGAAAATAGCAGATAATACTGAAGATAATCCATATTATGGAAAATATGAGGTAGAACCTAAAGATGAAATTAAAGAATCTGCAATAAATAATATTATTCATATGGATGGTATTCTTTATATTAAAGATGGACTTAATTTAACTGATATCTTATCAGATATAAGAAGTATAACAGGAATAACTGTTGTTAGAAATATAGATATAGCAAATCAAGATAAAAGAACCAAATTATCTATTAAAATAGATCCGTTCCCATTTTCAAGTGAAGAAAATTCAGATATTAAATCTACTGTAAAAACAGCTATTAGAAGAGTACCAGGAGTAAAAGGATTTTGGACAAGAGAAGATTTGGAAAAGGAAAAACAACAAAAAGAAACTCCCACAGAATAAAAATTATAAAATATTAGGCCTCTTAAAGAGGCCTTTGTATATTCCCTAAAAATAAAATATGTTAGATTATATAATAATTGCCGCTAATTTTTTTCAAGATTTACAAGAAGAAGTAAATAATTTTCTTCAATCACATTCTGATTATGAATTATTAGGAGGAATAGCTTGTGATAGTAATGGTTATTATCAAGCAGTAAAAAAATCACAGCCATCTATTCCCAAATCAAAAATGTTACATGGATAATTAAAGATTAATATATTTATATTAAAATAAATAATATGAATAAAGATCAAATATTAGGACTTATTAGACATGGTTTAACTTTTGTTGGTGGAATTTTAGTGACTTATGGAGTAACAGATGAAGCTACAATAGCTACTATTAGTGGTAGTGCAGTATCATTAGTTGGTATAATATGGTCTGCTTTTATTAAACAAAAAACAACTTCTAATGAAGAAAAGTAGATTAAGAGATATAATTAAAGAAGTAATAACTGGAGAATCTCCGGAACAACGTTTTGCTGAAGATGATAAAACTATACAAAATATATATTCTTCAGTATTAAACACTTTTCCTGAACTAGATAGAACAAAATTGAAAGTTGCTATCAGAGATGGTTATTCTAATGCTTTAATTAAAGAAAATTATTATAATGTATATTTTATTATTCATCAAAATGATAATAAAATAGATTATGATTTTAATGTTAAAGCAAAATCATTAACAGAGGCTATTGATAAGATTAAATTTGGAGAAGGGGAAAAACAATTTGAACGTCCTTCTAAATTAGCTAGAAATTTCCAAGCTAAATTATTAAAATAAATGGCTTACGATAATATTATTAATAAGTTAGGTAGAGGCTCTAGGGTTATATTAAATAATGATCCTAAGACTTATTATCTTAAAAATATAGCAAATAATTTTACTCACGCTTATTTAACTTTAGATAATAATGATAAAATTTTCTATAAACCATTAAATAGTATTAAAAAAATAGACGGTAAGTTTATTACAGAACAACCAATGACATTAAAAAAAATACTTAGTGAGGAAATTGATAATGAAATACAAAATCGTAAAGAGGAAATATTAACATTTGAAAAAGATCCTTTAGAATATATAATTAAAAAATATCCTTCTTTAGAGGCTACTCTAGAAGAACTAATGACTTCTGTGTTTAGAGATTATCTAACAGGGATATATGTAATGGCTCCAAAACCAACAACATTTAAAATTCTATTACATAATGGTCAATCTTTTTATCTTACATATAATCCTAAAGCTTATATAGCTAAAATAGCTGGAAAACAATATCATTTAATGAATATTAAAGATGAAGAATATGCTATGAAAGCTATCACTGATCTATTATTAATGGGTATGCCTCCAGGTTCCGAAGGCCCAGGTGAAGAAGATTCTAATGAAAAAGATATGAAAGATGAATTTGTAAGTGATTTAACATCAGAACCTGGCGAAGAAACAGAAGAAACTGATAATGAAGAATCTGAAGAAGAATTACAAGAGGTAGAAGTACCAAAACCTCCTAAAAAATTTAAAATTATAAAATGAAACAATTAAATGAAGTTGCTAGAATGCAACAATTAGCAGGAATAAAAATATTAAATGAAAATCAAGATCTATCTAAAGAAGATATAAAACAAATATTTTATAATCATATTAATGATATAAATTATGAACTAGAATATATATATGATGCAGAACAAATGTATTTAAATTTATCTAAAAAAATGGGTTTACCGGTAGAAATAATTACTAAATATATGGATAAATTTAGTGATATAGCTGAAGATGAAAATCCAGAAGCTAGTACTGAAGATATATTAAGTGCTGTATTTTCTGATGAAGAAGATGATGAAGAAGACGAATATGAAGATGAAGACGAATAAATGAGTGTAGCTTTATCCCATTCCCAATTAGAAAAGCCGTATCATTCTAATCATGAATTTTATGGTTTATATAAAGATAGAGGAGAAAGATTTTTAGAAAAAATAAATAAAGAAGAACCATTTGAATTAACAGATGGTTCTTTATTAACTATATTAAAATCTTCTCCTGGAATTCAATTTTTGGAGGAGAAAAATTATAAAGAATTAAGTGGTGGTAAAAAATTATTTGATACCGAAATTGGATTAATTGCATTATCTAATTTTAAGAAAACTGAGGAATTTGGAGCTGGTACAGGAATAGGAGCAGGCTCAAAAAACACAGCTCTACAAGAATCAACTCAATGTGTGTTTAATGCTTTAGCAACTAATGTTAAAAAATCTTATATTGATAATATAGATATAACATACACTGCTATTTCTGAATCATATCAATTTTGTCAAACATCTACTGAACTAGAAGAAATATTTGATTTTTCTCAAAATCCTACTTGGAGACAATCATTTTTAACAAGTTCAAATATGCTTTATGAGTATTTAGATAATGAAGAATTTGAACATCATAGAGATTCTCAACTTATAAATAAATTATATGATTCTTACCGTGAAATCAACGTAGGTTTTCAATCTGATAAATGGAATCCATCAGATATATGGTTTGTAAAGGAAAATGTTTTATATACGCAGTTTTCATCTAGTTTAGAAGAATTAAATCAACAAGTAGAAGATATGTTTGATAAAAAAGAATTAATTGGAGTATCGCTTAAAAAACTAGGAAAAGAACCAAATATTAAAGTAGTAAATAAAGGAAAAATGAGAAAAGAATATACTTATGAAGGTTTTAAAACAACATTAAAATCAAAAGATATAAATATATTATATAATGATGGAAAAATATGTTTTAGAACATTTAATTTTGCTACAAATTGGGCAGGAGAGATTTTAGGTAAAACTGCTTCTCATGGTAAAATAGGATTTGGTGCTATAAATACTATATTAAATAAGTTTGATATTAAACTTAAAACAGCCAAAGAGATTAAATTAATTTGGGAAGAAGACCCAACATATGCAGAAATGGTTTTATTCACATTATTGGGAGATTTTGTTGGTGGTATAGGAGGATCTTTCAATATATTTATACAAGAAAAAAATATTGATTGGAAAGTATCTAAATTACTTGGATTAAATTTATTATCTAATATATTAAATCAACCAAAAGATATAAAAAATAAAATAATAACAGAAATAATAAATTATGCTTCTTCCCAATTAGAAGAATCATCTGTTTTCCTTAAATTATCATGATAAAACTTTCAGAAATAGCTAACCAAATTCTTGATTTAACTAAAAATACTAAATATGACATGAGATATGTTAGAGGTTTAGTATGGGAAAAAATTGAATTATTAAAATATAATCAATTATTAAAAGAAGTTGAAGGAGATGAGGATGATGAAGAAAATGTAGAAGATGAAGAAGAAATAATTATTGAACCTGATGATATTCAAGATCCTGAGATAGATGATGAAGATTCTGAAGAAGAACCTGCTGCTGAGGTAGAACCTGATGAACCTCCTACTTCAAAACGTATTCCTCCAACTAAAAAAACAGAACCAAAAAGTGATGTAGAACCTAAAGGAATAGAATATATAAGTAGGGAAGAAGCAAGAGAGTTATTATCATATAAAGGAAAAATATTTACTGCTGTTTTTACTAAAAAAGATGGACAACAACGAGTAATGAATGGAATGACTGGGGTAAGAAAATATACTTCTGGTGGTGAATTACCTTATTCTCCAAAAGATAAAGGAGTTATACCTGTTTATGATTTAAAAATAGGAAATGGACCTAAAGGATATCGTATGATTAATATTGATGGTTTAGAGGCTTTAAAAATCAATGGAAAACAATACAAAATAGATAGTACAATAAAAGAATATACTATTAATGATGAAGAAATGGAAGGATTTTTAGAAGAATTAAAAAAATGTAGTTCTGATTTAAAAGAATCAATTTTAGAAGAATCTGAATATCAAGGTAGAAAAGTTACTTTAAATAAACCGATGCAAGGTGATTCCAAAAAATTCAAAGTATATGTTAAAAATGAAAAAGGAAATGTTGTAAAAGTAAATTTTGGAGCTAAAGGAATGAATATAAAGAAAAACAATCCTGTTAGACGAAAAGCTTTTAGAGCAAGGCATAATTGTGAGAATCCAGGACCAAAATGGAAAGCAAGATATTGGTCATGTAAAAAATGGTAAAATAAATTCTGGACTCAATTTGAGTCCTATTTTTGATATTTAAAGGAACTTTCGTATAATATAAAATTTTGAAATAAAAGAAATATTATAAAATTTGGATTTTATTTTTTTAATTCATATATTAAAATAAAAATGAAAAAAATATATTTAGCTATCCCTTTTTCTAATATAGAGGATTTAAGTTTTAAATGTGCTAATGAAGTGGCATCTTTATTAATAGCAAAAGGAAAATATTTTGTATTTTCTCCAATAAGTCATAGTTATCCAATTTGGAAAACAGAAATGGTAGAACATACTTATGATGTTTGGTTAGGACAAGATGAAGAATTTGTAAGATGGGCTGATGAAATTTGGGTTGTTAATATTGTAGGATATGATGGGTTAAATTTGATTGAAAAATCAAAAGGTGTCCAACAGGAAATAAAATGGGCTGAGGAACAAGGAAAAGAAGTAAGAATAATTGATTATTTTATTGAAGAGAAGAGAACTAATATTGAATTTAAAATAAAAATATAAAAATATAAAAATGAACTTTAACCCAACAGATAAAATAGTGGTAGATATACCATTATTTATTCGCTTATTAGAATATGCTAGAGAGGATGCTAAAGATGATATGGATCTTCATAAAGTAACAGAAAATATATTATCTTTATCTAAAGAGGGAAATATATTAACTATGGATAATTATGATTCTATAGTTGATAATACTTCACAACCTCAAGAATTGAAAGAGGTAAAAAGATTACAAAAATTAGCTCATATAAAATAAATAATGAGTAATATTTATAAAAAAATTCAATATGTAACTCAAGGACCTTATGGTTCAACAGAATATAAAAATCTTTATGTTCATTTTCAAAATAGTAATGATTTTATAAGGGTTTTAGAGGAAGATGGAAATGTTCTTTTTAGTTATAATGAATGGGGGGTAGGAGATGAATTAGATTTAGGACAAGCAATAATTAAAGTTTTGACAGGAAATAATAATGATCTAGAATGTTTGACTGAAGAAGAAATGAAAAAAATATTTAAAAATAAAATATGACTAGAAGTGAAAAAGATTATGTTACATCTATAATATATAATGAAGGTTTTGGTTATACTTTTGAAGATTATTCTGATTTTGATGAAATCAAAGATGAAAAATTTCACCAAATAAGAAAAGAATATATTGAAGCTGCTGAAAAATTAAGAAATTATATAGCTCTTAATGATGAATAAATTAGAACGTAGAACTAAAGGATATTACAAATATATTAAAAGATTAAAACAATGGTATAATTGTTCTAAAATTCAAAACAGACAGAATTATAAATTAAAGACTACAGGAAAACCTTGTAGTTGCCCTTTATGTAGTCCAGGTAAAGTTGAAGAAAAAGCTAAATATAGATTAAATAAATTCAATAAAAATAATATAGATAAGTGAAACATGCTATAATAGACAATATCCCTAATAATCCCAAAGAAATTTTAAATTTGGCTAAAGATAAATGTTTTCTATTTTGGGTTGATGAAAAAGGAACTAAAGATAATCCTAGTATATTTCAAAGAAAATTGAGTAAATTATTATATGAAGAAGCATATAATATTATTAATAAAAATAAACCACATTGGGTTATATCTTTTAGAAATCAATCTTATTTTAATTCTGAATTAGAAGATTATTGGGAATTTGGAGGGTGTAATATTGCTAATAATGATTATGGTGAAGTATTTATTTGGATTCAAGTCAATCTTAAAAATGCAGATGAAATTTTTAAAAAATTTAATTTAAATATTATTGAATATTAAAATATGTTATGGATTTAAACTTAAATATAAATAATGATCAAATACAATAAAAAAATAGTTATTATTGGTGCTGGAGTGGCCGGAATTAATGCTGCTACTAAATTAGTTGATAAAGGATATCCTGGAGAATTAATTACTATTATAGATAAAGGTAAAGATCCAGAAAATAGATTACCTGAGGAAGTAATGGAAGGTATGTTAGGAGCTGGTGGATGGAGTGATGGTAAACTTACTTACCATACTGAAATCGGAGGACAATTAGCTAAATATTGTGGTGAGGAAAAAGCTATGGATTTAATGGATCAAGTAATATCTAATTTCCGTAGATTTCATCCACAACCCGAAGAAATATTCATGTCCAATCCTGTTGAAGAACCTGAATTTATTAAACCATATTTTGGATTAAGATTATTTCCTGTATGGCATATTGGTTCAAACTATTTACATGAAATTGCAAAATCTTGGTATCAATATTTAATAGATAAAGGAGTTAATTTTAGATGGGAATCTGAAGTAAAAAAAATTGATTTCAAAATAAATTATATTCAATTCTTTAACCAAGAAACAAACAAAATATTAGGAAAAGGGTATGAATATACATCAATTCCATATGATACTCTTATATTCGCTGTTGGGAAATCAGGAATTGATTTTGGTAAAAAATTAGCAGAACAATATGAATTAGAGACTGAACCTAAATCAGTTCAAATAGGTGTTAGATTTGAAGCACCACAAAAATATTTCCAAAAATTAATTGATATTTCATATGATTTTAAATTGTATCAGAAATTTGATACTGTTTCTTTACGTACATTTTGTACAAATAATAACGCAGCTTATGTGGCTGTTGAACAGACTTATGGGGATATAAGTTATAATGGACATGCTAAAAAAGGAGAAGAATTTAGAAATGATATGACTAATTTTGGTATCCTGATGGAAATTAAAGGTATCGAAAATCCCTTTGAATGGTGTAGAAATGCAGTTAAAAAATGTCAAACATATTTAATGAATATGGATGGTTCAAATAAACAAAGTAATGGTGGGTTATATTATTCTCCAAATTTTACTAGACAATTATCTTATTCTTCAGAAAATGAAGAAATATTAGCAAGTGAGGTAGATAATTTGATTACATTTAAAGAAGCACTAGGTGAATATGCTGATTATATTACCAATTTTATTGATGATATGAAAAAAATATTCCCTGATATGGGAGATGATTATGGATTATATATACCAGAGGTAAAATATCTTTCACCAGAACCAATTGTAAATTATAATGATTTATCTTTAAAAAATTACCTTAATATTCATTTTGTAGGAGATGCTTTGTCTGCTAGAGGAATAACTGTTAGTGGAGCCCATGGTATTTATGTTGCTGAATCTATTTTGGAAAATAATTAAAATTTTCATATATTAAAATAAAAATGAAGCTATTAAATAATTTTAAAAATCAAGTTTTATGTAGAAGAGAAAGTAATCAAAATAAAGCTTCTAAAATTTGGGAAGAATTAAAAAATATATTAACACAAGAAGAAATATATGATATTAATGATGATTGGATTCATTATATGATAAATCAAATTACTACTGATCAATTTGGTCAAACATTACAAAAAATAATAAATAAATATGATTAAAAACGAATTTAAAACTAAAACATTTAAAACACCTGATGGTAAATCTATAACAATGTTTGATGGTAAATTACATTGTTGGGAACATGCAGCTATTCAATATCCACCTGGATCAAAATCAAAAGATGAATATTATTTATATGGGATTCAATATACTAAAGATCAATGGAATGCAGCAAAACAAGATACTAATGGAGAACCCCCTCATAAAAATCCTCAAGTAACAGAAATTAAATAATATGAAAATAGCATTTGTAGGTACAGTATCCGTTGGAAAAACAACATTAGTAAAAGCCTTATCAAAATTACCACAATTCAAAGATTATTATATTGCAACAGAAAGAAGTAAATATTTAAGAGATTTAGGAATACCATTAAATAGTGATTCTACATTAAAAGGGCAAACTATATTTTTAGCTGAAAGATGTAGTGAATTGATTAACGAAAATTTAATTACAGATCGAAGTATAATAGATGTAATGGCTTTTACTAAATCTGCTAAATCAATAAACTCAATAGATAAAATATCATTTGATAATTATGCCTCCAATTTTATTAATGAATATGATTATATTTTTTATATATCTCCAAAAGGAATAGAGATAGAAGATAATGGTATAAGAGAGATTGATGCAAATTATAGAGAAGAAATAGACTTTAATATTATTCAATTATTTAATAATTATAAATATAAAATTAAAAATTTAGTTAATATTTCAGGAACTACAGAAGAGAGAATCAAACAAGTGTTAGAAACGATTTCTTTGTAATATTTATAGTATATAATTAAAAAACTAAAAAATAAAAATGGCTGATAATTTTAATCTTGCCTCAGCAAGAAATTTCTTATTAAAAGAAAGTATAAAACCTTTAAAAGAAAATTATGAAGGTGAAATAAATGAAATGGCAAAAATTGCTGGAGCACTAAAAGATGCTATTTCAGCAGTAATAAAAGCAAATCCTGATTTAAATGGATTACCTCTAAAAAAAGCAATTAAAGCTGATACTAAAGTAATTGATGCTTTAGAAGGTGAAGATTTATATGATAATCAATTAAATAAATTTATAGCTTTAGAAAAAGGAGAAAGAGAATTAGGACAAAGAGGAAGACCAGCTCAAGAAAAACCTGAAGGATCAGAAAAAAGTTCTTCTAGTATTCAAGGAAATGACACTATAGATCAAGAAACTGAAGAAGATGAAGATATTGCATTTATGGATGATGAAGCTGAACCAGATGAAACTGAAATAGATGATAGTATTTCTATTGATGTTCCTACTTCTAAAGGGGATGTTACTAATGCTAACAAATGGAAAGATATAATTGTTAAAAAAGTACAAAAATTAGAACAATTACCTGATGGGGAAAGAGAGAAATCACCTGATATGCTTGCTTTAAAACAATTTATTAAAAAACCTGAAGTATTCAAAACTTTAGGAGCTGAAACTGTTAGAAGCTTAGTTTCACCAATTATAGGATAAAAAATGATATCAAATATCGAAGATATTTCAAAACCCCCTACTTCGGAAAGGGGTTTTTCTTTTCTAACTAAAGAAAGATTAATATTATATAGTATAATAATAGGGTTAATTTTTTCATTAATATATATGTTTTTTGGTAATAAAGAAATTGCTGGACAATTAGAATATAATAATAAAAAAATAGATTCTCTTCAAATAAAAAATGATATTTTACTCCAAAAAAATTTGGATATTGAAGATAAAATTAATACATTTGAAAATAACATAAATAATATCGATAATAAGATATTAAGTAATATAAGCCAACTAAATAAATTTAAAGCCGAAACTAATGAAAAAATTAATGCTATTGATAGCTCTACTCGTGATGAACGTAGAAGTTTTTTCACAACAGAATATCCCGAATGATTGTGATGTTTGTTTAAAAGAATATCAATCTAAAGCAGTAATAAAAGACCTTATTAAAGGTAAAGCTTTATCTATAGAAAATGATATATTAAATTCAAGAATAGAATTATATATAGAAAAAGATAAGCAGAAAGACAGTATTATTGGAAGTTATAAAGAAAAAGATTCTAATTACAAATCAATTCTTCAAAATAAAGATTCTGAAATTTCATTACATAAAGAAAATACAGAACTATTCAAAACAGAATTAAATTCCCAAAAGAAAAAAACTGGGTTTTGGCAAATCACTACTATGGCAGCTACAATATTAGCTGTTATAGGAATTATAAAATAAAAGATTATGTCAGAACAACAACCACAAAATTTTAAAGAAATAATTAAAGCAGAGTACATTAAATGTGCCAGTGATCCTGTTTATTTCTGTCGTAAATATTATTACATTCAGCATCCTCAAAGAGGTAGAATGTTATTTAATTTATACCCGTTTCAAGAAAAAATACTTAGACAATTTCAAAAAGGAAATTATTTAATAATAAATAAATCTAGACAGCTAGGTATTTCTACATTAGTATCAGCATATTCTTTATGGTTAATGTTATTTCATAAAGATAAAAATATCTTAGTAATTGCTACAACACAAGATACTGCTAAAAACTTAATTACTAAAGTTAGATTTTCATATGATCAACTTCCTTCTTGGATGAGATTGAAACATACTGAGAATAATAAATTATTACTTAAATTAGTTAATGGTTCTCAAATTCAAGCTAAAGCAGCCACTGATAATGCTGCTAGATCTGAAGCCGTTACTTTACTTGTAATAGATGAGGCTGCTTTCATTGATAATATCGAAAAAATATATACTGCTGCTCAACAAACATTAGCTACTGGGGGTAGTTGTATTGCATTATCATCTCCAAATGGTACAGGTAATTGGTTTTATAAAGAATTTGTGAGGGCCCAAGAAAAGAAAAACAACTTTATTCCATTATTACTTCCATGGACTGTTCATCCAGAAAGAGATCAAGCATGGAGAGATAAGCAAGATAGGGAATTAGGACCTAAACATGCTGCTCAAGAATGTGATGCTGATTTTATTACTTCTGGGGAATCTGTAATCGATACTGATATATTAAATTATTATAAAAAAGAAATAGTTAGAGAACCTTTAGAAAGAAGAGGTTTAAATGGAGAATATTGGTTATGGGAATTACCTGATTACTCAAGATCATATGCTTTAATAGCAGACGTTGCTAGAGGAGATGGAGCTGACTATTCTACTTTTCAAGTTTTTGATATAGATGCTTGTAGACAAGTAGCAGAATTCCAATCTCAATTATCAACTAAAGATTTTGCCAATGTTTTACATGCCGCTTGTGTTGAATGGAATAGTGCATTATGTGTAGTGGAAAATGCAAGTATAGGTTGGGATGTATTAGGAAGATTAATTGATAAAGGATATAGTAATATATATCATTCTCCTAAATTAGATAACTTTGCAGATTCTGAACAATATTTATACAAATATAATAGTGGAGCAGGTTTAGTCCCAGGGTTTTCAATGACATTAAAAACAAGACCTTTGGTAATATCTAAACTTATTTCATATATGAATGAATTTTCTATAGAAATATTATCTAGTAGAGCTTTAGAAGAATTAAGAACATTCATATATAAAAATGGAAAGCCTCAAGCACAAAATGGTCATAATGATGATTTAGTAATACCTATTGGTATATTCTTATTTTTAAGAGAAACAACATTAATGTATCAAAAAACAAGTGAAGAATTATCGAGAGCTACTTTAGATAGCATACAACATATTAATCATACGGCACCTGCAATATATGGTAATCCATATGCCCAACATCAATATAAAATGGATGATGGAAGAGGGGGAATTGAAGATATCAGTTGGTTATTAGGATAATAAAAATAAAATAAAAAAATGGAACAAAATCGTGACTTTTTTTCAAAAGTTAAAAAATTATTTTCAACTGATGTAGTATTACATAATACAGGAGGAAATCAACTTAAAGTTGTTGATGTTAATAAAATTCAACAACATGGAGAATTAGTTACTAATTCTTTATATGATAGATACAACAAAATATACACTACATCGGGAAGAAATGCATATAGTACTGTAAATCAACTTCCAACTTCTCGTGTTCAACTTTATACAGATTATGAAGCTATGGATACGGACTCAATTATAGCATCTACATTAGATATTATTTCAGATGAAGTATCTCTTAGAAATGATTTTGGTGAAGTATTACAAATCCGAAGTTCAGATGAAACTATTCAAAAAATCCTATATAATTTATTTTATGATATTCTTAATATAGAATTTAATTTATGGTCTTGGACTAGAAATATGTGTAAATATGGGGATTTTTATTTAAAATTAGAAATATCAGAAAAATTTGGAGTTTATAATGTTATTCCTTTTTCTTCATATACTATGATAAGAATAGAGGGAGATAACCCAGATAATCCTCAAGAAGTTAAATTTAAATATGACCCAACGTTTACTTCACAACAATCTCCTTTAGGTCATCAACAATTAATGAGCGCTGGTTCTGTTAAAGAAATGGAATTTGATAATTATGAAATAGCTCATTTTAGATTATTATCGGATTATAATTATTTACCTTATGGTAGATCTTATTTAGAGCCTGCTCGTAAAATATTCAAACAATTACAATTAATGGAGGATGCTATGTTAATTCACCGTATTGTAAGAGCTCCTGAAAAACGTACCTTCTTTATTAATGTAGGAAATATACCTCCAAATGAAGTAGAACAATATATGCAGAAAACCATCAACAAGATGAAAAAAACTCCATATGTTGACCCAAAAACAGGAGAATATAATCTTAAATATAATGTTCAAAACATATTAGAAGATTTCTATATTCCAGTTAGAGGTAACGATACAGCTACCAAAATTGATACAACAAAAGGTTTAGATTATACTGCTATTGATGATATCGAATATTTAAGAGATAAATTATTTGCAGCACTTAAAGTACCAAAAGCATATTTTGGATATGAAAAAGATTTATCAGGTAAATCTACATTAGCTGCTGAAGATATCAGATTTGCGCGTACAATAGAACGTATACAAAGAATATTAATATCTGAATTAACAAAAATTGGATTAGTTCATTTATATTCCCAAGGATATGATGGTGAAGCATTAACTAATTTTGAGTTATCATTAACAACTCCTTCGATTATATACGACCAAGAGAGAACTGCATTATTAAAAGAAAAAACAGAATTAGCAATCCAATTACTTGATAATAAAATAGTTCCATCTGATTGGGTATATGATAATATATTCCATTTCTCACAAAATCAATATGAAGAATATAGAGATTTAATTGCTGAAGACACTAAACGTAAATTTAGATTAAATCAAATTGAAAATGAAGGTAACGACCCAGCAGATTCAGGAGAAGCATTTGGTACTCCTCACCAATTAGCTGCGTTAAGTAGTGGAAATAGAACTCCAAATGATGAAGGAGTTCCTAAGGGATATGATGAAACTAGTAATGAATTACCTGATGCTATTTTAGGTAGACCAGAAGAAAAGGCATCAAATATTGGTACTCAAGAATCAGCATTAGGAAAAGATAGATTAGGAAATTTGGGAATGAAAGATGATGGGGAAGAAAATGTTAGAGATTTAAATCCTAAACCTAATAAAGGTGCATTACGTTTGGAACATACTCAATCTGTATATCATAGAAATATAAGTCTGTTCCCTTCACGTAAAATAAGTTTATTTGAAGAAAGTAATTTATTGAATGAGAATAATATTTTAAAGGAAGATAAAATAAACTAATATTTATAAGTAAATAATACATTGATGAATAAAATAAGTCATTCTAAATATAAGAATAGTGGTATATTGTTTGAACTTTTAGTAAGAAAAATAACTAGTGAAACTATTTCTAATAACGAGTCCAAAGCTATTAATATTTTAAAGAAATATTTTACTAATACTGAGATAGCTAAAGAAAATAAACTATATCAAACTTTATTAAAATCTCAAGATTTAAATGAGAGAATGGCAGATAATGTTATTAATACTATTTCTGACCTTTCTGCTCGTTTAGATAGAAAAAAATTATCAAATGAAAAACATAATTTAATTAAAGAGATTAAAAATTCATATGATATAGATGATTTTTTTAAGGCATCAATTAGTAATTATAAAACATTAGCATCAATTTATATTTTAATTGAATCTAAATTTGTTGAAAATCCATCACCAGATATTATTATTTCATCTAAATCAACATTACTTGAATATTTATCTAATAAAAATTCTCCTAATGATGAAGATCAAATATATCAAGAATTATCTAAAATGGATAAAAGTGAGAGATTTTTAGTATATAAAGTAATGTTAGAAAACTTTAATAAAAAATATAATGATATTGATCTTGAACAAAAAGAAATTTTAAAAGTATATATTAACAATATTTCAAATACTGTTGTTCTAAAAGAATTTATTGATAATAAATTTAAAAAATTACAGATTTCATTATCAGAAAACATTAAAAAAATAGATGATCAGATTACTAAAATTAAAGTACAAGAAATATTAAATTTAATAAATCCTATTTTAGAATCTAAAAAAATGAAAGATGATTATGTAGTAACATTACTACAATATCTTGAACTAAATAACGAATTAGCTAATATATAATGAATAAAGAAGATCTAAAATCATCAATCAAAGCTTATGCTTTAGAGTTAATGAAAGAGACTTCTACTTCGGGTAATGCTGGAGGATATCTAACTAAAAAAGCTTTTAGAAAATTAAAAAAACAAGATATTAAATCACCTACAGGATTTGAATCATCTCCAAATCCAAATATGTATACTAAAACTATGAAGTTTAAAATAGTAAATCCAAAGGATAGATTAAATAGTAAAGATTTATGGGAAGTTGTATTACCTATAAATCAAGAAGAAGTTAAAAAAATTTTAATTAAAGCTGGTAAATATACTAATTATTTATTTGATAAACCTATTAAAGATTGGGATGAATATGATATATCTAATTGGAATAATATAGCAAAAGATAATGATGATAATTTAAAAGAAGGTAGATATACCCAATTTAAAAAACAAACTTCAAAACGCCCTCCTCGTGAACAACTTCACATGGCAATTAAGGAGATTCAAATGAAACTGGATGAAGTAAACAAATTAATAGATTATACTTCTAAAATGAAAAATGAATTAAGAGAAGGTGATGAAGAATTAGAATATTTAAAAAGAACAAAAAATTCTCTATTTAAAATACAAGAGAAACTTCAAACAATGAACAACAAATTAAAATATATAATTGAATAATGACAGCACAAAATTTATATAATCAATTAATTAATGGTGATATTTCCAAAGAAAAATTTCTATATGAAGTTCGTCGTGATGTGAGATTACCAATGATTACAAAATTTAATTCATTTAATGATACTATTACTATATTAAAAAATAAGTCTATTATATCAGAAAATAAAGATTTAAATCCAAAATATAAATCAGAAAAAAATCCATTATTACCTGAAATAGAATCTTTAACTATTGATATGGTATCTCCTTTAGAGTATTCTAAAGGAATTAATTATGAATTAGAAATATCTCAAATCTCTGTTGGAAATAATTTACCTTCTGAAGATGAAATGATTAAAGCTCAAAGAAAGGTATTAAAAAATTTAACAACAGATCCATATTATTATACCAAAAAATGTTATAGTGATATAGAAAAGAAACAAGAAAAAGAAAATTTAAGACCTGAAGAATTAAAAAAAGATTTCACTTCACCAAACCAATTAATCAAAAGTAAGGTCTTAAAAGAAGGATTAGGAGATAGGAAGTGGATTAATATAATAAATAATCATAATTTTGATTTTTTAGATAAAAAAAATATTATTTTATTTTTAACAAGTAAATATTCTGATGATTTGAACAAAGATGAAATTGAATATTATGCTGATGTTTATGCTAAAATGAATGATTTACCTCCATATGATACTGATGATTTGAGTGAAGCTGCTGCACAAAATAATCCCCAAATTGAAAGAATTGTAGGAAAAATTAATGAATTGATTAAAAAGGCAGTAGATGAAGATGGTGATCCAATACCTGTAGTAGATAAGTCGGGTACTTGGGAAGAACCTGTTATATATTCTCCTATACAATATAAAAATGGGGCACTAACTATTACTTATACTGAACAAATAGGAGGTGATTCTAATACAGAAACTATATTGAAAAGAAATATGGAATTTGATGGATTACCAACATTACAATATATTATGAGGATGTATAAATCATCATTAAAAAAAGCAGGAGTTAAAGAAGCAGTAGCTTTAAAAGATAAAGCAGGTAATGTTACTTATGCTAAAGATGATACAGAAGCTAATACTATTGCTACTCAAGCCAGAACAAAAGGTGTCCAATTAGATAAAAGCAGAATATAATGCCACAACTATTAATAGAACATTTTCCATTACAAATTAATAAAACTTTATTATCAGAATCTACAAAATTAGGAGGAAGATATATAATTGAAGGTGTTATTCAAAGAGCAAATTCTAAAAATCAAAATGGAAGAATATATCCAAAAGAAATTTTAGAAAGAGAAATTGAAAAGTATATTCAAGGTCCTGTAACTGAAAAAAGAGCATTAGGCGAATTAGATCATCCTGAATCCCAAATAGTAAACTTAAAAAATGTATCACATAATATATTAGAAATATGGTGGGACGGAGATGATGTAAGAGCTAAAATAGAGGTATTAAATACTCCTTCAGGAAATATCGTTAAATCATTAATAGATGCAGGTATAACCGTTGGTATATCATCAAGAGCTATGGGATCTGTACAAAATTTAGGAGAAGGAACCGTAGAAGTACAAGATGATTTAAGTATGGTATGTTGGGATTTTGTATCAGAACCTTCAACTCAAGGTGCTTTTATGGAAAAAGTAGGATTAAATGAAAATTTCCAAATACCTATTATTGAAAAATATCAAAATATAAACCAAATTATTCAAGAAATTATCTGTAGTCAAACAGGAATTTGTTGTATAAATAACAAATAGAAAAAAGAAACGCAATTCTTGAAAAAGATTGCGTTTTTTGATTTTTTATATATATTTATGAACATATTATGATAGATTATAAAAATATAATCTCCCTCTCGAAAATACTTCCTATATTACTTCTCAATAAGTAATTAAAAACAAATCAAAAAATAAATTTTAATGTCAAAAACAAAATTTTTTAATGATGCTATTGCTGAAGCAAAAGCCATTAGAGAAACAGCATTTAATAACGCTAAATTATCTTTAGCAGAATCATTTGCACCACAAATCCAAAACATGCTATCTCATAAATTGAATGAAATGGAAGAAGAACTAGATGAAAATCAAGAGGAAGAAGTAACATTAGAACAATTACTTCAAGAATTAGAAGGATCTGGATCTTCTGAGTTAGATGAAAATACAGAAGAAGAAGAACCAATACAAGAAGAAGCAGAAGCTGATGATGAAGTAGGTGAAATCACTGTAGATGATCTTAAAGATATCATTCGTGATGTAATGATTGCAATGGGGAATGAAGGTGGTGAAGATGAAGAAATTGAAGAACCTGCTGAAGAAACAGAAGAAATCGAAGGTGAAGAAGATGAAGAAACAGATTTAAATGAAGAATTAGCTAATTCTGCAGCAGCAGGAGCTGATGAATTATTAAGATTGATTCAAGCTGCAATTTCTAAAACACCTGAAGTAGCAACTAAAATAGCAAGTTTTTTAAAAGATTTACCTTCCGGAGCTGGAGCTGCTATGAGAAACGAGGTTCAAGAATTAGAAGAAGCTAAAAAAACAATTGTAGCCCAATCTAAAACTTTGAAAGAAATGAATTTGTTAAATTCTCAACTTTTATATGTTAATAAAATATTTAAAGCTAAAAATTTAACAGAAGGACAAAAAGTAAAAGTTATTAATGCTTTTGATAGAGCAAAAACAGTTAAAGAAACAGAAAATATTTTCTTAACATTAAAAGAATCTTTAATTACTGCTCCAACAAAACCATTAATAGAAAATAAAGGTAGAGCATCTAAAGC